TCATGTTATACCAAAGTCTCGCGGTGGGGGTAAAGACTGGAGCAACATTGTTGCTTGTTGTTTAAAATGTAATCAAAAAAAGGGCGCCCGAACTCCGAAAGAGGCCAATATGAAATTAATAAGAAAACCTCGGCGCCCATCAATGAGAGAATGTTTACATATGTCAATTAGTTTATCTGATATTGCTAGCGACATTTGGAGACCCTATTTAGGATAGGAGATAATTGTTCTATGGAAGAAATTTCTATGATAGTATCTGGTAGTTTGGTTTTATTTTCTGTTTTGCTTTTTTTATCGGCTTATTTGTATCGCCGGCGCCAATTAGCAATATTTGACAAACTTGGCGAAGAAGCCCAGGCTCTTCTAGATACCCTTACAAATAAAAAGACAGAATCTGAAAAACAATCTAGTGACTCTAGAGCTGTTCAAAGCGATTTGGCGAGCAGACTACAAACACCAGCATACTTAACGACCCTTTGTACAATTTTAGTAAAGCAGGCCGGCGGCGAAGTAAGACTTTATGAAGAGGATTTTAATGCCTTAGCCGAAGAAGAGTTTGTTTCTGTTTTTGTTGATACGGCTGATAATAGTATCCTACTCCGAATGAATTCTACTCGATTATGGAACACTACTGAAGACGAGTCAATATTCCATTAACTTCTTTTAGTTAAAGTATTTCTATATACTATAGGAGGTACTTTATGAAAAAGTTACTACCATTTCTATTATTGATGCTGGTTGCGTGTTCTCCTTCGCAACCGTATAATGAATCCGAAGAGCCAGTAGGATCTGATGATCCTGAAGATATTGCACCGATTTATGACCCAGCTGTTGATTGGGAAATATGTGGATCGAGAGAGAGCGACCATCCTTGCAATATTATAGCAGTTGATCACAATGGGAATACATTTGATTTATATTCCCACTATGGATCCTTAATTGTATTAGATTTATCAACTATGTGGTGTGGGCCCTGCAATCAAGCCGGCGCTAATGCACAAAATGTACAAGACCAATACGCCTCTGAAGATTTAATTTACGCGACGTTATTAATAGAAAATAGAGAAGGCATGTCACCCAGTGAAGCCGATATACAACAATGGGCATCTGATTTTGGAAATACAACGTCTCCTGTCATCCCGGGAGATAGAACAATGTTGACTAGCTCTGGAGGCTCTTGGGAGCTGACTAGTTGGCCAACGTTTTGGTATATTGATAGAGAAATGGTTATCCGCGATGTCGATAAAGGATACGCTTCTCAAGAAGTCATATATTCCATTGAGTGGCTATTAACACTATAAAAAGCTTGCCTAGGCGCTGGTAATCTGCTAATATACTTATATGAAACAGATTACTAACCTAGGCTATGCCTGCATCAATTCTCAACTGTCGTCCGGACCAAAAGACCGGCGCGTAACCACCAACCGTTCTATGATCAAGCGAACGTTTAAGCAAAAGGGTCTACCCTACGCTTCGCAGCTAGCTCTTCAGAATTGCAAAGACCTTAATACGATTCTCAAATGGAATGTACAGCGAGAGATTTATTTCTATCGTATGTCTTCTGATATCTTTCCGTGGGCTAGCGAATATGATCTTTGTGAATTGCCAGATTATGAAGAGATTTGTTTTCACCTCAAGCGCGCAGGAATCTATGCTACGCAAAATAACGTAAGGTTAACTTTCCACCCGGGTCCATTCAATGTATTGACCTCCCCTAGAGATCATGTTGTCAAAAACTGCATCAAAGATTTGAGTATTCATGGTGAAATTCTTGATATTATGGGCATGTCTAGGACGCCTTATAACAAAATCAATATTCATATTGGCGGCGCATATGGAGACAAAACTTCCGCTATGGAGAGATTTTGTAATAATTTCAACATGTTACCTGACTCTGTTAAGTCTCGCCTAACCGTCGAGAATGATGACAAGGCTAGTATGTACTCTGTCAAAGACCTTTTCTATGGTGTATACAAGGTTATCGGGATCCCTATTGTTTTTGATTATCATCATCATAAATTTTGCGATGGCGGCTTAAGCGAGCAAAAAGCTCTAGAGCTAGCACTATCAACATGGGGAGATATTACGCCTGCGGTACATTATTCTCAATCACGCGCAGAAGAGCATAACGATCCTAGTATTCGTAAGCAAGCTCACTCAGATTCTTATTGGCTAGCCCCCGATATGTACGATCACACCTTTGATGTTATGCTAGAATGCAAACACAAAGAGGTTGGTCTTCAAAAAATGCGACTTCTTTTGTCATAAAACTCGGAATATACTGAATTAATTACCTATTTAGTGTGTGAAAAAAGAACTAGAAATTTGGAAAAAGTTTTTAGAAGAGTCAACCGGGTCTGAATCTAATCTTTCTGAAAAGAAGAAGAAGAAAAAGAAAAAAGGCAAGAAGGACGCTTGTTACCACAAGGTTCGTTCTCGCTATAAGGTTTGGCCTTCTGCATATGCTTCTGGTGCTCTCGTAAAATGCCGTAAGGTGGGAGCTAAAAACTGGGGTAATAAGAGTAAAAAGAACGAACAAATTAACCTTTTTGAAGGCGAAGAGGGCCTAGAATCGAAGATCCGGCAAGCACTCATAGACGAGGGTGGAGCAGCCGGCATGAAGGCACTCAAGGACCATACTGAGGCGTCTGAAAGCGAGATTAAAGATGCTATCAAGAGCATGAAAGACGTAGGTCTGCACGAAGATGGCGATTATATCCTTCAAGACGACGATGAAATTGATGTTATAAAAGAAGATCTACGGAAATGGTTCAAAAGAAAAGGAGAAAAAGGTTCCAAAGGTGGCTGGGTAGACTGTAATGCTCCAGATGGAGATGGAGGCTATAAAGAATGTGCAAGGGGAAAAAGAAAGAAATACCCCGCATGCCGCCCAACAGCTGCAGCCTGTAAAGATAAGGGCAAAGGCAAATCTTGGGGCAAAAAAGCAAAAAAGAAAAGTGTGAAGGAACAGTCGATGAATATATCTGAAGATAAGCTTAAAGCTATGATTTTTGAAGAATATCGCAGTTATTTGTATGAAACAACCATTTACCCCTATCTAACAGAAGCCACTCTAGATGATGGAACACCAGTTTGTATCGCTTGCTTACATGAACTTTTAGATGAAGCTTCCTGTGATTGCCCACATTTAGTTTATGAAGCGGAATATCGAGGTAGAAAAGTTAAGCTCAACAAGCCAATGCGCGGAGATGTCAAGAAATTTAAAGTTTATGTCAAGGATCCGAAAACTGGAAACATAAAGAAAGTTAATTTTGGACATGGCGGGACAAGCGCGAAGAAAAAGGGTGAAAAAACCATGAAGATTCGGAAGAACAACCCTAAAGCTAGAAAAAGTTTTCGGGCCCGACATAATTGCAAAAACCCAGGTCCGAAGACAAAGGCACGATACTGGTCGTGCAAAAAATGGTAGGAAATTAATATGAAGATTATAATGGAAAATTGGAAGAGGTTCTTAAATGAAGAGCAACTTGATCCTAAGTTAGACAATGAGATTAAGAATAATGTTTTGAAATCTGGAGGGTTCAAGTTGAAAACCCGCATTCAGATGGCAACCAGCGTCCCACAGGGCAAAGATATGTATTCTAAAATTTTAGCCGCCTTGCAACAGGGTGCCTACGGAGAGCCCGGTAAAAAGAAAGCCGAAGAGATCGCAGCATTTGAACTTGGACTAGTACCAGCCGAGGGAGAGTGGACTGCCCCCGAGGGGAATGCTGGGCCACAGGTGGAAGGAAAGCCGGCGAACAAAGAATATTATCGCATGCATATCATGCCATCTTATGAGGCGTTCCAAGATCTTGGCAGTGACCCGCTTAAGTTTGGGGATTATATTAAAAATCGATTTAAGAATGAATCAGCACCATATATTCAGTTCACAAACGAGGTGAGAAAGTTGCGTGAGTTTGGACTTGAAGGAGAGGAGAACGCCGGCGTACGATTCAACCGCCTAGGCGCAAACCATCCAGAGCAGAAGCTTCGACAGCAAGCCCTTAATATGCTTAATGCGCTGCAGAAGTCTGGGTTGAAGACCACAGAGATGCGATAATGAAACTCCTACTTGAAAATTGGCGAAAATTTTTAACAGAAGTGAAGAAGCTTGTTTGCCCACCGGCAACACAAGATCTTGAATTAAATACAGAAAATAGAAATTCTGCAATTCAAGCTGAACATATTCAATATGGTCCGTTAAACTTATCGGACGAAGAGTATTGGGAAGGTGCTGCAAAGCACTGGAATACTAAACCAGAGGTAGCTAAAAAGTCTCGTTGTGGCAATTGTGTTGCATTTGACATATCACCAAGGATGCTAGAATGTTTACCTGGGCCCATATCTGAACCTATTGAGGATAAAGAGGGGCGCCTAGGTTATTGTTGGATGCATCACTTCAAGTGTCATAGCGCGCGCTCATGTTACACCTGGGCCGGCGGTGGGCCAATTTCTGTCGATAGCATTTCAGAGGAGTGGCAAAACAAAAACAAATTCCCAGAAGAGGAATAATGTCGCTATTAAAACATCAAGCTTATGTTAAACTACCGGACTGGGCATGGCCTATAGTCGTAGATGTTTTGTCGAAAGATGAAAAAAAAGGAACAGTTAAGATATCCTATTACTGTGATCTTCACGAAAGACGGCGTGAGGAAACCATCCCATCTAGTTGGATTTTAAAACAAAGTTAATTAATTATTGTTAATCTAATAAAGTGTGTTATTCTATATATTATAGGGGGTAGCTAATGCTATTAGATTTGTTTTTTCTTGCACTAGGACATGTTTCTGGGGCATTTATTCTTTATTTAAATCATCGTTTTGTTTTTCATGGCCGGTTGGGAAAAATCTTTTTTCTTAAACCCGGAAGGCTGCTTCATGCTAGGCACCATGCTCACGCTTATGATAGACGAAGAAACAACTATATAAAAGCACCATTGTGGGGAGCATTAGCAATAAGTTCTTTAATCTTATTATCTGGTCTTGCTATCCACTGGTTTTTTGCTTTAGGCTTACTTACTTTCTCAATGCTCTATTCTCGACGCCATGAAGCCATTCACAATAGGGATAATTATTCTGAATTTTACCATCATCACAAGATACACCATGAAAACCCAAAAGTGAATTTCTCAGGTATATACCCGACTATCGATAAAATATTTGGCACAAGTAAGTAATTTTTCTTAAGTTTTGGTCTGAAAAACACTAATTATAGTGTTGCACAATTATAGGGGCTAAAACTGTGAAAGTTACAATCAATAAAGCAGATCAATTAATCAACGAACTAGGTCCAGCCGAACCAGTACGAGATCCGCGCCCGTCGACAGACGAAGAAGGCTTCTTAAGCGCTCAAGAAGAGGATGCTTTAGAGAGAGAAAATGAAGAAATCATTGCTAAAGCTGATCTAGTAGTACAAGAACTTACTGAAGACGAAGGGTACGAAAGCGTTGCGGCCTTTTTACAAGATTATAAGGCCGACTCCCCAGAAGAGTTTATGAGAATGCAGCGTGAAGCTCTGGGCCCGTTTGAGTTTCATGAGAGATATTATATTGACGATTACATTTACTTGGAAGAAACAATTAATATTTCGCACACACAATTAAATGATATTATTCAAGAAGAAATAAAAGAAGCAACAAAGTTTTCTCCGGAAAAGGCAGTGTATACCACAGATGACGGTGAGAAGAAAGATACTCGGCGCGTACACCAAAGCCGGCTTACAAACATAAGAAGAGAAGACTTATCAAATCAGATTAAGCAAAGAAGAATGGAAAGACAAAGATTAAAAGAAGAAGCCCTAGCTGATATTCAAGATTTGGCTTCCCGCATGCGCGGCGACATTGAAAAGTTAGCCAAAGAAGCAGGAATAACTCCTGAAGCGCTTCTTGCTCTTATTGGCAAAGAATTAACACAATAAAAAGGATTTATAAGATGAGAGAATTACTACAAGACGTATTAGAATTATCAAAGCGATTAGTTTTACTTAAGCAGCCTAGAGAAGCTTACGTTGTATTAGCTGCAACTGGACTTTCCGGTTTTATCGCAGGGCTTATTGCAGCTGCCAGCCTATAGGAACAATATCATGAAAATCACCAAACAAAGACTAAAAGAGATTATCAAGGAAGAACTCAGCGAAATGGATCTTCCCACATATAAGGGTGATCCCTTCGGTGAGTACGACCTAGAAGCAGAGAACAAGAAGGGCCGGCAAGAGGAGCTTGCTAATTATCTGTTAAAAATGTATCAGGATCTCTCCGAAACCGGAGATGTCATGACGATCAGAGAGATTATTCAGGATAACTTTAACTCAGCTCTTAAAGACGCAGAGGACGCGTTCTTAGGTGATGACGACGAAGTGAGTGATGAAGATGCTCTTGTTCTTAAAGGCCCGAAGTATGATCCACTCGGCGATTCTTTGGCCGCACGACGCTTGCGAGCAATTGCACGCCGAAAAGACGGAGACAAATAATGAAAATTACAAAGCAAAGACTAAAAGAGATTATCAAGGAAGAGCTTTCGAACGTTCTCTCCGAAATGAAGGAAAATGACTATCATGATGACTATCATGCTGTTCGCTTGAGGCTACAAGTAGAATATGGTGTTGATGATGCCTCGATGGAACTAATAAAGGCTGTCTATAAGATTTGGCCAGATTTTGCAACAGAAGCAGTAGAGGTCCCACACAAGATAGACCAGGCTATTAAGATGGCCATCCGAGAAACCGAAGCGTCGGGAAGGCTGGTAAAGTGAAAATCACCAAACAAAGACTTAAAGAGATTATCAAGGAAGAGCTTCTGGAACGTCTGGGTGCGCGCGACAGAGATAAATTGGTATCCCGAATAAAAAGGCTTCTTTTGCATTCCACTATTGATGAGGAAGGGTTTGCAGCTCTAACGAGACTGGTTCACAACCTAGAAAAGCAATATCCTATACCTGAAAGAAGGCCCAGGCGAGGCGAAGTTCAGTTTTTTGAGGAAGAATAATGAAAATCACCAAACAAAGACTAAAAGAGATTATCAAGGAAGAGTTTCTAAGGGGGTATCTTGAAAATCTAACCGAAGCGCAGCACAAAGAGCTGCCGGCAAAAGTACATGCTAAAGCGAAAATGCTACAGTCAGAAGAAGGTTATGAAAAAGATCAAGCATATGCAATTGCCATTAGCAAGCTTGGATTAGAACAAGAGGGTAGGTTGGGAGGCTTTAGAGTAGAAAGAGAGCACCTCATTCGTGCCGGATTACCAGCTAATCTAGTCAATAAAGGGTTTTTTGATCTTCTACAGAACAATCTTCAGCTCGTCAGTGCTGACCGGGCGATGCGGGCTATTCAAGCCGCGCTGCGGGATCCCAACGGTCGGAAAGCTGCGATGAGCGGTTCTGCGAATACTTTATTACAATTAGTAAAGGCTAAGTTATAATATTATGAAATACTCCATGTCAAAGTTGAGAGCTATAGTTAAAGAAGAACTCTTCTATAGAGAGTTTCATCGAAAAACTGAAGAATTAACAGAAGCTTCTGAAGAAGAGACTGTCCGTCAAGATACTTTGGCCGTTCACAAACAAAAGCGCGCAGAGAAGGCGGCGAAGCAACATGCAGCTGACCGAAAGGTTAAGGCTCAAAAGTTTGCAACAAAAAGCGCAAAATTTGATGCGGAACAAAAAGAAATCAAAAATTCAGGTAAATGGTGGCTAGCAGGTCTATCTAGATCCATTTATATTCCCAACAGCATTGACCGTGATCGAATAAAGGATTGGTTAGTATTTTATGCCGGGGACTATATACCTAGTACAGATTTGAATGATATATTTTATGTTTACGAGCCAGACCCTGTAGACCTTATCAATCCAGTGTTTAGATGGATCCCCGGGGAAGAAAAAATGTTAGATGTACCGAGCTTAAAGGATTAAAAATGAAAACTACAAAAGCAAGATTATTACAATTAATTAAAGAAGAACTTGAAGTTATTTTAACAGATGACGAAGCTGTTGAATTATTCGGTGATGAAATTAAAGAACAAATTAATGAATTTAACGGCGGAATTATGAGCGCCGATGATGTTCCTTTTGTACCACTTCGTCAGTCCCCACGGGGTGATTTAGAAGACGAGCGTGTACCAGCAGATGATCTTTATGATGAGGTCTTTGCTGCTAGACAAGCCGTAGACAACGCTGTGCGCCTCTTAGACAACCCAGAATACGATGCGGTATATGAGATGGTTCAGCAAGCATTCAACTGCCTAGGAAACGCCATGAACGCCCTTATTGAGCACGGAGCCAATCCCCCACAAGATAAAAGAACAGTAGCTCAAGCTCCTGGGTCTAAGGAAGACTCTGAGATGCGAAAACTTACCTACATTGGAGAAGACGAACAAAAATAATTTACTTTTTTGTTCTAATTCGTTTTAGCCAATGATTTCATTTGCTTCCGAACATGCGAATTTAATATTAGTTATATTCCTCTTCTTGCTTTCTCTTTTTTTATTTCCTGAAGATAAAAAGAACCATAGTTAAACTGTTAACTCAGGAGGCTTATGGAGAAATGGCCAGACGAAAAATAATGCACCCCTTTAGGATATCACTGGGCGATGTAGTTTCAGATGTTGCATCAGCATATTTGGGATTACCGGAAAAGGTTGGTATCGTGATTGAACGAAAAGTTAAAAATAAGATAAACTTTTATCATGTGGTCTGGATAGGATATACAAACAAGGACAATGAAGCGCAGGTGACAAAAGACCCTGGATCACCAGAATGGATGCCAGAATCTTCATTAGAAGTGCTTGTTTCTGCAATTAACGAATAGTTACTATAGGGGGCCAACGAATGGATAACTTTTACAGCTTTATTATTGAGTACATAAAACGACAAGATAAAGAAAGTAAAAGATTACCGATACAGGTGCCAGTTGAAGAAGTATTAGATGAGAGAGAAGAAGTAGAAAAAAAGAAAGAGCCCCAGAGAGGCGTGGTAGTAATTGAAATGTAAGACCGATACTGTTTTTAAATTTTTAATAATTTTTATTTTAATCGATTTAATCGCAACAACCTACTGGGTCGCCGCTGGCCATGCATCAGAATTTAACCCTTTGATGAACTTTTTCATTAAAAATTCGTACGTTAGCTTCTGTATCGCAAAATTACTCATTTCATTTTTTGGAATTCTTGTTTTACGAAAACTTCAATCAAATAATCAAAAATTAGTTTTTAGACTGAGCATGCTCGCAACTGGAATCTACGCTTCTGTTGTCGTATGGCACATGTACGGGATATTTCTATTGTTAATCGGCAATAGAGTCCTTATTTAAAATATAAAACTAATTACTTAGCAATGTTAGAGTCAAATCATTTAAAAAACAATGGTGTTACCTACCTTGAACATGCTTTTTTTGCCATACCTATAGCAATTAGGATGCTTCTTTCTTCGTTATTACTGACGATTCATGCGATTTTACCATTTATCAAGATGCCGGAAAGCTTAAGCATCCTAGGAGTGTCTAATTATTTGTTTGATAGGCATGCAAGAAGCCATGAAAAGGCGATAAAGGCTAAAAATAACAATGAAACATAAAGTAATTAACAATTCTACTGCAAATTTATACCACTTAGAGCAGTTTGTTGATCATTTTTTTCCCTATTCCCAAGAAAGGCTTAAATTTGATCAGCCAGTGACAATATATTTGCAATCTGACGAAGAAAATGCGCAAAAAATGCTTGGAAAAACAGCATATTACGACCCACAAGACCTATCTTTGACTCTTTTTGTTGATAATCGCCACCCAAAGGACATTTTACGCTCTTTGTCACATGAATTGGTACATCATGCACAAAATTGTCGGGGTGAATTCGGAGGCTGTGACGCTCCGGGGTGGAACCAAGCATGCGTTAAGGACACCGGCCCGGGATATGCTCAAAAAGACCCTCACATGCGAAATATGGAGCTAGAGGCGTATACTAAAGGAAATATTATCTTTAGAGACTTTGAAGACCTAATTAAGTTAGGCAAAATTAATATAAAAATTGATTTTAATGAAGGAGATGAACAAATGTCGCTCAAAGAGTGGAAAAATAACGAAATTAACAGTTTACTGCTAGAAAAGTGGGGACTTACAAAAGAAAAGCGATTCGCTAACGACCCAAAGCTCGATAATGATGGAGACGGGGTACCAAAGTGGGCTGATAAAGACGATAACGACCCTAAAGTTAAAAAAGAGGGTAATCTTGACGAAGTTGAACATGATTGTGCAAAGCACGTTCGCATGAAAGAAAGTGGCGAAGAAGGTTATGTAGTAGATCATAGTCTCACTGAAGATGGCACCGTTGAGCGATACACTGTCAACTTTGATGGCAATGTTGTAGAAGATATCAATGTTGACGATCTTACTGTTTTAGAATCTCGCCATCACAACCACCGTGACAGACGATATATGGGTGAGACTGAAGAGCCAGATCTTGATGAAGGACATGGAATGCACGGAACTGACAAGAAAGAGGATGAAGAAGATAAAAAGAAAAAAGCTTCACCTCAACAGCCAGCAACCATGCATCGAGCAAGGCCAACTCCTCGTAGAGCGCGCCAGAAGGGGCCATCCGTTCGAGGAATGCGCTTTGAAGAAAGTAAAATTGATGAATTAGTTAACAGAATTGTTGAAAAATTACAAAACACGGAGGAAAACTAAAATGACATCACCTAGAAAAAAGAAATTATGGCGCCACCAGCAAATGTTAAAGGCCCAACAAGCTGCAGCTGCCACAGCAGACGCTGCCGCTGCAACCGCTGATACAGCGACTGCAACTGCAACTGCAGAAGCAACTGCCACTACCGCTGCAACTACAGAAACAGCCGATAATGCTGCTGCAGCTGCTGCAGTTACAGAGACTGCTTCTGTTGCCGCTAACGCTACAGCGACAACTACGTCTACTAGCTCTACCGCTAAAAGAGCAACAAAAAAGGCCACAAAGACAACCACAAAAACAGCCCAATAGATTAAAATGGATTTAGCTACACTTACAAGACGGTTTTTGATGAATGAAGCACAAGGTCCAAATATACAAAGTTATATTTTGGCATTGGGTGAAGTAATTCAAAATATAAAGCCTGGGACTCAAAGAGACCAGCGCCGTCTTGAAGTTGCTAAAAGTCACTTAAGAGAAATAAAAAGACACACAAGGCGACTACAGGAGCGAGTCAACGTTTTAGAAGAACGTGTTAACGTTTTAGAAGAACAAAAAGGAGATTAATTATGGGCGTAACCCATATGATGCACCCGTTCGATCTACCTAACGTTAAAACGGGAAAAGATCTATTAAATTTTTTTCAAAAAGCAGAAGAATACCTTAGAAAAAACTCTGCTGCAGTTAAAATTGATGGTACTAATGTGCCCATTAAATTAATTGATGGCGACTTTGGAAAACAATTTGCTGGAGATCGGGGATCTCTTTTCCCTGCCGATGTTGTTGGTTTAACAAAGAAAAATGTCGAAACAAGATTTAAGGCCGGTCATGGGTTTATTGATATAATTCCATCAGTAGCTGCAGCCTTCGATGCAGCCTTTCCTAAAATTAAAAAAGAATTACAAGCCTTGGGGATGATGGATGATTCTTCAATTTATCTAAATACAGAATTTTTACCTGCATCTGGATTAGGAAATGTTATCCAATATGGAAGTCAAGAAGGCGAAGATCCAATAAACACTATAGCAATTCACAATTTAAGCCAGTTTTATTCAAAAGAGGCAAAAACAAAAGGAAAAGTATCAAGGCCAGGGTTACCTAGGCCAACCGATCCTATAACAAAAAAGCCGATAACAGACGCTGCAACTGAAATTGCATATGACGAGTCTGTCATGGCTAGTCTAATCCAAAAGATGAATGCAGAGATGAAAAAACAGGGACTACCTTACAAAGTCTTTGGAAGTGTTCCAACAAATAAGCTAAATATCGACATTAATTTAAGCGAAGTGTTAAACTCTCCTGTTTCTATTTTACTAGACGAAGAAGCTACCACAAAGTCATTGGGTGAGTGGTTAAGTTTTGCTATTAATCCAAAAAGAGAAACTATAGAACTGAATAATGGAAACACTGTTGCTGCCGTTAATAAACAAATCTATCAGTTGATAATCCCAGAAAATCCAAATGAAGCAACCGCTGTAGCAAAAATTTTAGCAAACCCAGAAAGGGATTATAAAAAAACAATCGATGGCGCTGTGTTTTATCATGCAACAAGATTACTCGGACAAGCTATATTAGATCCTTTAGATAGTGAACTAGGTCCAATCATGGATCATGAGGGGATTGTCCTCCGTGACAAAATATTTGGTGCCAACCCTGTCAAAATTACAGGAAACTTTATTTTGGGAGGTCTAGCCTCCTCGTTTAAACGAAACGAATCATTGTCTGAAGAAGAACACCCCGTTGGTGAAAACTCTGTTGTCTTTATACCGGGTGGGTTTAAGCCCCCACACAAAGGTCATATATATCTCATAAAAACAGCAATTGAACAAGCAAAAGGCTCTAAACCTTACATAGTTACAGGTGAAACTAAAAGAGATGGTATAACTCTAGAACAATCTAAGCGAATTCTCGATCTTTACCTTAAAAATGAAGAGGTTGGAGTGGGTTTCTCACGTAGTGAGTTAGATATACTATTTGTTCCTGAAAGTGGTGTACCAATGCTTGATGCAGAAGGGCGCGAAAAGCTTAGAAAAGATGGCAACCCAATACTTACTAACAGCCCCCTTCAAGTAATTTATAATAAATCGATGGAACTACCTCCAGACACAACTATTTTTATTGCATCAAGCACTGCAGACCCTGCGCATGCATCTGTTGGAAAATCCATTAAACAAGCTAGAGAAGATTTAGATATTAGACCTCTGAGCATAGAAATTCCTGAAGAATATATGGATCCAAAAACTGGTGATAAATTAAGTGCTACGGTTCTAAGAAAAGCCATCAAAAATAATGATTTTGAAAGGTTTAAAGACTTTGTGCCCGATTCTTCTCTGAAGAACGCTGGTTTTATATTTCATGAAGTTTTGGGGGGAGGTCAAAGGTCGTCTCATGACGAACCATTTCAATCTCCCGATCTTTCTGGGGTAGAAGATGAAGAGTTAGACGAGATGAGTGTTTCAACTGGTGTTGGTGCTATGGGGTACATGGGCCGGCCAAGAAAAAGAAAGAAGCAGTTAAAAGAACTATTTATTAATGATGTTTTAAACTACTTAGTAAAGTAGGGGATCCTGTAATATGTCAATCAAAAGAGAAACGTTTTTAAAAGAATTAGAACTTCGCGAAAATATTCAGCGCGCAATTCGGCTTGTTAAAAATAAAAAAATTCAAGAACTTAATGAACAAAAGCAAAACGAAGAACAACTTCGAAAGCTAATTCATAGAACAGTTAAAGAGCAAAAATTAACAGATATTGAATCTGTATACGCCTTCCTGTTCGAACAAGAGGAGGTTGACCCTGATGAGTCCCCACACCATTCAACAGCTATCAACAAGCTAGAAACACTTCTCAAAGTAATCATAGACAAGCTAGAGGATGGCTATAAAGCCCTTACAACCGACCCAGAGCAGAGAGTGTCTTATCGGGCACACATCATCAATGGTGTTGTTAATGCTTTGGCTGTGGTTGATTCTAGAGACGAGACCCAAAAAGGCATAGCTGAGGCCGTTGATGTAGCTGTTGACGGCGAACCAGAGGACGATGAATCATTTATTCCAGTGAGAGATGTTGACATTAAAAAATTACAAGATCCAGATCCAGAAGTGGAAAAAGCTGAAAATTTTGACATCCAAGGGATGGATGAAACTGGTCGTGATTTTGCCTTAGAGGCATTTGATGAAATTGATTCTCAGATTGTTAATGTCTATGCCAAACTCCGAAACCCAGCAGACAAGAAAGAGTTTAAGGATTACCTAATAACCAACTTAAAAATCCACTTTGATATTTTCGAAAAAGAATTAGATGCTAAGTTGCCTGAACCAACAACTCCGGAGTATGAGAAGGAAAAAGCTAAGATGAGCGATATGGAAGCCGACCCGGTGGCTATGGCCGAAGAGGATATTAGCTTAGACCTGAATGAAATTAAGCAATGGCTAAAAGAACAAAGAGAATAACAGGAAAAAACGAATCTTATAGCATTTCTAGAAAACTGCGATTAAACAATAAGTCGTCTGATGAATTTGAAATTATGTTAAACGCTCTCTCTGTAGAGGAGCTTATTGCCTTAAAATTAGAACTAGCTACAAAGGCAGTTAAAAGTAAAATGTATGGCATACCTCTTTGGAAGAAAATGCCAGAAATAGCAAGAGATGCCGTATTTAAATACGCAGTATCTGCAACACAATCTAAAACAGAGGCCGCAAAGTTTTTAGGCATATCGCAATTAAGGTTCAATAAATTACATTGTCGATACGAAATCGATGAATATTTTAAAGAAACAAAAGATTAGTAGTATACTTAACTTAACTACAACAACTTAAAGGGGGTGACAAGGTATCGACAGGGTATAATGTACTGGATAGTGCAAGCTGTGAAACTGCTGACTAAATCACAAAAAAACTTAAGTCAGAATTAATACAACTGCCAATAACGCAGATTACGATTTAGCCTTAGCTGCTTAATCCTTGGTTGCTCTTCATACCAAGTGTCCAAGAAGAGCCTAACAAAAAAAACGTTTGTTTTTTAGTTTTGTCGGATTGAAAAAAACTAAAACAACTGTCACAAATTGTGACTAAGCTTGTGAACGACTTGATAGTGTATATGCTTTGGACGGCGGTTCGATTCCGCCCACCTCCACCAAAGATTATGTTTAGTTGGCTAAAAACAAGAATAAACAACAAATTGAGAAACTTCTCAATTGAGCGACTAAAAGCATTTCTCAAAAAGAATGGTTTAGCTTTTGTTATTATTTTTGTTGGATGGGAAATTATTGAGGATGTTGTTTTTCCTATTATATTTGGAATGTTGGGAAACTATATCCATCCGGCGTTCTACGCAGGCATTCCAGCCTCTTTAATTTTATGTTTTCATTGGTTGGCCATCCCAATTCTTTGGGGGTTGTGGTTAAAAATAACAAACAAATCAGATACTTATGATAATCCTGATTGTTGTGAATGAGAGTATATTATGAACAAATTTATTAAAAATATAGCAATATTAGTATCGACCCTTGTTGTGTTGGCAACAATGTCCATTACTCAGCTTACATATGCATCTGATTTTATATCAAATTTTGAAAAGGTGCCAGCTATGGCTAAAAGCCCCCTTAAGGTTGGCACATGGGGCCTTACACCAACCATAATTGTCTGTGAATATGCTCCAATAAGCCAGACGCAGGTTAATTCAGCAGTCATGTTCTGGAAAGGATTAGGTCACAAGTTTTACTCAACTCAATATAAACATGATCCTTTGAATAAGTGTTCGAACCCACAACCAGTTGGTTATATTGTAATACACTTGGTAACAATGGGGGTTCCTATGGAGCAAAATGCTCTAGCGCAGACACATTTTTTTGTTGAAAACCACAGTAATGAAATAAAATGGGCAATTATTTACATGAGAAGTAATGTTAAAAAAACTGTGCTAGAACATGAAATAGGCCACGCTCTAGGTTACCTACATTACAACAAAATTGGTCACTTGATGCATGCAAAGCACATCCAAGGAGGTTGGGACTCCGAAGGTTTAAAAAAATAATTTTTAAAGATATTACTTCGCGCTAGAAAAAAAGACACTAGTTATCTGTGGAGAACAGCTGGTGTCTAAAAATACTAAAAAAATTAAAGTTGGCTTAACGTCGAATCATGGTGAAAATATATGGGGTAACGGCCTAGGTCAAAACGTATGGAACTTATACAGGCTTCTTAAGAAAGCCGGCTTTGATGTGTCTTGTGTTTCAGAAGGTCAAAAGATAGCCGGTAAAAAACTAATATCTACAAAGATTAAACCCCTTATAAAAGAAACTGCTAAAAAATACGATATCATAATAGAGGTAGTACATGGCTTGACTACCGATTTTGCAGATTACTATGTCAATACGGGCGGAAAAATTGCTGGAGTTCAATACGGTAATAATTTATTGATTCACACAGAAGATTTTCTTTTTAGACCTGAGAAGCTGCCAAAACACGAAACCAGAAGACATGAAATCTGGACATCTCCACATTATGAATTTGCAATACCAGCATATAAAGCTTTAGAGAAAATACCGGTACATGTGTGTCCTTATATATGGGACTCTGACATATTTGATGTATACTGTAGAGCTAAAAAATATGATCCCTTTTTCAAGCAAGGGCAAGAGATTAATTCCTTAGCGATGTTTGAGCCAAACTTAAATATGGTGAAAACATCCACAATACCAATATTGATTATAGAAAGCTACTTTGATTCAATTGGGAAGTATGATAAGGATGTATATGTGTTTGGAGCTTTAAAACTCAAAGACAACAACATGTTTCAAGACTTCATTCAGAAACTGAATGTGTTTAAGCATAGAAAGATATCGTTTGAAGGGCGTTGGCACACTCCTTATGCCATGCACAAAGGTCTTTCAGATTTGATCGTGTCTCATCAATGGGAAAATCACTTAAACTACCTACAACTGGAAACAATGTACACCAACAGACCTTGTGTACATAACAATCCTAGATTAAAAGAATATGGCTTTTACTATGACATGTTCGATGTAGATGCCGGTCGCGAACAGTTGAGTATAGCACTTGAAACCCATAGTGATAACTTTAAAGAAACTTCTGAAATGAATAAAGAAAAGCTTTGGGATTACAATCCTTTAAACCAAAAGAATGTAGATGCATATGCAGAGCTTATAACCAATCTTGTTGAAACAAAATGAAAAATACGTTTAGTAGGGTACCAAAAACAGGAGTCATTTATGTGACACAAAGGGCCACTAATGAGGGCTTTTACAGAGGAAACACTGAATGGTGTAATCTAGGCCAAGGGCAGCCGGAAATAGACAAATTAGATCAAGGTGTCGACAGAATAACAAATATAGAGCTTGATTTAATGGATTACGAATACTCCCCAGTCGGCGGTTTGAAGAGTTTTCGCGAAGCAATTGCAGAACAATACAATTCGTTATACAGAGTAGATAAAGCCTCTAAGTATACATATGAAAATGTTTCAGTTTGCCCGGGCGGGAGATCAGCACTGACCAGGCTGGTGGCATCAATAGGAAATATTAATTTAGGACATTTTATTCCGGATTATACCGCATATGAAGAACTATTGGCCTCCTTTAAAACATTCAACACAATACCAATTTTATTAGATCCAGAGAATGGTTACAATATATCATCACAAGAACTAGAAAAAGAAGTGCATGGTAGGGGCCTGGGAGCTTTATTGGTTTCTAACCCCTGCAACCCCACTGGGAAAGTAATTACTGACTCTGCCCTACAGAAGTGGATAAATATCGGAAATGCCTTTGATTGCACTATGATAATGGATGAGTTTTATAGTAGTTACATATACAGTGGTATACCCTCTGGTGAAACTTTAAGTTCTAGTAGGTATGTTGATGATGTAAATAAAGATCCTGTTGTTATTATTAACGGCATGTCAAAAAACTGGCGTTATCCTGGGTGGAGAATTGCTTGGATTGTTGGCCCAAAACATATCATAAGTTCTATCAATAGTGCTGGTAGTTTTTTAGATGGTGGTCCTAGCAGACCTTTACAAAAAGCTAGCTTATCTTTATTTAATAATAAATTATATAATATAGAAACAAAAGCAATACAAACTGAATTTAGAAAGAAGAGAAGAGTTCTATTAGATGGTTTACAAAATGTTGGTGTCTTTTTCGAAAGAGAACCTGAAGGAGCCTTCTATGCCTGGGGTAATATATCTAATCTACCTTCTTCAATCAATACAGGTCAAAACTTTCTAGAAGCATGTTTAAAAGAAAAAGTAATAGTAGTCCCAGGTGAATACTTTGATGTTAACCCAGGTAAAAGAAGAGATAATAATTCTAGGTTTAAAAATCATATAAGATTTTCTTTTGGTCCTAAGACTGAAGTTTTAACAGAAGCAATGTACAGATTGGAAAAAGTTGTAGATCAGCATAAATGATACAAAAGGTTTTCTTTACAGTTTCTATTTTACTTGTTATTATAACTTTTATAAGCATGATCACTGATACTGGATCACCAAAGAAATGGAGCTAACATTGGAAAACGAACAAGAAGAACAAGTGCATGAAGAGGGGCTTCCGTGGAAAGTAGTAGCAAAGTATCCGACATATGAATTGGCAGATCAGGAAAGACATATTTTGTCAAAAGAGCCAAATTTGCAAGTAAAAGTAAAGTACATGTCTCCCAGCAAAAAAAAGGATTATTTTGCGGTAAAAACTAGAGTTGATCCAGAGGTTCAGCTAGCAGAGCGAAAAACCAATAAAAAAAAGAAACGAAAGTCTTGACACATCGTCAATAGTCTAGTATTATTGGTGTATGATTCGAGCCGAAACAAGACTTCAGAGATATAACAAAAAATTAATTAATGCTAAGGTTTATCCAGTCTCGATTTGCGCAATAAATTTTACGTTTGATGAGAATATTGGGTATATTATACGTGCTGCAGCCTGTTTTGGAGCAGAGAAAATACACCTGATAGGTAGGATACCCTCTAGGAGCGCCGTAAAGGCCACTTCCGGCTCGTTATATGATTTTGTGAGTATTGAGTCGCATAGCTCACCTCGCGCATTTCTACAGCGCATGAGAGAGGAAAAAGTACAATTAATATCAGCAGAATTAACTGATCAGTCAAATTCTATAGAAAATTACAAATTTTCATTCGAAAAAAGACTCTGTATTGTTGTCGGAAATGAATCATATGGAATACCAGAAGAGATACTGCACAATAGTGAAAAAGTCTACATTCCAATGCCGGGAATTGGATTTTGTTTAAACACGGCACAAGCAGCTAATATAATGTTGTATGAAACAGTTAAGCAATATGAAAGGTTGAGTAAATGAACATATCAATTGAGAGAGTTAGGAACGGATGGCTAGCGACCATAGACAAGAACGTATGGATCTTCCAAGATGAAGAGTGTGACGCTGAGAAAGATGGTGACTATTTGTCAGAAGCAGATGCTTTAAAGAGATTGCTTGAATTTGTTTTTTCAGATTATTTAGAATCAGAAGTGAGTGGCGGTATAGTTTTGGATTTCGTATCTGAAGGTACCAACCCGAAAGAAGAAAATGAAGAAGCTTAGTATTATAATTTGTGGTTGTCTTTTGTTAACATCTTGTGCGCACTTAAAGTTTGTTAGTTTGCCACAATCAGGTGGCAAGTGTACATCTGACTTTCCAGTGAAAGGAAACGATGGGAACAATGGTTGGATTTATCATACGTTTGATAGCCCTTACTATAACAAGGTTGTAGCAGAGTGGTGTTTTAAAGATGAAGATGCTGCATTGAATTTTGGATATCGAAAGTTTAAAACAAAGAGGAGATACCGGTAGAGGTTGTGAAAATTAGCACCCGTAGCTCAGCTGGATAGAGCAACGGACTTCTAATCCGTAGGTCGCAGGTTCGAATCCTGCCGGGTGTACCATGAATTAATTTATGAAAAATAAAATTTTAACATTTATATTTTGTTTGATTGTGGCCACCTTCATGAAGCTAGCTTGTGTACAGGGTCAGGAAACATCAAAAGAAGATTGTTTTGCCTTATTTCAAGAAATAATAGAAAAACAGAATTTAAGAAGAGCATATCAGCTTGGTTATGAGGAAATGCTACATCGCCACACTAATGGCGAAATTTCTAAAGAAAAATATGAAGTATTTCGAAATGTTTGGTTTATAAAGGAAAACGAGTTGAAAAGCGAGGTAACGGCATTGTATGATGTTGCATATGCCGGTGGCTGTTTTGATTATAAAAAGTAGATTTGGTTGGTAGAAAACTAATCTAGTTATGGAGAAACAATCATGCAGTTAACAGAAAAACGTAAAAGAGAAATAATCCTTCAAGCAATGGTTGAATTCGGATCAGAGCCAGAATGGTATATACAAAATAGCTCAGATATGGGTTTAACCTTGTATGCTGATTGTTGGGAAAACACCACTCTCTCTAGAGAACTTCGAAAAACTCTACCTCACCGTTATCATGGTCTAAGGACGGTTGTACTTCACAGGACTCCGGAGCCAGTAGACCCCGAAGAAGAAAATAAAAAATTTACAGTTTAGATTCACAAACTGCAAAAAAACATTTATACTAAAGAAAAGAGAGTGTTGTGATGAGTAAGAAAACAATTATTGTTAGTGGGGGATTCGATCCCGTTCATGTTGGTCATGTAAGAATGATACAGGAAGCCGCCAAACATGGTGATGTGACTGTCGTAATTAACAGCGATGCATGGCTCCTGCGAAAAAAAGGATATATATTTATGCCGTGGGAACAACGTCGTGAAATAATCCAGTCAATAACTGGAGTACACTCAGTGGAACCAGTAGACGATTCTGATGGTAGTGTTTGTGAAGCACTAATAAGGCTCAAGCCTGACATATTCGGTAATGGTGGGGATAGGACAAATAAAAATACTCCGGAAAAAGCCATATGCAATGAATTAGGAATTGAAATGCTCTGGGCCCTTGGAGGCGATAAAATACAGAGTAGTTCCACGTTGGTACAATCAGCCACAGGATTAAAAGCTAGGTCATATGGAGAAAATGATTTGACAGCACCCTCAGAATCATATATACTAACTCCAGATCATATGATTGGAGATAAAAAATGATTGTGAATGTGGATGACAAGCCGGCCCCCGGTGCTTACTTTATTGATTTTACTTATGCAAGGGAGGGAAATTTCTATCATGCTTATGTAAAGTTAGATGACGTTGTATCTTGGGAATCTGAAATTGTTACGACAGCCGATGCGCCAGAGAAGAGAGAATCTAATCGGCAACCCGGACAACGAAATTGGATTTTGTGTACAACACACAAGACGTACAGGACAGTTGAAAACTTTCACACTATTATGAAAACGTGCAGATGGTATGCTGCTCCTGAAGTAGGATCCCCTCGTTATTCTGGTCGGCTAGATGACATGGCTGTAGTCAGACTAAAGGAAAGTGAAAAAAATGCTTAGTGAATATCTTAAGGTTGCTAAAGAGTTTATCATCGGTGTAGTTGTTTGGTTTTTATTGGTAGTATTGATGTTGTGTTACTTAACTACAGTTGGTACTGCGATATCGTATGTCTTTAATTCATACAATATGGAAGGTTATGTGGACACCTCTTTTGGTTTGGCTGTGTTCTTTGTTGTAATTGGCACAGTCTGGATCCCATACCATATTAAGTCAATATTTAAGTTTATGTTCAAGTAGGCAGGTAGCTCAGTTGGCAGAGCAGCGCCTTTACACGGCGCGGGTCGCAGGTTCGAATCCTGTCCTGCCTACCACTATAGAACAGATGTAGAAATTCCAGCTTTTTTTGCATCTAAGTGTAGCCGCAATGTATCGGCATATTCTTTAAATACAGCTGAGGTATTGAGTGTTATTCTCATCTTGTTAAGAATAAGTTGGGTTGTTGGTGGATAGTAGGCTTTTTGTCGACCAATTAATTGATTAAGTTCTTGAACTTTATCATATGCATAGTAGAAAGCCCTCCCGGGTTCTTTTTGATTAACAAAGTCTAAACCTCGCTGAGCCTCATCTAAAAAATCTAAAACTCTTTTGTTCTGAACATCAGTAGGTTCAGGCGCATTATTAAAATATCTTAGGTAATTAAAGAGGGTTTGAACGTTGTTCGCCATATATTTTCTCATGCTTTCCCAGTGTGACATAACTGTGACATTAGGGTAAAGGTCGTGCTATAAATATTTTAAAAAAAATCCAACAGCCATTTTTTTGTATGTTGTTGAAATGTAACGATATTATTTTTTCTGTAAAAAACCTTTAAAAAAAATAAAAGGAAATGCATTTTTATGCGTCTATGTACGTGATGAGTGGCCCGAGTTCTTGCGGGCACGGGTACACTTATAACCATAAAATAAGGAGAAATAAATTATGGCTTTTGAATTAGGACAAGTAGTTCAGGGACGGCACCTCGTTGCAGGTGACCTGTCCGGTGAATTACAGGTATCCGCCGTTGGTGGACATAGCGGTGACCTCGACGCCGTACTCGCTGGATTAAACAGTGATGTAGAAGCCGAGGAAGCAGCCCGATTGGCAGGAGATCAGCAGTTAGCTGCTGCTCACTCTGCTCTTTCTGGTGGTGTGATCGCAGACAAATATGCAATCAACACAAGAGTTACTGCAGAAGAAGGTGCTCGCGCAGCTGCTGATGCATCTATTGAGGCTCGCCTCGGTGTTGAAGAAGCAGCTGCTTCGGGCTCCGCTGCGTCTTTGACAACTCGTGTTGGCGCAGCAGAGAACGCGATGGCTTCCGCCGTCAGCTCTTTGGTAACTGACATCGAAGACCTTGACGAAATGGCAGGTGATGCTATAGCTTCTATCGACGCCGGATTCGGCGTCTACGTGGGTGATCAAGCTAACTTGAACGGCTCCCAAGACGCACGAATTGGTGCATTGGAAGTATTGCGTGGACAGAAGGATGTTTCCCTCCAGACTCGCCTTGCTGCTGAAGAAACCAACCGAGAAGCTAACCGAGCTTCTTTAACAACACGGATTGGTCAAGAAGAAGGCATTCGTGCTAACCAGACAAGTTCTTTACAGACTCGTTTGGGTCTTGCCGAAGCACAAGCAAACACTGATCGTGGCGACCGAATGGACGCTGTATCCTCTATCGATGTTCGATGGGGTGAAGACGATCTTGCTGACGCATCTCTTGAGTCTCGCTTAGCAGCTGAAGAGACAGGACGTTCTGCAGGCCAGGGTTCTTTGGACACTCGCGTTGCAGCAGCTGAAGCACAAGCAAACACTGATCGTGGCAACCGAATGGATGCCGTATCCTCTATCGATGTTCGATGGGGTGAAGATGATCTTGCTGATGCGTCTCTTGAAGCTCGTGTTGGTGTTGAAGAAGCAGCTCGTGCAGCTGACGTTGGATCTCTCGAAACTCGTCTTGGTGTTGAAGAGGCTGCTCTTGCAGCTGAAATCGCAGCAACAGACGCTGAGGTCACTGCTCTCGGTAACCAGACACTTTCTTTAAGTGTACGGGCACTTGCTGAAGAGACTAATCGTGCAGCTGACATTGCATCTGTTGATGCATACAACGCTGCATTTAAGACTAGCTACGATGCTGATATTGCGTCTATCGACACATACAACTCTGGATTTAAGACCGCATATGATGCTGATCTTCTTTCCGTTGATAACCGTGTCGCCGCTGACGAAGCAGCTCTTGCAGCTGAGATCGCAGCAACAAACGCTGATGTATCTTCTATCGATCTTCGCGTTGCAGGTGAAGAGTCTACCCGAGCGGGTGCAGACTCTTCCTTGACAACTCGTCTCGGTGATGAAGAAGCAGCACGCGCAGCTGACATTGCATCTGTTGATGCTAAGTCTGCCGCCGACAAGACGGCTTGGACCGCAGGGTTCGCCTCTTCCGACACTCGATTGGGTGCTGAAGAAAATGCGCGCGCAGCAGATTCTGCTTCTTTGGCAACAAAGATTGATGCAGACATTGCAGCGTTAATTGATGCAGCTCCAGCACAGCTTGACACACTCAAGGAAATCGCTGATTCCCTCAACTCCGACGCAAGTGCGTTTAACACCCTTAAGGGTCTTATCGACGCTGCAGCTGTTGTTGAGGACGGCGTTAAGGTATCTACCGATGCCCGAATGACTGCGGAGGAAGGCGCTCGCGCCGCCGCAGACAGTTCTCTTGAGACCCGTCTTGCAGCAGCAGAGGCTGAAGAAGCAGCTGATATGATCAGCTCCGACGCACGAGTTCTTGCAGTAGAAAACACTGGTGTTCAGAAGGTTGCCTTCGATGACGCTGGTGATGTATACAGCATGAGCTTCGGCGCAGGTAAGCCAATCATGGAGATGTCCATCGAAGGTGGTCAGATCAAGGTTGAGTTCAAGGTTGCTAGCTAATTTAGCTTAGTTCTCATGAACTACTTAATCTTTTAGATTAAAAATTTGAAGGGGGTGGTCTTTAGGCCACCCCCTTCATCTATATAATATGATATTGCTGCGCTAAGGAACAATAATATGAACAAGAATTATAGAAAATTAATATTGAAATACAGGTACCTTATGGAAGAGGTCCAAGACACTGAAGACCAGATGCAGGATGTACAGACGCTCTTTAATGAAGCAATTGAAGGTGATCTCCGCGCAGATAATTGGAACAAGCATGCTAAAAAAGAAAACCTTAAAGAAGCTCAAGAAGAGCAGGAGGTTAGCGAAGAAGAGGCCGAGGAAGAATCAATTGATCACCCGCATATTATGAAAGTAATTTACAGAAGGTTATCGAGAAAGTGTCATCCCGATGTGGCCCAGTGGCCATCAGAAGCAGCTTTATTTACAGAGTTGGCTGCAGCTTATCGAGAACAAAATTATCTTGTAATGCTTATGATTGCAGAAGATCTAGAAGTGAACATTCAGGATCTTAAAAAACAAATTTCAAAAAAGCATTTTAAATATTTTAATAAAACCCTGAAAGAATTAGAGGGTAAAATATCTAATTATCATGGAAGCTTTGCTTGGATGTGGTACCACGAAGAAGACGAAAAAAGAAAAAAAGCTATCAAAGAACTGTTTTTACAAACAATCGACAATATGAGAAAAGAGGAGTGATAAAATGTCGACAGAAGATAATGAAATAAAGAATTATATTTTAGAACACATGGAATATGTAGACGTAACTTTGCGCGTCCGAGCAGATGACGCTAAACTGCTTTGTAGGTCTCGTTTGGCCATGATAGTCAATAACTATGAAAAAGAACACTCGATGTATGCAGTTAAGATCAATAATCTGCTAACTGAAGGAAAAACAAAACAAATTAAAAAAAACATAGTAGAATATATTGGGTTTATTGATGAGTATCGACAGGCCCTAGTAGAACTTTCAGAGGCGGTAACACTTTTTGTAGAGAGAGAAGCAGACTCTGTAGCCGCACATTTTCCAATTGGAGAGAAGATCGACATGGAAGATTTTAATGCCAAATTAGCTGAAGCCTCAGAAGAACAAGCTGCAGAACTCGCTGAAGAAAATGCAAAAATCAAAAAAGTTAAAAGAAAATCAAAAAAGAAATAAATAGTATAGGAGTATAGTATGCCAGGAGGAAAATCAAATTCATCACCAGTCGGGACAAGCTTCTTGTCTCATAATGTAGGGTTGTACAATGTTGGATCATATCAGGTTAGTAGTGAGCCTTTTTTGACAAGTTCAATAATTGCCCCTGCGAGTTTAGATGTTATATCTGTTGAATTTCCAAAAGTAACAAAGTTTATAGTAATTAGAAATTTAAGACCCGGTTCACAAACCTCAGCACCTCTTAGGTTTGGTTTTTCAGAAAATGGTGTCGGTCGGGCCCAATATATTACTCTGTTTAACGATGAATCATTTACAGCAGATTATAAAGTAACAAAAATGTTTATTCGGGCAGATATTGCACACGCCGCTACAGGCGCAATATATGCAGGTATGACAGGAATTCCTGCTTCACAACTTACACACAACTGGACAGGATCCAAGGGTGTTGGATAGAAATGAGCTTTGGAGCATTCAGATCGAGGCTACCTCGTGATTATTTAGATTCTTTAGAAAACACAAAAAAAGAAGCTAAAGAACATGCAGATGCAAAGGTTACAGAAATGTCTGGTGCCTTCATCACAGACATGCGCGCGATTGAATTAGAAACCCTGGCATTTGCAGAGGCGAAAGTTAATGAATTTTCTGGTGCTTTGGCTACTGAAATTCTTCCAAATCTAGCTGTTTCTGGGGGTATATCCCCTGCAGAATTTGCTGCCCTTAGTGCATCTTTTAATTATGACATGCGCGCAATCGAAACAGAAACTTTAGCATTTGCAGAAAGCAAAGTTAATGAATTCTCTGGTGCTCTGGCTACTGAAATTCTACCAAACTTAACCGTTTCCGGTGGCATATCCGCTGCAGAGTTTGCCGCTCTTAGTGCTTCTTTTAACTATGATATGCGAGCAATCGAAACAGAAACTTTGGCATATGCAGAAGCAAAAGTTAACGAATTCTCTGGGGCCCTTGCTACTGATGTTCTTCCAACCCTAGGTGCTGCCGGCGGAATATCTGCAGTTGAGTTTGCAGCCCTCAGCGCATCAATTGCTTATGATATGGCTATGATGGAACAAGAAACGTTCGCGTATGCAGATACAGTAGTGCAGGCAGCAACGGGGTCAATGATTACTTCTGGCGCCGTCGATACAACTAGTTTAAATACATTAAGTGGCTCTATGGCGGCTGCTATGGCCGCGATGGAGATGCAGCTAGCTACTCAGATTACCAATGTACCAACAGGGGCTTCAACAGCCGAACTGGCCGGTCTAAGTGGCTCTGTGGGGACAGAGATTGATGAGCTTTTTATGGCAGTGACCTCATTACAGGATATAGCAGCTAAACTACAATCTCGTGTTTCATATAATGAAGCAATCATCGGCATGCCAGAACATATTGTTCTCAAAAATGACATGGGTGCAGAATACTCTCTTCATGTTAATGATGATGGTGACTTGTTGTTTGATGCATACACTCTTACAGGCTCAACATGCGATAGGCAGCTAGTGTCACTAGAATATTTAACTCTTAAAGCTCCAAACGGACAGCTATACGAACTAAGTGTTATGCCCAATGGTGGATTAACTTTTAACGTAAGTACTCGCCCTACTGGTAGCGAGTGTTAGATTGGTTTTTCAAAGTAGTAAGCACTCCCTGTTGTTAAAAGCTCTGCTTCTCGATGGTCAATAATTAAATTAATATACTTTTCGCTGTCTCCCTCTGGCCTCCATGCTAAGAGCAGCCTGTACTCGTCGTTATACCAGATCCAATCAAACTCGTTTCCAAGATTAGTTTCTCGCGAGAAAATACAATTGTAATGATTATTCGTTAAGCTGGTGACTAAACTGTCATGAAGTTCGTGTCCTGTATTTAATGTTAGGTTTTCTCCACAAAAAGCTAACTCATCTACACTTGACAGTTCTAAAAATATATATCCCTTCATTAGCTCTGTATCAACTTCTGCATCACACCACCAGAATGAACTTTCATTATCGTGGGATATCCACGAACAGTGCATTGGAAATAGAAGTTCTCCAAATTCATTTTCTTCTTCTATTTGCCCCCCACACCCTAGCATAAACATTAATATAAATAAATACTTGTACATTGTAACCCTATAGTAACTATGATAGCTGGATATTTTATTTGTTTAAATAACTTTGCAATTTTAAAAATATATGTTATTATGTGTTCAAATGATTCCTTGCTCCCTTAGTTTAATGGTTAGAATTCTGGGTTTTCATCCCGGCGGCAGCGGTTCGACTCCGCTAGGGAGTACCAAAAAAGTGAGGTGTAGTTCAACTGGCAGAGCGCCAGACTTTGAATCTGGTTGTTGCAGGTTCGAGTCCTGCCACCTCAACCATTCATCAGCCGGTATAGCTCAGTTGGTAGAGCAGTTGATTTGTAATCATCAGGTCCCGTGTTCGAATCATGGTGCCGGCACCATATAATATTATGAAACCACAAAACGATTTAGATATTTTAGATGAACTAGTAGTAGATACAATTCTATCAAATGTAAAACATGAGTTTGATGCCATAATTGGACAAATATATTTTCTTTATAGGAAACGAGATAATACATATTTTGTATCGATGGTTGAACCAGAATATTGGACAAAGTATAATTTTGATCTAATATCCCAGGTTAAATTCACTCATGAACAATCATGGATGAGCGTAGATGGAACGGGGATGTAGCTCAGTTGGGAGAGCAGCTGCCTTGCACGCAGCAGGTCGCAGGTTCGACTCCTGTCGTCTCCACCATTGTTTTCCTTTAAATAATCATATAAATAGACTATAATTATATTGGACGGGGTATGGCGCAGTCTGGCTAGCGCACTCGCTTTGGGAGCGAGGGGTCGTAGGTTCGAATCCTACTACCCCGACCATTTAATGAGAGACACCATTTTGGAAGCGTGTCCGAGAGGCCGAAGGAGCACGATTGGAAATCGTGTGTGGTTCATAGCTACCGTAGGTTCGAATCCTACCGCTTCCGCCATATATGGGATTTTATGGAGAATATTGAGTTAGTTATAGCAGCTTGTTCTTTTTTAATGTGCGTCATGATTATGATCGGCACATGGATTCGTTTTACACGTTATCATTTTACTATAGAAAATCTATGGTCTAGAATAGTTAGACTAGAAATGATTATGTCATATAATAATTTACACCCCCCAGAATGGGACATAGATTATTTAGAAGAACAGAGGCAAAGGTATTATCAATCCGACAATGTTGTCTATATAAACTATGATGAAGAACAATAATGCGGTGTAGCTCAATGGCAGAGCATTCGGCTGTTAACCGAAGGGTTGTAGGTTCGAATCCTACCGCCGCAGCCAAATTGAGATTAATAAAGAACGCATTGCTCGTCCGGACCTATATAGTAATAAGGAGCCCCTACGATGAGCGTCTTTAGAGAACACAAGTCTAACGTAGATAGAAGTGCTACAGATCGAAAACGACATAAAGAAAAAATTGAAAAAGCCATAAAGGAAAGCATCAAAGATGTTGTAGCCGAAGAAAGCATTATTGGTCAAAACGGGAAAAAGAAGATAAAAATACCGGTAAAGGGAATAAAAGAGTACCGGTTTGTTTATGGTAAAAATGATAAAAATAAAACAGTTGGATCCGCTGGTGACATTAATGTAAAAAAGGGGCAAAAGGTTGGTCGCTCTACAGCCAACAGAATTTCAAAAGGAAACAAACCATCAGATAAAGCTGGTGAAGAAAAGTACGAAGTAGAAATAAGTCTAGAAGAATTAGCTAGTTATCTGTTCGATAGCCTCCAGTTGCCGGAACTAGAAAAGAAAAGATTTAAATTTATAAATCAAGAGAAGTTAAGAAGAAAAGGACACAGGCTACAAGGCATAAGGTCCAGACTTTCAAAGAAAGAAACTCTTAAAAGAAAAATCAAACGAAAAAAGCAGGCAATTGCTGCAGGTACTCACGATCCGGACAGTGGTGAACGTTTTCCATTTCATAAAAATGACTTGAAATATCACCACGTTAAGCCTAAAAACAAAGAAAATACAGCGGCTGTTATATTTTTTATAATGGATGTGTCTGGTTCTATGGATCAGGACAAAAAGTTTCTAGCAAGAAGCTTTTGTTTCCTGTTATATCAGTTTATTAGACATAAGTATGAAAATGTTGAAGTTGTATTTATTGCACACACAACAAAAGCGAAACAAGTAAATGAAAATGAGTTTTTCACACGGATAACTTCCGGAGGAACAATTATGTCCTCAGCATTAGAGCTAGAAAAGGAACTAATTGAAAAACAATATCATCCAAGTTCTTGGAATATATACACTTTTTATGCTGGTGATGGTGAAAACTGGCCAAGTGATATTAGAAAATCTACAAATATATTAAATGAAATGAAACAGTTTAATCAACTAATTGCATACACTGAAATCACACCGTGGGATACCAATGGTTGGCAAGATCCAAACTGGCCAGATTCAATTACAAAAACACCATATCACGCTAGAAGGACAAATCACAATCCTATGGGTATATCAATGTGGGAAGAGCTAAAGTTAATAGAAGATTCAACGTTGAAACGAGTGAAGATAGTAAACACAGAATCAATCTGGCCAGCATTTTCTAGATTGTTTGGAGGAAAAACTGATGGATGAGTGGAACATCAAGGATCTAGAAGAGTGGGATAAAAAAATATGTGAATTAGGAGAGTCTTATGGGCTGGACTGGTTTGATATTGATTATGAGATAATTGACTATCATGAAATGATTGGCGCTATGTCCTATGTTGGTATGCCAACCCATTATCGCCATTGGTCTTTTGGAAAATTATTTGAGATAACGCATGCAAAATATACAATGGGGCAAACTGGCCTACCATACGAGATGATTATTAATTCAAATCCAAGCATCGCCTATCTAATGAAAGAAAACCCAATGAGCACACACTTGTTAACAATGTCTCACTGTGTCGGTCACAGTGATTTCTTTAAAAACAATAGGATGTTCAAGCACACTGATCCAGACAATGTAATATCTAAATTTAAATTAGGTTCAAAGAGAATACAACAATATCTTGAAGATCCATCAATAGGCGTCAACAAGGTAGAGAGAATAATTGATGCCTGCCATGCGATAAAATACCAGATTCCACGCACACCGGGAATCAAAAGAAGAAGCCAAGAGGAACTTAAGGGCATCTATGTGCAAAAAATGTTAGATTCTACGGATGGTATCTTTGATGATATAGATTTAGATAAGTTTCCCTTAGAAAGAGATTATAATTTATTAGCCTTCATTCGCGAAAACTCTAGAAATCTTAAAGATTGGGAGCGCGACGTTATTTCTATTGTTGAAGAAAATTCTAAATATTTCTTACCACAAGCGTATACTAAGATAATGAATGAGGGTTGGGCAGTCATGATGCATGAAAAGATTATGAAAGATTTGAATTTGCCCCATGCCTACCATTTGGCTTTTATAAAATTACATAATCAAGTTGTCAGGCCACACCTTGGTGGTGTTAACCCATATCACTTAGGATATACAATCTTTAAGAAGATCGAAGAAGAAAAAGGATTTGATGAATGCTTAATGGTGCGCGAGGTTCATAATGACGTAACATTTTTAAGAAAATATTTAGATGAGCAATTGGCTAGAGACTTGAATTTATTTGCCTTTTCTTACAAAAAGAAGCAAAATGTACACACTATAGATGATGTTTCTAACGAAGATGGGTGGGAGAACGTCCGCGATGCTCTAATTAGTACAGTAGGGTTAAACTCAGTACCGGTTGTGTATGTGGAGGAACTAATGAAAGATAACAGCTTGCACATCGTTCATGACCACGATGGTAGAGATTTAAATTTACAACATGGCCATAAAGTTTATGATCACATAAAAGAGTTATGGGGCGACAACGTGATATTTACAACAATAATTGAAGAGGAACTGTGGGAATTCTAAAATGAAAAAAACAACAAAATTTCTTAAAGAAATAGATAAACATAAGAGTCTCAAAAAGGCTGATAAATTTCAAGGTACTTTAGAAGATTATATTAACCTTTTGGAAGAAGATTCCTCTATTTGCAATTTAGCACATAAGAGGTTGTACGATGCGCTGTCCAGCTATGGTATTACAGCGATGAAAGAGTCTGACTCTAGATGCAATAAGCTTTTCGGAGGCGAACAGCTAAAAACATACGATTATTTTCAAGATAAGTTTTTTGGAATGGAACGATCTTTAGCAAAAATCATGCGGTTTTTGAGATCAGCATCGCTCAAAGGCGAAGAGAGTCGACAAGTTTTACTTCTTTTAGGCCCCGTTGGAGCCGGCAAGTCAGCACTAGTTGAGCATATTAAGCGCGCCTTAGAAGCCTCCGCGCCAATTTATCATATTGAAGGTTGTCCTATACAGGAGGAGCCTCTTCACTTGGTACCAAGAAGTTTAAGGGAAAAATTTCAAGAAATTTACGGCATAAAAATAGAGGGTGATCTGTGTCCGGTTTGCCGACACAATCTCTTAAATGAATATGGTGGCGATTATATGAAAGTACCTGTTGTACAAACAACCTTCTCTATTAGAGGCCGTCGAGGCGTTGGTGTTGTTCCACCAATGGATGCTAACACACAAGACACTTCCATACTTATTGGTACAGAAGACATATCTAAACTGGATCTATATCCAGAGGATGATCCTCGCGTATTAAGTCTTAATGGTGCTTTTAACGTTGGCAACCGCGGTATTGTAGAGTTTGTTGAGGTCTTCAAAAACGAAATTGAATTCTTACATACAATGATTACAGCAACACAGGAAAAAGCAATTCCATCTCCAGGCAAGCAAGCCATGATTTATTTTGATGGCGTGATTCTTTCACACTGCAATGAGGCTGAGTGGAATAAGTTTAAATCTGAACACACTAATGAAGCTATTTTAGATAGAATTGTACGAGTTAACGTACCGTATTGTTTAGAATATTCAGAAGAACAGAAAATCTATAAAAAACTTCTAGATGAGTCTGATTTTGAGTGCCACTTTGCCCCTCACACTTTAGAGTTTGCCTCTATGTTCGCGGTATTATCTCGCCTTAAGCCAACAAATAAGATCGATCTTCTTACAAAGATGAAGATGTATAATGGTGAAGAGATAATTGAAAAAGGTTCCGTTCGTAAAATTGATATCGAAGACCTCCGTGAAGAGGTGATAGACGAAGGTATGACAGGGATTTCCACTCGGTTTATTATGAAAGCAATCGACAACGCTCTTTCCGATTCAGAAAGGAACATGATTACTCCTATTTCCATTCGAGATTCTTTAGTTAAGCAAGTTAAAGAACAGATTGTAGATCAGGAAGCCAGAGAAAACTATTTGATTTTCTTACAGAAAGTTCTACACGAGGAATACTTAAGAATTCTAGAAAGAGAAATTACAAAAGCTTTTGTTTCTGCATATGATGAACAGGCAGAGTCTTTATTTAATAATTACTTAGATCATGCCGAGGCTTATGTGAATGCAACAAAGGTCAAGGATCGGGTTACAAAAGAAGAGATTAATCCGGATGAAAACTTCATGGTGTCAATTGAACAACAGATTGGCATCCAGGGTAGTGCTAAGGATAACTTTAGAAGTGATATCACAGCATATATGTTTGCAATGTTACGCCGCGGCGAAACTATTGACTGGAGGAGTTATGGCCCGCTTAGAGAGGCAATCGAAAACAAGCTAGTTGCTTCAGTCAAAGATATATCCCGCATTATTACAAAGAGTAAAAGCAGAGATAATAAGCAAAAAGGCAAATACAATGATATGGTTAGAACACTAATAGATGACTACGGCTATAGTGAGGATTCAGCCGCAGAAATTATTAAGTTTGCCGCTAACAATCTCTGGAGAGATTCATAAATATAAGTGATATATGACAAAAAAGATATATGTGTTAGATACTAGTGTCTATTTAACAAATGCTGAGTCGATTTTTTCTTTTGATGACAATGATATAATCATTCCTTTAAAAGTCTTAGAAGAAGTAGACAAGCACAAAAAGCGCCAAGATGGTGCTGGGTTAAATGCTAGAACTATAATTAGAATTTTAGATATTCTTAGAGAAAGTGGAAGCCTTTATGAAGGCGTGTCTCTCGGTAGAGAATATGGTACTGTCCGTGCTCGTGGGATAGAAACACTACACACAGAGGAATTCCCAGTAGATCTAAATTTACAAATTCCAGATCATATGATTATTGCAACGGCTTTGTCGGAAAAAATTGATAATCCCGAAAAGCAGGTAATCATGGTTACTAGGGATATCAACATGAGGGTTATATGCGACTCTTTGGGCCTATTGTGTGAAGATTTTGTTGATAACAAGATTGTTAAAAGTGGCGACAGTATTTTTACTGGTCACTTAACACACACGATTGCAGATTGTGAAATAGAAGCATTATATGCAAATGATGATATATATTTGGATCCCTCCGAAATTGACTTGCAACCAAATCAATTTGTAATGTTGACATCAGATTTAAATCCGAAGAAAACTGTTTTGACAAGATTTTCTAACTATGTTACCCCACTAAAGAGAGTTGTGGCGTTTAAGAATGGTGTGTGGGGAGTCCGAGCTAGAAATAAAGAGCAAGCATATGCATTAGATCTGCTAATGAATCCAGATATATCATTAGTGACTTTGATAGGTAAAGCCGGCTCCGGTAAAACTCTTTGTGCTATAGCTGCCGGCATTCAGCAGATATTAGATATTCCATCCGATGGGAAAGAACCAAGGTATACCAGAATGATAGTCTCAAGACCAGTTCAACCGCTGGGGAAGGATATTGGCTTTTTACCTGGCACTATGGAAGAAAAGATGCATCCGTGGCTGATGCCAATTCAAGATAATTTACAATTCTTAATGGGTAATGATAAAGCTACGTTAGAAATGTACATGGAAAACGGTACAATAGAGATAGAGGCTTTGACATATATTCGTGGACGCTCCATCGCGAACGCTTTTATTATAATTGATGAAGCTCAAAACTTAACAACTCACGAATTAAAGACTATCATTACAAGAGTTGGTGAAGGAACTAAGATTGTGTTGACGGGAGATGTTGAGCAGATTGACAATACTTATATTGATGCCACAACTAACGGGCTAACACACGCTGTTGAAAAATTCAAAGAAACTGACCTAGCTGGTCACATTACTTTGTCCAAGGGCGAAAGATCAAAAGTTGCGACACTAGCAGCAAAAATTTTATAGGGGAAAAAATGAGTTTAGGCGAAAATCCAACCTTAAATGAGGTTGTAGAAAAAAATACCCAACTTAAAGAGTTGGTAGTCAATTATGTTGGCAATGCGCATAATCCAGAAAGTGGTGAAGTTACAGTCGAGATGATTGTTGAAACAATGGCAAAAGAATTCCCAGAGTTTTTAATGGTTATTGCAGAGGAAAATTGGATTAGAGGATATCATCAGGCTTTAAATGATGTTGAGCATGGTGAAAAATTAGCAAAAGAAGGCCAAACTACTGCTACTGAACAGGGATCGGCCCACGCGCAACTTTCTGCCTTGGCAGAAAATAAGCAGAGTTCAACAACGGCAACAGAATAATGAGAGATTTCGTCAAAGAGTCAGCTACAAAACAGCGGCGGGAATATCACTTGTATGATGATATTACCATGCTAGTGAAAGATTTTCCAGACTCTGACGAAATTGACTTATTATCCTTTATATCAGAAGTTGAATCAGTAATACCTCGTCATTATTTTAATAATATTGATGTCGTCTATATTGGAGATTTTGATGATTTAAGCGGGCGTAATGCTGCTTATTTAGATGGTGCAATATACATGACTAATTCTGAGCCAACTATTTTTGATATGCTGGAAAATATTGTTCACGAAGTTGCGCACTCTCTAGAGGCACCCTACAGTGACGTTATTTATGCTGATGGTAAAATTGCAAATGAATTTTTAGGTAAACGTAGAAGACTGCAGTCAATATTAGAGCAAGAGGGATATGATATCCCAGCCAGTTACTATGAGAATGTTGAGTATGATGAATCTTTTGATCATTTTTTAATGGATACGGTTGGATACCCTCTTTTAACTTCCTTAACGATGGGCCTGTTTATAAATCCATATGCAGCTACATCACTGAGAGAGTATTTTGCTTCTGGGTTTGAAAGCTTTTATCTTTTAGAATCGGACGATGTTAAGAAAATAAGTCCTCAGCTTTCTCTTAAAATCAACTATTTACATAAATTGGGAGAGTAAAATGTTAAAATTTTTTAGTGAATTAAAGAAAGAACTGTCTTTAGACGATACAACAAATTTATTAACCGCAACGGTTAAGGTACCTAAAAAGACAAGAAGGAACTCTTTGATCCACGTTAAAGAAAAAACAGTTAGGACTTGGGTTGAAGGTTCTGGCTACAATATTGTAAATGTTGTTAAACACAATCATATCGATAATAGCCAGGATGTATCAGATAATACTTGGGTTTTTGAGGTCGAAAAATTAATTGAAGCTACAACGGAACAAACAAAAAATAAAAAAGTAGTTGACAATTCTGAATCGGAGGATATAATAGAGAGTAAGCCGGTTCAACGACAGAAAAAAACTCGCACCACGAGAAAGACAAAATCGAATACGAGCCGCAGAAATGAGGATTAGTGTCTGCAAGAGCGCATATATCTTTTAGTGAGCTAAAGGATTGGAAATTTTGTCCGTTTTATCATAACCTAGTTTGGGTACAAAAACTAAAATCATTTGAGGGTAATGAATATACTGCCTTTGGTACTGCTATTCATGATACTTGTGAAAAGAAACTACTAGGGGAAACCTTTGACGAAGGAAAGCATTTTCTAGCTTCCTTCAAGAAAGGTCTTAATGTATTAGAAGAGAAATCTATAGATTTAGACATGTCTCTTGTAGAAAAGATGATAGGTCAAGGTGTAAGTCTTCTTCCAGATATTGCACCGGCAGTTGATGAGTATTTCAAAGAATACGAGGTGGTTTCCACAGAAGAACAACTTTATGAGCCCATCGAAGGCGTTGAAGATCTCCGATTTAAGGGATTCATCGATGCGACAATCAAAACACCAGATGGAAAATATCATATTATTGATTGGAAAACTTGCTCTTGGGGTTGGGATGCCCGCCGCCGCCAGGATCCGATGGTCACATACCAGTTGACTTTGTATAAGAAATACTTTTGCGCAAAGCACAATATCGATCCTAAAAATGTAGAGACTTATTTTGCTTTACTTAAGCGTACAGCTAAGAATGATAAGGTTGAAATTTTCCGTGTGACTAGTGGTGCAAGAAAAACTGAAAATGCCTTTAAACTTTTGATGAAGGCTGTTTATAATATAAAAAATAAGAAGACGATCAAAAATCGTCTGTCTTGCACAAAATGCACGTTTAGGAAAACTGAACACTGCCCTTAAGGAACAGTATGGACAAAAAAATTAAGATTTTTACTTTGAGCGATCACCCTTTATCTCCATCGGGTGTCGGTACTCAGACTCGATATATGATCGAGGAAATGCTTAAAACTGGTAAATATCAGTTTGTAAGTTTTGGTGGAGCAATCAAACATCACGATTATAGACCTACGAGGACTGAAGAGTTTGGCGATGATTGGATTATATATCCAGTTGATGGTTATGGAGATCAAGATTCTATTAGATCGGTAATCTGGACAGAGAAGCCAGACGTTTTATGGTTTATGACAGACCCTAGGTTTTGGGGCTGGCTTTGGCAGATTGAAAATGAGATTAGAGCAAACGTGCCGATGGTCTATTACCACGTTTGGGATAATAGGCCCTATCCTAATTTTAATAAAAGTTTCTACGACTCTAATGACAACATAGCGTGCATATCAAAGCTTACATATGAGGTTGTGCAAAATGTTTCACCGGATGTAGAATCGTCATACTTACCACACACTGTGAACACCGAAATCTTTAAAAAGCTCGATCCGGAGGTCATTGAACAATTCAGAGAAACTAGTATACCACTTGAATACGAGCCAAACCGGGACAGAGTTTTGTTTTTTTGGAACAATCGAAATGCTAGAAGGAAACAGTCTGGCACTGTAGTCTGGTGGTTTAAAGAATTTCTAGACATTGTTGGTCACAATAATGCTGCGCTTATAATGCACACAGAAACTGACGATGTACATGGTCAAGACTTGGAAGCTATTTCCCGCGAGCTTGGGTTAAACAATGGTCAGTTGGTTTTCTCCAGACAAAAGGTGCCAGCAGAAAACTTAGCCTTGGCTTACAACATGTGTGATTGTACTATTAATATTGCCGATGCGGAAGGTTTTGGTTTAGCGACTTTAGAGTCTTTAGCCTGCGAAGTGCCAATTATTGTGACAATGACTGGTGGCCTACAGGAGCAAGTTACTGACGGAGAGAACTGGTTTGGTTTTGGTCTTGAGCCTGCAGCAAAAGCTATAATTGGCTCCCAGGAGGTGCCATACATCTATGAAGATCGTGTATCAAAAGAGGACTTTTTAGATGCAATGGTTAAGTTTTATAATATGACTAAAGAAGAAAGAGCGAAAATGGGTGCTGCTGGTAGAAATCACGTACTAACAAATTATTCTTTTGAAAAATATAGAACCAATTGGGACAACCTTTTTACCAAAGTGCATGAGGAATGTGGCTCCTGGGCTACGCGAAAGAATTACCAGTCTTGGGAGATGAAGGAAATAAAATGAGAAAAAAGATATTAGTTAAAGGCCCAGCCTTATCTCGTTCTGGGTATGGAGAGCAAACACGGTTTGCACTACGCTCCCTTCGCAGTCAAGAAGAAAAATATGATATTTATCTACAAAATATTCCGTGGGGTCAAACTGGGTGGATTTTTGATGATAACGAAGAGCGCACTTGGATTGATGCTTGTTTGGCTAAAAGTGTAGAATATGTTGCAGCAGGCGGCAAGTTCGACATGTCATTACAGGTTACAATACCAAATGAGTGGGAAAAATTAGCACCAGTGAACATAGGATATACTGCCGGGATAGAAACAAATCAAATTTCACCAGCATGGATTGAAAAGACTGAAGTAGTTGATAAGATCATAACAATTTCAGAACACTCTAAGGATGGATTCCTAAACACAGTATATGATGTACAAAATAAAGAAACTGGCCAAGTAGTAAAGGGTTACAGGTGTGAAACACCAGTAGAGGTGGTACACTATCCAGTACGAAACGTTAAGCCGGCGAAACTAGATCTAGAACTAGAAAATGATTTTAACTTTTTAGTTTTAGCTCAGTGGGGTGTTAGAAAAAACCTAGAAAATACAATACGTTGGTTTGTTGAAGAGTTTATTGATAGAGATGTTGGCTTGGTTATTAAGACTAATGCCGCAAATGACTCTATTATGGACAGAGACCACTGCGAAAAAAGATTACAAGAGCTTTTGAGTGAGTATGAAAATAGGCAGTGCAAGGTTTATATGATCCACGGCACAATGAAAGAAGATGAGCTGGCTGGTCTTTACAATCATCCTAAAATAAAAGCACTAATATCACTGACGCACGGTGAAGGCTACGGCTTGCCAATTTTTGAAGCCGCGTATTATGGTCTTCCAGTTATAACCGCTGGTTGGTCCGGACACGTTGATTTCTTATCAGCTCCGGTTAAAGAGAAGAACAAAAAAGTTAAAGTTAAGCCACTTTATGCAAAGGTAGACTTTGATGTAAAACGTATTCAAAAAGAAGCTCGCTGGGAAGGTGTTATTGAGAAAAGGTCTGAATGGTGTTACCCGCGAGAAGGCAGCGCAAAGATGCGCATGCGCGAGGTTTATAAAAGTCATGGAAGATTTAAGAGCAATGCACGAAAACTACAATCGTGGATCTTAGAAAATTTCACAGAAGAACAGAAGTATGAGCAATTTGCTAATGCTGTTTGTGACGAGAAGATTGATTTAGACTGTGATTATGTTTTTGTTAGTGACAGATTTGCTGATCAGGCCCCTGGCGGCGCAGAGTTAAGTTTTCAGGCTGTTATAGATACAGCCCCCGGAAAACATCTAAAACTAAACGCCTCAGATGTTAGTGAAAGCTTAATAGATACATTAAAAGATAAAACTTGGATTTTCTCTAATTTTACAGCGATGGATAAATCCCTCGTTCCAAAGATCGCAGAAAACCTGAAGTATTACTTTATAGAATCAGATTATAAATACTGTGAACATAGATTACCACAGCTGTGTCAGATCTTCAATGGTGGAGAGGACTGCGTTTGTGTCGAAAAGGACTCAGGTCAGTTGATTAAATTGTTCTGTGATAACGCACAGTTGTTGTTTTTCCGTTCCGAGAACCAACGCGCACATCACTTAAGTGCTCTGGATCTAAAAAAGAAGGACACTAGGATCATGTCTGCGGTCTTTACGGACGATGTATTAAATTATATTCAAGCATTGCGCAAGGAATTTCTTAATAAGAAAGTAGATGTGTGGGTTGTCAGTTCTTCGCCTTCGTGGGTTAAGGGACATCAGGCTTCGAAGAAGTGGTGTGAAGAAAACAACAAACAAGTATTTGAGCTACATGGTAAGTCTTATAAGGAATCCCTTGCTTGTTTAGCACAGGCCCGCGGCCTCTGCGCACTCCCGCCAGGGTATGATACTTGTCCACGAATGGTTATTGAAGCGAAGTTGTTGGGTTGTGAACTGCAGTTAAACGAGAACGTTTTGCATGCTGATGAAAAGTGGTTCGCTACAGATGACATTGAAGCAATAGAAGCACACTTAAGATCAGTGGTGCCAACATTCTGGAAGGAAGTTTCAGTTTAATATGACAGATCCTCATTTTAAAATTGTTACATCGATGTACAATGTTGAAAGCTGGATCAAAAGAACAGCGTTGAGCGTCAAGAATCAAAATTATACAAACTTTCAATGTGTGTTTGTTGATGACGCCTCCACTGACAAAACTGTTGAGATCTTAGAGGAGCTTGTTGGGGACGATGACAGATTCGCAATTCTTAAGAATTCGGATAAGAAATATTCCCTAGGAAGAATATACGAGGGTATAGAACACGCTAAGCCACAAGATGAAGATATTATTCTCAGTGTAGACGGGGATGACTGGTTAGCAACAAAGAACGTTTTAACTTACCTTAAGGACTTCTACGAGAAGGAACAATGCTGGATGACCTACGGAAGCTACATGGAGTTTCCAACTGGTATGAAGGGAATTGAAGCTTCTGCCTACTCTCCTGCGGTTATTCAAAGTAACACATATCGTACTGATCGTTGGCGAGCATCCCATTTAAGAACATTTAAATACAAGCTTTGGAAGAATATCAAGAAAGAAGATCTCTTAGATTGGAATGGGGATTTCTTTAAAACAACTATTGACAAAGCATTTATGTACCCTATGTTAGAGATGTCGGGTGACCGCGCCAAGTATATCGATGAGATACTTTATGTGTATAACTTGACCAATCCGCTTAATGTCCACAAAGCGCGCAGAGATCTGCAATTAAAAACAAATGATTATTTGAGAGGTAAAAAGGCATATGACCGCAAAGACGTACTGCATTAAAGAAGGATATGTTACGAGAGACGAATATATCCAGAATATACAAATAGGATCTGGAGACAAGTTTCAAGATCGAGTATACGCAAAGGCTCGCGAAGTTTGTGAGCGCAATAACTGCATGACTGTTTTAGATATTGGATGCGGATCTGGCTATAAACTGATAAAATATTTTAGTGATAAAATTTTTTTAGGATTAGAACTAGAGCCAAACTTAAGTTGGCTCAAAGAAACTTACCCACACTATCACTTTCAACTCTCTGACTTCGACAACCCTCCCGGTGGTCGTTTTGATTTGGTTATTTGCTCTGATGTTATTGAACACCTTTTAGATCCGGATCAATTATTAGAGTTTGTACAAAAATTAAATTTTGGTACGTTTGTAGTTTCCACTCCGGAGAGGGATAACATGCAGTTATTACAAAAAGGATTTACCTGGGATGGACCTCCTCATAACCAGTATCACGTTAGAGAGTGGACAGAGGATGAATTTGAACAGTACATTTCTGAAACATTTAACATACAAGAACAAGTATTAACAAAAGGCGAAGAGGTCAGCACAGTAAATGAATGTCAGATCGTTGTTGCAACTAGAAAATGAAAATCTTTTTAGATAATGTAAATCTGAATTCAACTAGTGGGCCAAACCACTTTGGTACAAAACTAAACAAGTATATTAGTCGTCTTGGTGCGACTTGCACAACTAATCTTGATGAATCAAGTTTGGATGTACAGCTGTCATTTATTGAATCAATTCAAAATTCTAATTTGCCATTAGTTCAAAGATTAGATGGTATCTATTTTGATATTGATACTGATAACAAACTCATGAATTCAAATTTACAGAAAACATACGAGAATTCTGCAGGTGTTATATTCCAGTCTGAATACTGCAGAGACTTATGTTTTAAATATTTAGGTGCGCATGATAACCATACTGTCATTCATAATGGCGCAGACTATGAGTTGATTGATGAGATAGAACCTCTTCAAGATTCGCTCCTTGATAAGTTTGATACAGTTTGGACCTGTGCCAGCCGTTGGCGACCTTGGAAGCGATTAAGGCAAAATGTTGAATATTTTATTAATTTTTCTGGAGAGAACGATTGCTTAGTAGTTGCCGGTAACCCCCCCGACGATGAGGTGGTAAAGCACAACAGAGTGTTCTATGTGGGGCGCTTACCTGTTGACATACTGTTTTCTTTATATAAGAGGTCTAAGTATTTTATACACTTAGCAAGATATGACGCTTGTCCAAACGTTGTTGTTGACGCAAGAGCTAGTGGGTGTCAGATTATTTGTTCTTCGCTGGCTGGAACTAAAGAGGTCGCCGGCCCAAATGCTTTGGTAGTTGAAGATGTGCCGTGGGACTTAGAGCCCGTCAGCACATCACGAATACCAGATATTAAGTTTGATAATGTAACAAAGAACACATACAATACAAATATTGATATGACCTTTGTTGCAAAAAATTACTTAAACTTTTTACAAAAAACTTTACAATAGGATTATTATGTTACTACAAAAACAAGTTGATAAATTTATCATGAATTTGAATGTCGCTGATGGCGGCATTTCTAATGTTCTCTATCACGTTGGTGAGAGAGAATTGGCATTTATGTCTCTTTTGCGCGAAACCGTTGAAGAGGGAATGACATGCGTGGACCTAGGAAGCAATATTGGTTATACAACCCTTTTTATGCTAGACAAGGTGGGTGAAACGGGCAGGGTGTATGCTATTGAACCCGATCCAAACAACCTAGGGCTTCTGCAAAGCAACATACGCCAAAATAATTACACCTCTATATGCGAGGTTACGCAGTGTGCAATATCAGATACAGATGGTCAGTTAGATTTCTGGCAGGCTAGTGCTCCAAACTTGAGCAGTATTACTAAGCACAAGAACAGCACCCATAAGATTACAGTTGATTCATTCTGTCTTAACACTTTCTTATCTAGTCGTGAATATCCAAACTTTCTTAAGATGGATGTTGAAGGCGGGGAAGTTAAGATCTTTGAAGGAGGTTTAGACTATTTTACCAAAAATAGAGGTACAACTCATTTCTTGGTGGAGGTCCACCCAGCAACTTATAATGAAGAGAATGATTTTGAAGCAATCCTAAAAAAGTATTTCGAAATAGGATTTAGCCCAAAGTATGTTGTAACAACTCCAGTTCCGCAACCTACCTTGTTCGCAGAGGCCGGATACACACCTGCCCGTACTGTAGAAACAGATGGATTTCATCGTGGAGTATATGACGATATATCAAATGAGCACTTGTTAGAGTTTGCCTGCAGGGAGCACCAAGAGGGTCGCAGTAAGAAGATCGTTAGAAGTTTCATGCTTTCACGCGAGGAATAGCTTTAAATGTATTTTGAAAAAGGCTTGAATGATTTTGGTATTGTTCTGAAGGGGGCTAGTGTAGCGAGGTTACCAAAGATAGTTGATAACTATCAAGATTGCTACATGGTTAATAATTTTGATCGCAATGCGGACAACAATGACTCTGAGTGGACCTTAGTAGCCCCCTTGCTCTCTGGTAAGAACGTTGCTCATTTTGTCAATAGACTAGAGACAGCACCGCTTTTAAAAGAACATTATGAAGAATTAAATATTAAGCACATTCAATTTACAAAAACCCAACTAGATCAGCGCCTATCCGACATGAAAGGTTTGTACGAAAGTTATAACCTAACCTGTCACACACTCCCAGAGGAACTGTTAGAATATAACAGTTTCTTTACGGACAAATACTATATGCGACCCGGGGACTCCAACTACGCGGAGAAGCATCCAAATACTGGTGTACTATCAATTATTTACGCAGCTCATATTTTAAAACCTAAAAACTTATGGATAGCTGGTTTAGATTTTTATCAAAACGATTATCTTTTCCGACGACCGTGGATTGCACCATTGAAAAATCAGCAGTTAAAAATGAGAAATACTCAAATGGTAGAACATTTTGTAGAGGTAATAAAAAAGCATCCAGACATCAATTTTAAAATGATTACAAATGCGAATCTGCCTCCATTGCAAAATTTGGAGATTATAGAATGACAATTCAAAATTTTTTAGAAAAGATTAAGCCGAATAAAGAATACAATGATTATCTTAGTGGTAAGCGGGTGGCGATTGTCGGCCCATCAAAACATATGTTGGCTTATGATGCCGGCACCTTAATTGATGATTATGATGTGGTTATTCGAATGAAGTGGGTAGATATCCTACCTTTGGCAGAACACTGTGATGGAAAATATGTCAAGCATGTTGGCAGCAAGACAGACGTTGTTTATGGCAACAGGTTCTTAATTGTCAACAATATGATGCAGGAGTATTTGGAATACTTTAAAAAATCAGGCATTGATCATTATAGGATCCCTGATAATAAAATTTCAAATCACTTCTTTTCGAAAGACTTAGCTTGCGGAACAACATATACAGAGTATTCTTGCGGAGAGTTTGGTGTACAATACCAGCAATCACTAGGAACTTCAGATACAAGATATTGGCCGCAAACAGGAACAGTAGCGATCATGGAAGCAATTGCTAGTGATGCCGCCGAGGTTTTTATTAGTGGCATAACAATGTATCATGGCGGGGGTCACATTTTTCAAAAGAATAAAAACCCAACTCACAATCAACCGATAGTTGGAAAACATCACGGCGTGCTAGAATTATCAATGTTGATAGATTGTTTTGATCTGCCAGAAAATCAGGGGAGAATAAGGGTTGATGAATTTTTGTACAATATTATGAACTTTCATAAGCAAGGCACCCCAACAAAAGAGATTACAAAGATTATAAATAAGCGTGTAAATGATTTGGTATGATAGGCAACAAAAAAGTTTTAGCAGTCACCCTCGCCCGCGGTGGCTCGAAAAAGATTCCAAGAAAAAACATAATAGATATTAATGGAAAGCCTCTGTTGGGCTACACAACAGAAGTAGTACAAAAAAGCAAGTATGTTGATGCGCATATCGTGTCGACAGATGATACAGAAATATCTATTGTAGCACAATTGTGTGGAGCCTCAGTACATATGAGAGATCCATCTTTAGCCTTAGACACTACAACTTCTGCTGCAGCACTTTTAGATGTGGCAAAAAAACATCCAGATTACGACTATGTGGTTGAAGTAATGGCAACAAATCCATTAAAAACCACAGAAGACCTTGACAACGTAATAAAAAAGCTTTATGATACTGGTGCAGACTCTGTTGTGTCGGTGGTTAGAATATGGGACCAGCACCCTTCTAGAGTTAAATATATTAAGGACGATAAGCTAATGGACTTTTATCCAGAAATACCAGAGTCCCGCCGGCAGGATTTGACACCAGCAGCGTATGTTCGCAATGGCAGTATCTATGCAACAACTATGAAATCATTTTTGGAGCACAAAGTTCGTTTAGGTCCGGACACGCGACCACATATTATGTCAGAAGAGAACACAATTAACATTGATGAGCCTAGGGATTTAGAATTAGCGAGAATTTTATTAAAATGAAAATTATATGCATAACTCCAATCACAGACACGATGATGGAAAACCTCCAGAGCCGCGGCAGCGTAACATATTGTCCAAATATTAACAAAAACGACCTGTCAGTTGCTCTACAAGAGGGTTATGACGTAATCTTTACCAACCCTAACAAGCAGGGGTTTATGCTCGATAAAGAGCTTCTGGGGCCCTCTAGCGTGTCTGTTATATGTACAGCATCCACTGGGACGAACCATATTGACAAAAAATACTGCGAAAGTAACGATATTACTGTGCTTTCCATAACGACTGATTATCACTTACTCAGGAAAATTACATCTACAGCTGAGCACTCTTTTGGGCTTATGTTATCGTTATTGAGAAATGTCCCCCGCGCACAGCAGTCTGTATTAGATGGTGGCTGGAACTGGGAGCCCTTTTTGGGCCGACAAATTAATTCATTAAAAGTTGGAATTGTTGGCTTTGGCCGCCTAGGCGAAATGATGGCTCACTACTGTGACTCATTCGGCGCCGGCGTTTATATACATGATCCTTATAAGAGTTCTAAATTTAGATATATGCAGTCTCAGTCGTTGGAATCTTTGTTTAAAACATGCGACGTTGTTTCTTTACATGTACATGTCACAGATGAGACGCGACATTTTATTAACAAAGAGCTATTGCAAAATATAACATCTCCTGTATACTTGATTAACACCTCTCGCGGAGAAGTTGTTGATGAAAAAGATATTGTATCTATGTTAGAATCAGGTAAACTAGCCGGCTATGCTACAGATGTTGTTGAAAACGAATTTGACAATATTAACGATAGCCCGATCATCCAACGAATGGATGATCTAAACATCATTGTAACTCCACATATTGGTGGAATGACTAGTGACGCAAGAGAGTTGGCTTATAATGGAGCGATTAACAAATTGGAGAATTTAACATGACAGAAATTATTGCTGAAATTGGTTGGAACCATATGGGAGATTTAGAACTAGCAGAAACTATGATCCGCGCCGCTGCAGAAAATGGTGCGACGTATGCTAAGTTTCAAACTTGGTCTGTTTCGAGACTAAAAGATGGTGAGTGGAATCTAGATGGCCGTCGCCAAATCTACGAGAATGCAGAGCTGTCTGCAGACGACCATGTTAGTTTGATTAACCTTTGCGATAAGCATGGGATTAAATTTCTATCTTCAGTATTTAGCGTGCCTGATGCGGAGTTGTTAGTCGGTTTAAACCAAACTCATGCTGTTAAAATTCCAAGCTTTGAGTGTAGGAACGTCGAGCTAGTTGATTATTGTAATGAGCACTTTGAGAAGGTTTATATGTCCACAGGTACATCAAAGTGGGCAGAGTTGAGGGAGATGGTACCTAGGATTAATAAAGCTGAGCTTGTTTTACTTCATTGTGTATCATCCTACCCATGTGAGCCAAACATGGCAAACATTTCAAAGTTGACAGATTTGAAGGAACTGTGTCCACGAATTGGCTATAGCGATCATATTATGGGTGTTGAGTCTGCAAAGGTTGCTTTGGCTTATGGTTTGAATGTAGTTGAGAAACACTTTACAGTAGACCATGATCTTCCAGGCAGGGATAATAAATTTGCGATATTGCCCGAGGAGTTAGGTGATTTGTCAAGTTTTATTAAGCTGGTTGACCAGATGCATGAGTATCATGGTCTAGACTATCAGCCGGCTGAAGAGGGTGCAAGAAATGAATACTCAGGTAGGTTCAATGGCTGACAATCTTTCTATTATTATTCGAAATAGAAATGAAGAAAACTGGATAGGTTATGCGATCCAGTCTTGTTTGGACACGTTTAATGATCCGGAGATCATAATTGTTGATAACAACTCAATTGATCAATCTATGGAAATCGTTAATGAATTCTGTTTTTCAAACATCAAAATAATGCAAATTGATAATTATTCTCCGGGGCGGTCACTTAACATGGCAGTTCGCGCTGCATCGAATGATACAATCTTAGTTTTATCTGCACATAGCGTTATTACAAGGCCCATTAATTTAGATCGAGTTAAATCGAACTTAAGACAGCATGCCGCTGTATTTGGAAAGCAGACGCCCGTATATAGGGGCCGTAAGATTACAAAACGGTATGTGTGGTCCCACTTCACAGATGAATCTGTAGTCAACATGTGGTCTGATGCAGAGGAAAGACACTTTTTACACAATGCTTTTTGTTTTTATGATAAAAGCGTTCTATTAGAGAATAAATTTGATGAGAGACTTTCTGGTAAAGAAGACCGCTATTGGGCTAACAAGGTTGTTTCTCGTGGTTTCACGTATTTGTATGATGTTGAATTGCAGTGTGACCACCACTGGACCCCAGCCGGAAACACATGGAAGGGCTTAGGCTAGTGAGAATAGTCGCTTTTATTCCAGCTAAAGGCAACTCGCGTAGGCTAAAGGGTAAAAACATATACCCTTTGAAGGAAAAACCTCTTATATGTTGGACTTTGGACGCAATAAAACAGTCAAAGTATCTAAATGAGACTTATATTTCAACAAATAGTGAGGAAATTGCTAATATTTCTTTACTTTATGGGTTTAATGTTATTCATCGACCGGATAGCCTAGCCTTAGAAAGTGTTGGAAAACAACAGGTTTTAGAACATGCATTGTCGGAAATAGAGAAGTCTGGAAAAGTAGACTATATTTGCATGTTACAGGCCAACTCTCCACAGATTGAAGCTTGTAAAATAGACGAAGCTATTGAAAAAGTAGCACATTCAAACGGAGAAGTTTGGGAATGCTTGTCAATTAACAAGGAAACTTTGTTCACTGATGGCGCTATAAGAGTTTTTAATACAGATTGTGTATCCCGCCTAGGGTTGGGAATGTACATAAGTGCAGTTCTTACAGATTATATTGATGTACACACAATCGAAGATATTAACACCCTAGAAAAGATGGATTTCTAAAGAATGTATAAAGTAACAGTTGGCATATGTTGCTATCGACAAGATGATTGGGTGTATCGATGCCTTCGAAGTTTAGCATCCCAGACCTTGAGCAAAGACCATTTTGAGGTTGTTCTAGTCGATGACAACGAAGTGCCGAGTCAAAAATTACAAGATGTTTGTACAGCAATGGGTGATGTACTTAATGTAAGGCTTATACAGAACAAGAAAAATATGGGCTTACCCACATCATTAAATAATATTTTAAAGACTGCTCGTGGCAAGTATTTTGTTAGAGTTGATTCAGATGACTATGTTTCTAGACACTTTCTATACATGCTATCAACCATGTTGGAAATGAACAGGAGCTATCAAGCGGTTTGCTGTGATTATATGAAAGTAGATCATGTTGGCCAGAAGCTAGGGTATTATGATTCTTTTTCAGAACCAATTGCTTGTGGCGTTATGTTTAGTTATGAAGCTTTGTGTTCGTTAAATTTTTACAATGAAGAATACAAAATGCGCGAGGGCCATGAGCTATTGGAGAGGTTCCAAAAAAAATATTCTATGTATCACTTAAAAGCTCCGCTATATCGGTATAGAATACATGAAGAAAACAGAACAAACAACGTTGATAAAGTAGCTTATTACGATTCAAAACTTAAGGGAGAACAAGATGGCTAGATGTTTAGTGACCGGACACCGCGGTTATATTGGTACAAAATTGGTACAAGAGTTAGAGCGCCAAGGACACGAAGTCTTAGGTATTGATCTACAGGATGGTAAAGATGTAATAGATGAGCTGCAAGAACACACGGATGGAAAGTTTCACCCACATTACACTAATTTTAAACCAGAGTATTTGTTTCATTTAGCTTGTATCCCTAGGGTTGCATATAGTGTAGAGCAGCCAGTGGAGACGATGCAAAACAACGTGATGGCAACAAGTGTTGCTTTAAACTTCGCGCGCAAGAATGGAGTAAAGAGGTTTATTTATTCTAGTTCATCTTCTGTTCGGGGCAACGGGAACGGCCCAGTCAGCCCATATGCATTACAGAAATACACATCAGAGCTAGAAGTGGGAATGTATAGTGCTCTTTATGGCACGATGGACACTGTGTCTCTTCGATATTTTAATGTTTATTCTCACGATCAGGAAGCATCTGGCCCATATGCAACTGCAGTTGCGGCATACATGAAAGCTGTCCGTGATGGTACCACTCCTCATATTACTGGAGACGGAGAGCAGCGGAGAGATATGTCTCATGTCTTAGATGTTGTTTCTGCGAACATATTTGCTATGAATTTCGATATGAATTTTTGTGGCCAATTTTTTGATGTAGGCACCGGAGACAATATCTCCTTGAATCAAATAAAAAATATTGTACAAAAGCATCATCCTCATGTAAAATTTGATTATGTCGAAGAACGCGCTGGAGATGTTCGCTTAACGAAGGCTGATATGACACCACTAGAAGAGCTAGGGTGGACGCCCGACTGGAACATCTATGACGGTATTGAGGACTGTTTTGAGAGAACAAAAGTAGGATAAGATGAAAGAAGAAATTGGTATAATAGGAAACGGATTTGTTGGCTCCGCAATTGCTGCCGGCTTTAGTTTGCATGCAGATGTGAAAGTTTACGATGTAGATCCAACGAGGTCAACGCACAATATGCGAGACACTATCAATGAATCCAATGTCATCTTTGTTTCTGTTCCAACGCCTATGACGACTGCCTTGGGTGGCGAGATTGATACATCAATCATGGATGGCGTTTTCGAACAAATCTCTTTGTTAAATAAGCGAAAAGACAATATTTTTGTTGTAAAATCTACAGTTATTCCGGGTACTGTTGAACGATATATTGATAAGTATCCCGAGTTGAATATTGTGTTCAGCCCAGAGTTTTTAACAGAACGCGCCGCCCGATTTGATTTTATTAACTCATCCAGGGTTATTTTAGGTGGAACAAAAGAACTAACTGAACGAGTTGAGATGGCAATGAGGACTCGGTTCCCATATGTTAGAATTATCCACACAGATGTTACAACCGCGCAGTTTATCAAATATATGGCGAACTGCTTTTTTGCTACAAAGGTATCCTTTATGAATGAAATGAGGCAAGGTGCTGACAAATTAAATGTTAATTGGCAAGATGCCATGCTTGGTTTTATTACAGATGGAAGAATTGGAAACTCCCACATAGATGTCCCAGGCCATGACGGGAGTCTTGGCTTCGGAGGGAAATGCTTTCCAAAAGACTTGAATGCATTTATTGAAATGTTTCACGAAAATGAAGTGGAGCCAACAGTTATGAAAGCTGTTTGGAACAAGAATTTAGAAGTTAGAGATGATTTGGACTGGACTAAGATTGAAGGTGCGGTCACTAAAAAAAAGAAAAGGAATTCAAAATGAAATTAAGTAAGCAAGCGTTAGGCGCAATTATGATGACTTTACAAAAGTCTTTAATGGAGCAGAGTGACATTGTTCCGATGTTGGAGAATTTTAACTTGGCCACCGATGAGAATGATTCAACCTTGTTGCACGTTGTTAATCCTCCTGTTGTTAGTTTTGAGGGCGTTAAGATCGAAGAGACTTTCGATGCCGATGGCGACTCAGAAGACTCTGAGGAGTAAATGCCGAGATACACATATCAGTGTCGCTCCTGTGAGGGTGTATTGAATGTGTATCATTCTATCAAAGAAACTTTGCACGATTGTACTTTGTGTCATATAACTGGTTCTTTAGGTAGGATGTTGAGTACACCTTTGCTCACAAAAAAAATAGGGTCAACTAAAGTTGGCGAGGTGACAGAGAACTTTATCGAAGATGCGAAAAAGGAATTATCTCTGCAAAAGAAAGCTTTAAAAAAGAAAAGATGACAATTGCTCTAATATTGCTGAGTATATCAGTGTTACTAAATGTTGTTCTTGTTTGGTACTTGCTCAAGGTGCTAGCTAAACTACTATACACATCTGACAATCTTGGTGATCTATACATAGTGGCGGCTTCTTATTCTAAATTTGTTGAGGAACTCTATGGCATGGATATGTTTTATGGGGAACCGACAATACAAGAATTAGTTTTAAGATCTAAGGAGTTAGTTGCCGAAATACAAAACTTTGAATCTATTTATGAGCTTACAACAGATCTTGAAGATGGAATGGAACTAGATGACGAAAATAGTGAAGAAAAGACGGAAGAGGACTAAGAATTTATATTTCACCAAAGAGCACGAACTGGCTATAATTGAATATACAAACACGAATTCTCGGGAGAAAAGAACAGAGTTATATATAAATTGGATCCAGCCGGCGTTCGATCAAATGGTGGATAAAATCATATATACTTATCGTTTTAGTAATTTACCAAACATTGATTATCTTAAGCAAGATTGCAAAGTTTGGCTAACAACAATATTAGACAAGTACGATCCCTCTAAGGGTTCGAAAGCTTTCTCTTATTTTTCTGTTGTTACTAAAAACTGGTTTATTCACAAGGTCAAGAAGAATGCTAGCAGAAGCAGGAAAGAAGTTTTCTTAGACGACCTGACAAACGATGCTATTATAGAGCAAATAACAGATGACTATTCTTACATTAAGGAAAGACAGTCTAGAGAATTCTGGCTTCATTTTTACCATGAGATGAATTCTTGGACTAACGCAAACTTAAAACCCAATGAGAGAAAGGTCTTAGAAGCAATCAGAATTTTATTTGAAAGCTCTGAAGATATAGAGATTTTCAATAAAAAAGCTATTTACTTATACTTAAGAGAACTTACCGGCCTAAACACAAAGCAGGTTGTAAACATCTTAAATAAGTTAAGAATTAAATATAGGAATTTTAGAAACAAATGGGACTCAGGGGAAGTTTAGAAGATTATCTAGAAGAGGTTACAAGAAATGTTAGAGACGACAGAGCTTTAGCAAAAACTCTTTTAATTGATGCAATGCATGAGATGAAAAACTCTGATGCTGCCAAGAAGGAGTATGGACCCCTTGCTGCTAAATATATTGAAAATCTTCAACGATCAAACGAACAGTTAGTAAAATTATCGACAATTGTGCAAAGAGTCAGCAACACTAATGCTGGTTTATCTGCAGAAGATAAGTCTGATATATATGACATGATTAAGGATAAGAAAGATGAGCGCGATTGAGGATTTCATCGCGCGATGGCCAAAAACACTAAATTATAATTCAGCATCTACACCTCTAGACACTAGAAGATCAAAGAGTTTAAAAGCATTAAGTGATGCGATAGAAGATCGGCATACTTTAAATACTAGAGAGGCCGTCGTAGAACACGAAGCACTGGTTTTAAAAGTAAAGCCATATTCTCCCCCTCCTGGCACAGCCCTAGATCCAGATATGGGCTTTTTTTCAACAACCCCTCCAAACGTTGAGCTAAAATGTGTACTTCTAACAGATCCAGAATCTCAGGTCAGATCGACCCTCCCAAAAAACATCCCAGCGCCCCCGGGCACTATGGACGATCTTATAATTGAAACATCTTTTCCTTCTTTTGTGGGAAGAGTTTTTCACGATCACCCCGTTGAGGTGGGTGACATTGTTATAGTACATAAGACAGAAGCTACCGATGCCGAAGGGGTGTATATTAAAAAACTAGGCGTAAAGTGGCTTCCGACCGGAGGAGGGGCGTTTACAAGTCCAGAAGAAGTTCATAGAAATTTAACCTCTGGGCCTATAACTATGGGCAGCTATACTGGTGGGTTGAGCAGCTATAGCGGCGGAAAAAATACAGCACTAATTTTTGGAGACAGCCAAATACAGGGCGCAATAGGCCGAAATTTTGAGAAGCTATTGCCGAAAAATGGCTGGACTTTAGTTGGTGGAAATCGACTAGGAAAGGTTGGCGCCAAACCTTCATTTTGGGTAAAAGACGGAAATCAGAGCGCAGATTTAAAACAAAGATTACAGGCCCAGCCCGGGCTTATCGTAATTAACTTGGGCGGGAATGGCATCGCAGGTACAAAAAGCTTGTTAGATTTAATTAATGAAACAACCCCGGCCTCCAAGGTTATATGGCTAGGTCCACCCCCCGCGGTTAAACCAACTAGTGCCCCATCTGATGTACAGTTGGTATATGCCACCCCAGCACCCCCCGGAACTGCAACTAGTGCCTCAAGATACAAAAGATATTATGTTAATTATAGAGAATACAGGGAAGGGTTAGCAAATAGGCTATTTGATACGGTAGCCAGCCACCCCGGCGCAAATCCAGTTATTACGATTAACGCAACTGCAGCGTTTGATTCGCTGGGGATGACCTCTTCTCCAGATGGTGTACACGTTGTTGATCCATATGCTAGGCAATATGTGGAAAAATTGATTGAAATGCACAACATGAAGGTTGTTTAAAATTTAAAATGTTTCTAATTATTTACGAGGTATACAATGGCTGAACAAACACCTATAGAACTTTTTATTGCAAAATATAGAAAAAATATGTCGACAGCTATCGATCAACCCGTTATCGATACTCGACGGCCTAGGACTCTTAAAAAAGCAAAGGACTTAATAGAATCTCAATCCACACTAGACATAACGGCAGGAATTCACGAGCACGATGCTTGGGTGATGAGAGTGGATCCCTGGTCCCCGGACCCCGGAACAGCCCTAGACCCAAATATGGGTTTCTTTTCAATGCCAGGTACAAACTATACAGTTTATTGCGTAATCCTCTGTTGTCCATTGACAATTGGCCTACCCTTGCCGGGTACTGACCAACTGGGAGCACCAAGCAACACTTTAGGTGGTTTTCTGATAGAGCAATTTCCAAGCTTTGATGGCCGAGTGTTTGATGGATCAGAAGGGCTTCCAGAGGTGGGTGACATTGTTAAAGTAACATACAATGGTGTAAACAAAACAAGAGGTGTGTGTACCGGTCGCACTGGCCTTCGTTGGCTACCAATTGTGGGCGGAAGCTACACTCCAGCATTGTCTTCTTTTGGTTCTATGGCATTTCAGCCTGGAATGATGGGAAATGTAAGCTGTAATGAATCTGCCGGCACTGGAACAACTAATGTACCTAGGTTTTCCTATAGTGAGTTGAAAACAATGAGAGCACCACTTCAACCTCTTTTAGAATATATCGCAGCCCATGAATCTAGAGGAAATTACAATGCAGTAAACAGAGGCGTTGGGGGAGACACTCCCGGTGGAGCAAAAGCTGTTGTTGGCAAAAACCTAACAGAAATGACAATTCAAGAGGTCTTGGACTTTATGAAAGGTGGCTCTAGAGCAGCCGAAACAGGACCCGGAGGGCAAGGTTCCGTTGGGTTCTTGGCTACAGGAAAGTATCAATTAATCCCTGTCACTCTTAACGCTGCAATCAATAGCACTGGTATATCTAAAAGCACACTGTACAATGTAGAAACCCAAGAAACTCTAGGAGTTTATCTGCTATTAAAGAAGAGAAGAAAGCTTGGAAGCTATTTAATAGGTGCTAATAACGATTCCTGTGAGGCAGCCCAGGCAGCTGCTCTAGAGTGGGCATCTCTTCCTCTCCAGTATGGCAGATCAAATGGTTGCCAACGTGGGTACAGCGCATATTGCGTTGGGGGAGCAAACGCAACAGGAAGACTGAGTAGATCTCCAGAAGAGGTTATACAAAAATTACAATCTGCTCGCAGTGCTGTGACAACTAACCCTGTAGCATTGCAACTTATAACAAGTAAAGGCTCTGTGGTGGTTTAAAATGGGCGAAGAAAACAAATATACAATACCAAAATCTGTTCGCAAGGCCGTCGATCAAGCCGGCCTTCCTAAGCCTGAAAGAGATTTGCTGGAAAATCTAGATAATATGGTTTTAAAGCATATGCATTCTGGAATAGGTGGTGGCAGGCAAACAGAAGCTATACCTGAATTTAATTCCTCTCCCTCTGAGCATATAATTTCTGCAAGGGATCTAGGTAGAAATGCCTCTATTGTTCTTGGATATGATAGGGAATCAACAAAAACAACAGGTTATGGTGGAAGAGGTCACACACATGCCGCCGCCATCGATATAGTTGTCGGTCGAATGGGCCCGTATGCAGTAGAAGCAGATAACAATGGTAACAAGGTGAAAGCCAATATTGGATTTAAAGTCGATTCTGCGCGCATATATATAAGTCAAAAAACTGATATTGATGAATATTTTGGAATCAACGAAGGTAAGGTCGGAAGTCCAAAAGGTAGATCTGCTATAGCTCTCAAAGCTGACAGTGTTCGTTTAGTCGCTCGAAAAGGAGTGAAAATAGTCACAGGGGTTGATACAAGAGAGTCAGCTGGTTTTAGGCAGCTAGCCACAGACGGCATTGATTTGATGGCTGGAAACCCAGAGGATGAAACCGCTTTGCAGCCTCTAGTTAAAGGCGATAACTTACGACAAGCTCTTTCGGATCTTTCAGAGCAGATCGCCAAACTAAGAGGAGTTCTTTACGGATTTTTAAAATCACAAAGGGATTTTAATACAGACATACTTAACCACCAACACAATTCTCCATTTATGGGAATACCAACATCTCAGCCTTTTGTTTTAGCAGCTAAAGGTATCAGAACAATAATAGAACAGGTTGCAACGTCAGAAAAAGATATTAATGCACATGCTGCCACGCTTACAGCATGGGAACAAAATTATTTAAATCCACTAAAAACAGATACTTATATTAATAGCAACTACAATAGGACAAACTAATTTAAAATGGCATCTCCTCCAATTACAACCCCTCCACCCACAACTAATGGTACCATGCCAGAAGTTAGATGGAGTCTTAAAAGCGTTAATCAGCCATACGAGGAAGCTGGTTTATACAAGGTTATTGTTCGCTCAACATCGAGAGACAAAGAGGGCACCCTTGAAGATTTTGTTACAATGTCCACTTTAGAGAGGGCGATTGATTTAGTTTATAATTTTTATGGCAAGATAGATATACCCGGAACCGATAGTTCCGGTGGTTCTGGGCATGCATCTAAAACTTTAAAAGAGAAAATTACACCAGAAAGTGCTATGGCCGGCTCAAACGTTGTAGCTATGACAGTGGTGGATCATTTTATTGATGATCGGCCAAACTCTGCTATAAAGCTTTTAATAACTTTTAGCAAGATGGCTATAGATCGAAAAGCCGATTATACTTTTGATCCATCTCAGATAGTCCATCAAAAACACTTTGAGTTTCAATCTTTAGAGAGACAGGTTAAGAAACTAAAAAAACTATTTATGGATTACCATAATGTTGCAAAATTTTTTGATGGAAGAATAAGCCCGTATATTAATTTTAAAAAAGAATATGAAAGGTTAGCGTCTTGGTATGACTCTCTTGTTGAGTTTGTCGAGTTTAACAACATAAGAAAAACATCAGATGAGAATGACACAATCATACTCAGCTTAGATGAAAATTATGGTCTATTACAAGTAGAGGTAATCCAGCAAGGGATAGCAAGCACCCTGCTTAGAGGGTACGATCATTATAAATCAAAAACTGCTCTAGGGAATGCAAGAACAAACGCACTTTCTTTGAATATTACAGAAATATCTAAAGTTCGTAAAGATCCTATAACTTGGAGTGAGTTTATAAAAAGGTATTTTATCGCTGGATCATCAACAGAACAAATAAAGATTACTCACACGGGTCGCTCAAGAACACCGTCAGTGAGTGATGAAATGGCTGCGGAAGCTAATGACAAAAATAAACTTTTTCAAACAGAGGCCGACGCGGAAGAAGAAAGGCGACAGATTAGGCTCAACACACAAAGGTCGCAGCGAATGTACAATGAAGCTGCATCAGAAGCCGAAACAAGCCTTGAACAAGATCTAAGAAAAATTGCAAAAGAAATTAAGAAAATAAACAGTGCTGAAAAGCTAGTCCGTGACTTTATCATGAGGTACGGTATTGACAATCTTATTTCCGCTGGCTTAGAGTGTCTTGCTAGCCGCGCAGGAATAGATCCAGATAGTATTCCACCAATTCCGGGTATTGATCCATATTCACTACCAACCCCCCCAACAGAGATTAAATTTCCAAAATTTCCAATGGAAATTCCAACATTTGATCCGGCTGCAGAAATACAAAAAGGAATAAAGGAGGGCATGAAAAAGGCCCTGGAGGAAGCTATCAAGGCAATGGTTAATGCAGTTGCAGACATGATTAGTGATATGTGTGCTGATAAGGATTATGGACAAGCAGAGCCATTATCATTGGCAATAACTGGTAATTTAACTCCAATAGAGGAAGACAAGGGCCCCGGCGCTTTAGATTCCTGTTTTGAAGATCACGGCATGACAAGAAACGAAGGAATCATGTTTGTTGATTCAGTATCTGATGTGCTGTCTCCAACGGAAGTTTGTGACTTGTTAAATGGCTCTCCCTCCACTAGTGTGATGGAAGCTATACTTGATATTGTTGGCCAGCAAAACTTAGAACTTAATTTTATGACAGAAGAGTCTGTTCTTGATTTCTTTGGCTGTCTCGGTGACTTAATAGATCCGAGCTATTGCGATGCAATTTATAATCCTCCGATACTCCCAGCAGAGGTGGATCCTTGTTTGTTTGAAGATTCCCTCATTGATGCTCTCGGAGACGAACAGGCATTTAATGATCTAAATGATCTATTAGATTTAATAAATAACGATGAACCAGTAACCGACCCAATGTCAATCTGTGAATCCGGTATAATTCCAGCACTCAGTGGTATGCCTGCTATGGCTCACTCGATGGGCAAAGCTCTAGACGGAGTTTTGGGCCCCGCTCAGACTTCATTTATAAATGACGTTAGTGGGTTAAAGAGCCTGTATTTGAGGGTTGATAGAAGTCAACCTAATTTTGAATTGATTGAGCAGCTCGTTGCCGCTGGAGCCCTTAATACACCATCGGAAGAGGAGGAAGCAGCCCGAGAAGAAAAGATGAACTCTTTAAACAATTTCTTTGCGTTAGATGCTTTTGCTGGAAATGAAGACTTAGCCAACATTGCTTCTTTGGTGGAACGTGGAAATAATGCAGTCATGGCTGGCGCAAAATTTGTGGTGCAAGCTCCAATACGAAGAACATTGCTAAACTTTGTAGAGGAAATTCAAACGCCTTGGAATCCTGAGATTCCAAATTCATTTAATTGGGCCTTCTCTATCGGTACCGATTCTGATGATATTCATTTTGGTTCTCCAAACCTGATAGCAATACAGGACACTCAAAGCGGCGATACGATGTCTCATCCCGAAGGCATAGAGATTCCAGAGTTATACAACGCTAGCTACACAACCGCCAGAAATTTAACCGCTATGGAATTCGGTCAAAAGATTCGGGATTCATTATCTTCCCTTGGTGGCTCTTCCAGCGCAGCAGTGATGAATGATTTGGCAAATGTTGAATATTTCAATACAGTTTTATACATGGCAGAGAGCGCAGCAGAAGGTATTCTTAATTCAGACCTGTTCGATTCAGAGGAGTTTAGAAAGTTTTCACTTGTTCCTGTGCCATGTCAAGACGGCACAGAATTAAACGCTGCAGATCTTCTAGATATAGAGAATATTAAGCAGACAGCCTTAAACGACTTTTTTCAAGGCGCTTGTATTGAAGGGGATTATGAAATTGGCCCCCTTGAAGATGCGATGATGTTCGCAGTGACAAATGTTTACATTCAGGTTTATGTTGTGGAGCAGTTGTTAAAGAACATATTCTTGTTTAACACATATGGAACAGCCGAAGTGCTGTCAGATCCGGTGTTATTAAAGAAGATGGTCGAAGATATAAAAAACAGCTTCTCTATCGAAGCAGAAAGAATATCACCAGAAGACCCGTCCTCAGTTGAGCCCTCTCTTCATACAACGATTGAAGAACTAAGCAAGATATATGTTAGAAAATTACTAGCTGCTCCACCAGAAAATAGTTTACCAGATTTAATTAACGAAGGGCAGTTTATTTTAATGGAACCATCCGAGGTCACAGCAGCCTTCGCGCTGGAATACATTGTTCAGAAAAGATTAAAGGATGCTTCAGAGACAATAGGTGCTATCCTAACTGGTGGCTCTACCGCATCTTTTCATGGTCAATATTTAGCCAATGGTTTACCAACATCTGAGTTGTGGACCCCTAGAGACGGCACTTTAGAACTACAACAATCTTCAGGTGGCAATGGATACACTTACAAATACCTTCTTGATGTACCAATTGGGGCTGCTGACGAAGATTACAGCCCTGAACTTCCAGCAGTGCCATCTTCTGGTTTGGGAATTGAAAGATACGTGTTGATGCACTTAAATGAAACACTTGTCTCTACACTGTCTGGGTTAGAACAATATATCATTAATAATATTATAATACCTGAACTTGGCCCTCACTTCCAACAACAGGCTGATCGCCGTCGTTATATTCTGTCTTTTGATGAATTTAGCACGTTTTTAACTCGCAGTGCTCAGTTCGCAGATGTTTCTGAAATATTAGATGAACTGCCGCCGGTAACCTTAGCCGCGGCTAATGGCTCTGGTGTTTCTAGAAAAGATATTAAGATTGACGAGAACAATTATGAAGCATTAAGGTTTATGTCAAATCTTATATCACACGAGATGGATGGCTCTACAGCGTTAATCGGACCATTGAGAGATGCTACACAAACAGGCGATCAATACCCAGATCCCCTGACAGATCATGCAGAAAAATTATTCATACCAGAGAGTTTTTGGACAACCACATATGGTCAACCGCGCGCAGACTGGACTGCCCCTCATTATATATACAACGATGATTTTGATGAAATGTCCGTTGGCTTCCCAGATAGTTGGGGAGAATATAATCCATCTCTCGGCGCCGATCCTGCCACACCGAATGTACCAAGGAGGATTTACTTAACTCCTCCAAATAATGGAAACTGGGTCTCTAACGGCGTTGTTCAGTATAATCAGTTTAAATATTATTCCCCACAAGGACACGCAGAACAGGTGGACCCAAACGAAACCCAGCCTGCTGGCATTTTAAATTTCTGGTCTGCTGTAGAAAACTTCCCAGTCTTTTTAAGGGAAATTCCACTATCGGTCCTTCGCGATCTTAACAATCAGCCATCTATCGCGCCCAGTGGAGATTATCAGTTCTCTCAGACAGCGCCACCATTCTCAACTGTGTTCGAAAATATTCGTTTAGGCGCCAGATTAATTTATTATACGCCATACAAACAGTTCTCTGAATTAGAACCCCGCGGTTACTTTGAAACATATGGTCAAGATTTGACTCAGCAAGAACAGAAGTGGTTAGAGTATAGAACAGGTCCACCAATAAGGGGTGGCAATAACAAATACATTTTCCCAGTAGATATAGGGGCGTATGGTGCTATTCAGATTGCTGAAAACAGACAGGAGTTACTTGGCTCTTCATCAAATTACATATATGCCAAGTTTAGATCATCAAAGTCAGAACTGTATGAATCTTTAGCCTCGTCTGCTGGCTATCGAGATTTGTTTGTTAATGACTTGTATGGGTCTCCGATACTACCGGCAAGAGAAATAATTGCATTCTTTGCGTTACTAAGTCAAGCTGTGTCCGACAATAAATCTGCCGACATCAATAAAATGTTTGATGATACTAAGTTAAATTTAAGATTTGTAATGCGCGCCTTATTAGCCGGCAATGATTATGCGTTTGAAGATCCGGAAGACCGATCTTCTGCGCAAGCAGCTCGCGATGCAGTTTTAGGCATTGTAGGCGCCGGCGCAGCTCCGTTTGCGCAAATGGGCGCGTCTTTTGTACTTAAAATGTTGATAGAAACTCCAAAAATGATTGTTAAAGGGTTGGCTGAAATATTAGACCCTCACGTTGTAATAGGTACACAGATAAGAAATATAACAGGTCCAATATTACAATCAATACCATCCTCTTTGCCGTTTGATGAACTGCTGCAGCTGCTGCAAGAGGAGATAGAGACGAAAGCAGACCAAGATGGAATTCCAGGGCCGCTAGTACCTCAAATTAAAAAGACGGGTATAGACATGGTTGGCAAATTACCATTACTGTTTTTGCCGCCACCAACACCGCTTGGGATACTTTATATCTTGTTAAATATGAATTTAGAAGACCTAATTGAATTGCCAGATTGTGATTCGGAGTAAGAATGAGTAAATTAATTCAACCTTTAACTAAATATAACAGGTAAAGTTATGAAAGGTTTATCACCAAAATTTCCACTTGTTTTGAACACGGCTGAAATTACATATCAGCTTAATGTCTCGTACAAGGAGATGATCGCACAAAATTTAAAGAATTTATTGTTAACAAGTCCAGGCGAACGAGTCATGGAGCCAAACTTCGGTGTTGGTTTAAGAAATTACTTTTTCGAACCTCTGTTACCAGAAACTCTCATCCAGATAAGAGAAAATGTATACTCTCAGGTAGGAACGTACATGCCGTTTGTTGAGATAATAGATGTTGAGTTTTTTGAATCAGATGATGTTGGAGCGAACCCTAATATGCTTTCTGTAAAAATTATGTATGCAATAACTCCTTTACAAGAGGTGGACACGCTTAGCATAAATAATGATTTTTTAACTTCTTAACGGGAAACTAACTTATGGCTAAAAAAATTAAATCAATTGATTATACAAGCAGAGACTTTGAGTCTATTAGGCAAGACTTAATCAATTATACAAAAAAATACTATCCTGACTCTTTTAAGGACTTTAATGAGGCTGGGTTTGGAGCATTGATGCTCGATAGTGTTGCTTATGTTGGCGATATGCTTTCTTTCTACTTGGATTATCAAGCAAATGAAAGCTTTCTAGAAACATCGATGGAATATGCGAACATTGTCAAACACGGAAGACAGATGGGGTACAAATACCCAGGAGTACCTTCTTCTTCTGGGTTAGTTTCTTTGTATATTACAGTACCGGCCAACGCAGACGGCACCGGCCCAGACATGTCATATGTCCCAACTCTTCTTAAAGGAACCCAGTTTACGTCTTTAAATGGTAGCATTTATACATTAATGGAAGATGTTTATTTTGGAAATGCGACCAACGAAGTGGTTGTATCAACTGTGGACTCCTCCACTGGCGTACCGACAAATTTTGCTATTAAAACATCAGGCTTAGCCATTTCTGGTCGTTTAATATCGCAAGAAGAGACAGTGGGTGATTTTCAAAAATTCTTGCGCATAGGATTGAACAACCCAAATGCTACTGAAATTGTTTCATGTGTTGACTCCGAAGGTCATGAATATTTTGAAGTGGATCATCTTTCTCAAAATGTTATTTACAAAGCAATACGAAACAACAATCAACATAGAAAATCCACACCATCAATCCTCAAAGCAGTCCCTGTACCTAGAAGGTTTGTTTTAGAGAGATCCCCAGGTGTAGCATTCCTTCAGTTTGGCTACGGTAGTGATAATGAATTAGTAAATTCCAGTGTTGTTGATCCAGCAAACATTGTAATGAACATTCATGGTCGCGACTATTCTGTAGATGAAGCTTTTGACCCAACAAAACTTACTGCTACTGATAAGTTTGGAATAGTTCCATCGAACACAACGCTTAATATAGTTTTTAGAGCTAACGCATCAACAGATGTTAATGCTAGTGTTGGCACAATTAACGGAGTTTCTTTGCCGCTATTTAAATTTACAAACCAGGGCGCCCTAAATGCAGGTTTAAGAACTACAGTTCGTGGTTCTTTGGAGGTTTTGAATGAGGAACCTTTTGTTGGGGACGTTGCTGTGCCTAGTGGTACAGAACTTAAACAAAGAATGTATAGTTTTTATGCAACTCAGAATCGCGCAGTCACTGCTGAAGACTACAAGAGCATGGTTTATGCAATGCCCGGACGTTTCGGGGCTGTAAAGAAATGCTCTGTTTCTCGGGATTTTGATTCTTTTAAGAGAAACTTAAACTTGTATGTTGTCTCTGTTGATTCGAATAATAAATTAAGTCTAGCCAACACAACAATAAAAAATAATATTAAAACTTGGCTAAATCGGTATAAAATGATAAATGACACTGTTGACATATTAGATGCTAAGATTGTTAATTTTGGTATCAAGTTTATTGTTGTCGCAGACTATGAAGAAAACAAGTATGATGTTTTGAATCGGGCAACTGCAGCTTTGAAAGAACACTTTTTAACAAATAGCTTTGATATTGGAGAGCCTATTTATATTACAGACATTTATAAGGCCCTACAAAAAGTGAAAGGTGTCGTAGATGTGGTTGACGTTATAGTTGTGCAGAAGCGTGGTGGTGTATATTCAAACACAACCTATGACTTCGAAGCAGCAATATCCAACGACGGAAGAAAGATTTTAGCAGAAGAGGATCTTGTGTTTGAATTGAAATATAGAAATACAGACATTGTAGGAAGCGTTTCATAATGGCCATTAAAAGATATAAAGCAAGTAAAGATACAACCATATCAAACTCATATGATTTTTCCCTCTTGCCTAGAAATAGAGCAACTGGTTCGAACATGGGTGCTGCAGACACTCTAGAAATCTTTTCGATATATGGCCAAGTATCTTCATCGGGCAAGCAAGAGGCAGTTGGCCTGTCGTCAGAACTTTCCAGAGTTTTGATTGGCTTCCCAGTTAGTGGATCAACAGAAACAATTGGGTCTGACCGAAATGCTGGAAAAATTCCTGTCTCTGGGAACGTAAAGTTCTTTTTGCGAATGTTTAATGCAAAGCATGCAGCCACAACTCCAAGAAACATTAAATTAGTTGTTGCAGCTGTATCAGCCAGTGCCGACTGGGAAGAGGGAACTGGCATAGATTTAGATGAGTATAAAGACAAAACTCATGACGAAGAGGGCGCAAACTGGATTAGATACGCATCTAATAAATCTTGGGACCGCCCCGGCGGAACATTTTATATTGATAGTACCTCTTCATACACCACAACTTTAGAAAAGGGCGACGAGGATATTGAACTTGATGTTACATCTATAGTTGAATATTGGCTCAAACCAGAGGGCAATGCCCAGCGCCGTGAAAATCGCGGCTTCGCAGTTTTTCTTACTTCAAGCCAGGAAGCATATCACTCTGCCTCAAAGGGTTATAACCTAAGTTTATTTCAGGGTCAGGGCGCAACAGGCTCTGTAATCCACAACCCTGCCGGTGCAAAAAGATCGTATTATACAAAGAAGTTTTTTGCACGGACATCTGAATTCTTTTTCAAACAGCCCGTTCTTGAAGCTCGATGGGATAGCACAGTTAAGGACAGGAGAGGTGATTGCCACTATAGTAGCTCTATGGTATCAGCTCAAGACAATTTAAACACAATCTATCTTTATAACTATGTTCGAGGTCGTCTGCAAAACATTCCATCGATAGGGACCGGTGAGATTTTTGTTACTTTGTATTCTGGATCTGCAGACAATAATTCACCTTCAATTAACACAATTAAATTACCACAAGGTGGAGGTGTTTCCGGACCTGCGCACACATTAATCACGGGTGGGTATGTATCTACTGGTATATATTCTGCTTCATTTGCTATCACAGCCGCATCTAACCCGCTAAGTAGGGTTTTTGATGTTTGGCATAGCGAGATTCCCATCGGAGAGGCACAGCCCGCTACGGAATTCTGGACAGGAAGCATAAACGTAAAAGCCTTTAAGTCTTACACGAATGCTCCGAGTTTTGAATATGTAACTGCAATACCAAATCTTAAAGCATCCTATTCAAAAACAGAGGTAGCTAGATTTAGACTCTATGTCAGAGATAAAGACTGGAATCCAAACATATACACAAAGGCGACCAATACTCCCGATAATACTATTATTGAAAGTGGATCGTTTAAGGTGGTAAGATTACAGGATAACCTCAATGTCATTAGTTATGGCACGGGATCAAACAGGCACACTCATACTTCCTTTGATGTGTCTGGAAATTATTTTGATTTGGACATGGATCTCCTACAAGAAGACTACACGTATGGAATAAAACTCGCCTACTACAATGATCACATTGGTGGGTGGACTGAACAACCGGAAATTTTTAAATTTAGAGTTGAAGACTAATGAGTATTAAACATCTTTTTGATAAAGTAAACGTTGATAAAAGTGCTGCCGGATTAAACTCCGAAGAACTTGGTGGTGAAGTTGAATCTTCACGTTATCACGATGCTAAAATCGTAAAAGATGATAGAATCATACCGCAAATTGATTTCTCAAAACCAGAAAACTTTGCATTTTATGGCTCAGCTGAGCGATATTATGATGATGCAATCAAAAACATATATCAGACCTATCCATATGATGGATCACTATACGAGAAATTAGACTGGGAAAATAGTGCATCTTATGTTGATCTGTATGTTTTTGAGAATCTCTATCCAAGAACAAATGGATATATTAGATTTGACCGTGATGGTGCAGACAGTCCTAGCAATATTGCAGTGGGCTATGGTGTTTTTAGTACAGCAGACCAAGAATATATTACAATAAAAGGTGGCCCAGGTATCGGTGGTGGCCCTCAGTCTGCAGCTGCAAACATATATGATACAGGCTCATTCCGTGAATCTAATTTAAAACTTGATCCAGTTGAGGGTACAACTGTTGAGTTCTGGTTGAAAAAAAAGGCGTTCAACTTAAGCAGAACTAGAAAAGAAGTTCTCTTTGATCTTTGGAACGGAGAACACTCATCAAGTGCTGGTTACGGTCGCTTAACTATTGAACTGACTGGTGCTCAATACAGTCAAGCTACAACAACTTCCGGAAGGGCTTTCCGGGTCACTTATCAGTCGGGTAACCTTACTACAGCCAGAGCCCCAACACATGGATTTCAAAACCAACCAATCGGTACTACAGGCGCTCTAACTTCTTCTGTTGCAGATAACAATTGGCACCATTATGCTTTCTCTTTCTTATCTGCGTCTACGGGTATAAGAACTAGACTTTATATTGACGGAGACTTAAACGAAGAAAAAATTCTAGGTACAAACGGAGCCAAAGAGATAACAGGCTCTTTAATTGCTAGAATTGGTGCATTGCGAACAGCACCATCCGGTGCGATTGGCTTTCACGGAGCCACTGATCTTGCCGGCGCCGGAAAACTTTCTGGTTCTATAGATGAGTTCAGGTATTGGAAAACACAACGTTCTTCAAAAGAAGTTGGTAGACATTGGTTTACTCAAGTTGGTGGTGGCACAAACACTGATCCGGCCAATACAAAATTGGGCGTTTACTATAAATTTAATGAAGGGATTGTTGGTACCAGCACAGACGAAATAGTTTTAGATTATTCTGGTCGAGTAACAAATGGTGCATGGACTGGCTACATTGCTGGAGCAAGGGAAACTGGATCAGCCATAAACGAAGCCACAACAACAAATCAAGAATTTTTAGATCCTATTCTTTATAGAAACCACCCCTCAGTTAATTCTTTAATCTCCAAGATGCGTCTGTCTGGATCAACTCATGACCATCTAAATGCAACCTCTTTCTTTAGCTCTGTCCCAAGTTGGATGCAGGAAGAGGATAGGAAGTCTGGTGATTTACTAAAAGACCTAACTCAAATCATGTCAAGTTACTTTGACACAATGCATATGCAGATTTCAGAGTTACCAAATATTAAAAATTATGGGTATATAAGTGGCTCCTCTAAGCCAAACAATTTTAATAAAAACCTTCTGAACTCCCAAGGACTCCTAGCGCCAGAGATTTTTATTGACTCAGAAATTATAGAACGTTTAGCTTCTAGGAATGAAGATGAAACATACGATAAGTCTTTAGAGTACACTAAGAATCTAATATATAAGAACATTTACAATAACTTATCTTACATTTACAAGTCAAAGGGTACCGAGAAGTCTTTCCGAAACTTAATTCGCTGCTTTGGTATTGACGATGAGATAATAAAGCTAAACACTTATGGCAACAACGTTACCCACAAGATCCGAGACAACTATAGACTAGTTTCTACTCCAAAGAAGTATATTGATTTTAATGACAATAATAGATTTGAGGGAACTGTATATCAGATGTCCTCAAGTAAGAACCAAAATAGTTATTCTTATATCGATGCGGCAAAACAACTAACAGGCGGTTATGGATTTACTTTACAAACTGAAGTTATCTTTCCAAAGAAGGCACCACAAACGGACCCCTTATATCCTAGGCAAAGATATCCTGAACTAACGGCGTCATTGTTCGGTGTACACACGGCAAGAACTTCCTCAACAAACACAGTCAATACTCAGTGGGCTGAACCAGATGTTGTTAACTTTCAGGTCCACGCTGTTCGCGATGAAGTTGAATCAAACAATATACGGTTTATTTTAACAGGCAGTGCAGATGGTTACTTCCCTGAATTATCGAGTAGTCTCTACGAGGATGCTTATGATAATACTAGATGGAACTTGGCAGTAAGAGTTAAGCCAGCAAAATTCCCACACGCAGATTCTGTACACGGCACCACTGGTTCTTTCTCTGGTGTAAGTCAAAACTTTAGCAGGTATTATACTGTAGAACTTTACGGTAACCAAACTGAATTTGGTACCATACAAAATGAATTTACAGTCACAGGAAACATAGATTTAGCAGGGTTAAATCCTGCATCATCTGCAGACCAGTTTATTTACGGCGCCCGCCGTATATATATCGGCGCTCACAGAACGAACTTTACTGGCGCTGTTTTACAAAAAACTGATGCAAAGATTTCTTCGTGCCGGTTCTGGCTAGATTATTTGGATGATGAAACACTCCGCGCGCACGCTAGAGATGTTGGCAACTATGGTGCTAAACACCCATATCGAAACGCTTACTCATTTGAAGGAAAATCAATTTATAACTCCTCAAAGACTTTGGTTGGTCGAGGGCGAAACTTTGAAGTACCACAAATTGAAACACTAGCATTAAACTGGGACTTTAATCAAGTCACTGGTTCGGATGCTAGCGGTGAGTTTACTGTTGTTGACTTCTCTTCTGGTTCTGCTAACAAGAGAACAAGATATGGCTGGATAGGTGATATCACAAAAGCTCAGTATACAGCTAGGGGAACTGGTTTTGGTACAAGTTCTGCAAAAATAGTAGATAAGAATTATATTGGATCCGCAAAACAAAATCTTCCAGAAAACTTATATTCAGAAGACATGATCTCAGTGTTGTCTACACAGGATGATGTTGAATTTACAAGAGATTCTAGGCCAATAAACCACTTCTTTGCATTTGAAAAGAGTATGTATCAGACCATTTCTGAAGAAATGATCAACATTTTTGCCAGTATAGTTGATTTTAATAACTTAATTGGCGATCCAATAAATAAATATCGTCATGAATATAAGCAACTTAACAAGCTTCGATCACTTTTCTTTGAAAGAGTACAAAATACACCAGATTTAGATAAGTATGTAGACTTTTATAAGTGGTTTGACGACGCATTATCCAAGATGCTGCAGCAATTAGTGCCAGCCTCTGCAGACTTTTCTGATGATCTAAGGACTGTTGTTGAAAGTCACGTATTAGAGCGAAGTAAATATCAACACAAATTCCCAACTGTGGATATGAAATATGAGGAACCAGAGGGGCTTGTAGAAAGCATCCTTCCTTTAAGCCCGGGCTGGAAATATACACACGCTCCGATTCTTAAAGAAACAGCTGGAACGTCTCTGCTGTTTGATGGATCAAACGATCATGTAGATGCTGGAAATAATTCTTATTGGGCTCCTAAAATTACCGATCCTAATGTTAGTTTTTCTTTCTGGATAAGACCAGCTGCCCAGGCTCAAGAAACAATCTTTCATATGGGCGGGGGAAATGCAGCTCTAGAGGCGTTTCTCTTTAATAATCTTACCCTAGGTGGGTGGATCATGTATGCACGAATGCATGATAATTCCGGCAATCAATCATGGGTCCAGGCAGATCTGTCAAGTGCCGGCCAGTTTACAGCGGGAGCGTGGCGCCACGTAGCAATTAGTTTTGGAACGGGATATCCTTCAGTTTATATAGACGGTGTAGACCGCACACCTAGTTCAACCTCTTATAAATCTAATGCTGGTTCAGCCTTCGCCGGCCCCGGAACAAATGGGCTGCGAATTGGTAGAAAAATTACTTATAACTTCAGCGCCTTTGCAGGCCATTTGGCCGATTTTGCTGTCTTTACAAAGCTTTTATCATCCGGCGAGGTGTCTACCATTTACAATGGTGGTCGCCGTTTAAGCTCGACAGGGTATCTTGGAATCACTGATATAGCTGGTTTTTGGAAGCTAGGCGACGGTGATGGTGCAATTGGGACAACTCCAACTCAGTTTACAAACGCCTTTGATGCGGGCAACCCAGGATTACCTACCTCAACTCCTACCATTCAGAACACTTCCCCACCTACAACGCCGCAGGGCCTCAATGGATTAGATGAGAACCGAAACAGCAATTGGTGGCGCACCCGAGCCGAAAGACACGTTTCTATTTCTTCATCTGCGGGACTGTATCACAACTCAGCCAAAAATGATTTGTTATCCGCATTTAAGAGTACAATTACTAGAAAGAAAACAACACCATATAGATTTAGCAGTATCAAAACCAGAACGATCCACGGTGGAATTAACTATAGTCAGAATAAGCGTCGAGATATAGTTTACAATGCTGTATACCCATTTGGCCCAATCCTTTCTGGCACAAACGTACCATTAAATATTGCAATTACATTCCAGTCTGATTTGGATGCTTTACCGACGATTGATCACCTAGAGCCAATTAAGAAGCGATATATGGCTCATCGCATGACGTTGAGTAGAAACCAAGATCACGGCGCGCACTACAAACTCAAAGGTGACATAGTAGCTCTTTATAACTTAGTAAGTTCATCTCAAGGTTCCGCGCCCGAGGCGGGTTACAACAAGCATGTGATTCAAGCACTAACGGGAGCAAATGTTCCTGCAGGTCAAATTGAATTAGTCAACTTGCACAGTGATACTGTTGGCGAAAGTAATGAGATTCCGATGCAGGGTCCATTTACTGAAAAATATGTCGGTGGGCGCCAACACCGACACGTTACTCTAAACAGAGCGGTTTCTACAAAGCCCGGTAAAAATAATTTAGACTCCAAGGCAGACCGACCGGAAGGTTGGAGGCTATTGTTTGATACTTGTGCTTCAGAAGATGAGACCGGCGCAATTGCTTTTGTAGGCCCCCAATATCCAGATGATGGTGTTGCTGGTCCCCTAGAATCTCCACCTTATTTAATTGATAGGCCAAAGGCACATCTTTACAGAGAGATCGCAGCTAAAAGACCAGTAAACATTAAGAACATACTTCATACAACTGGCTCTCCAACAATTATTGGAAACTACGCACACAATTATGAGGTTGTACACACTGTTGGTAGAACCCAAAATGATCCATTCTTTAGGGATCAGTCTGTTCGGTTTGCAACGGCATCTGAAATGCCGTTTATCCGCCGCGGCTCCCGAAACAAGACGGGCTCGCTCGGGTATAGAAATCCATTAGGTCTAGTGGACGTACAGAAGGAACAGCCACCAAAGGAACAATTAAACTATAAATTACCAACGAGATCTACAAACAAGACTGTTATTGTTAATAGGTTCTCTTCCCCTGGCGGTTTTGAAGTTATGTCCAGGGGCTACCTTGATCCCGCCCACGAGGAATATTCTCCATATAACGCATTACCATTTAGAAACTTAGGCATCCGAGGTTCTGGATCTGGTGAGGCCGGCAACGAATTAAGAATGAACGACCACACCGGTCGCCGTAGAGGACTCCAAACTCTTCTAAAACAACGTTCTGGCCAGTTCGGTCACGATGCCGACTTCGGTAGTGTCACTGCTCTAAATTATGTGATAACCCCATCTTTCCACAAAGTACACCGCAACAGAAGACTTGTTCCGAAGCTAGACAATCCTTTAGATGACCAGAGTTTTATCACAGGATCTCGATTTGACAATGCGTTTGTTACGCACGTTATTCCACAAAGTGATTTACAGTATCGGTGGATTAAAGCTTCTGCTTTGCCAGTGGCATCAAACAACTTGTTGGGCTTTGCTCAATTGAGTGGTGGTATCGCTCCATCCACAGATATATTATTCCTCAGTGCTAGTGAGTTTGTTAGTTATACATCTTCGACTGGAGAAAGATTCTTTGGCGATGAAGAAGCAGATTTAGTAACAAGAAGCCTAGCCCAGCGCACAGTATGGACTGATTTTGCAGGCGTAAACTATCATATTTTTGAGCCATTGACTGCTTCTTCAGGCCACTTGGGATATATTTCTACAGCCCCTGCAACCACCTATGCAAATAAAGATATTATTAATAGCATTGGTGGCAGAACAGCGCCAACTACCGCATCTGTGTTGAACGCCCTGTTACTACACAGAAACGGTCCGTATCAACATCCATCTTGGAAACAGATCCGCACAGGTCAACATCCCGTATCGCGACATCAAAGAAAGAACAACCTTCTAACAGTTCGGACAGAACCAGATGTTATCGAGGTCACTAGCAACGGCAAAACAGTAACCCGCCGCGGCCTTGCAGGAAACTCTTTTGTTAAATACACTGAGCCCCCAGTCTCTAGTGAAAACAAACCTTTAATTCACATCTTTAAGGGTGAAATGGACACATCCAAGCGAGGAGAAATTAGTAAAAACATTAAGATTGCTCACAGTTATGGTAACAACTTAACTTACTTTGCAAATACTGAGCTTAATAATAGACTTGGTACAATCAAGGGTTCTAATACAGACACTATGTTAAACCGAATTAACAGTGTCCTTTTTGATCCAAACACAGAATCTCCGATGGAGGATGCAGAGTCGATTCGTTTTATTTATTCCGAAAGAATTTTCCCAAGAAGAAGAAATTCTATGGGACTTAATAAAATTCGAACAAGAACTAATTTCATCTTAGATAGCTACTGGGCAGATAACAGGGGTAAGAGAACTCGCCCCGTCGCCTTTCCAGACGGCACTCTCTTCCCGGGCCACAAACGCCCCGAGCCTATTTTCTCTAGTTCAATGGTTTCCGCCACCGGTGCATTACCTTCAAAGGTGTATGGATTCCGTTCGCTTTTATCTCAAAGTATCTGGCCTCTGGACGCACACTCTAACGCTCTCACTGTTTATTCTAAAAATGCCGGTACAGGCGACGGAGCAGGCGTACTTCAAAACAACTATACAACATATCACACAGCCAGTGTTTTCGAGCCTCTTAAGCAGTTCGGCCCTCTATACTGTCGTCGCACTCCCGGCTCTCATGGTGTCCCCGGTGGAGATCATGATTACTTCCCGGGCGATACAATCTGGGAAGCAGGCACTCAAGCCGGCAAACAACCATTCCTGTCATATGAAAACTATTCAGATAACTTAAGGTTGGTTGGTAAAGATTATTCTATAGTTCCTGAATTTAGGATGAGTGAACATCTAGATTATTACATCAATGACAAGAAGGGTGATTTCTTAGCAGATCGTAATAATTTATTAGAAATCACAGGTGGAGCCATCGCTGATAGTTCCCATGAAGATTTTTACAGTGTATATTCGCACACTGACTTCATGAAGTATTTCGAAACAGTAGACGATCAATATCATGAGCAAACTTTAACAGATGGTACAAAAATTTCTAGAGATCGAATTGCTCTAAAGTGTTCAGCATTACTTAAGTTCTTACCATATGACGGATTTTACCCAGTACAAAGAACTGTTGAACTATCAAAATTATTCTATAAGGATTTTGTAAGTGGCTCCGGAGGGCTAACTGATAGATTAGTAAGCCTCGGTTTGCGTAAAACTTCTACGGGCGCCCGCGATAATCTTGCAGCTGCCGCCGGCGCTACACCTCAAGTCTTGAACTCCGCTAGACCATATGTCGAGCCGTTTTTTGCACCGGGCATTATGTATAATAGTATAAAATCTGGTATTGCTGTTGATTATCCTGTTGCAATTAGTACAAAGGTCACTGCTAGTGTTAGAAGACACACTCAGACAGGAACAGACGATGCAAATCAGTGGTTTGTTTCGGCGTCCGTTGGTCAAGGTATAGACAAACACTTCCATAGAGTTCCGTTCGAAGCAATTATTAAGCCATCAGCTTATGTGAACGCAAATACAATAAGTGGCTCTTTAATCTTTGATATGGAGCCGCACCCAAGTGGCGCTCTGTCTGCCTCTTTGGGTCGAATAGCTCCGTTCCCTAACGTTCTTGTAAACTATCCTGGCGCCAATGGTAAGCTTTATGAACTAGCAGCCGACAATTTCTTTGCAGAATGCTTAAACTTCTTTATGAAAGAAGATGAAGAAAAATCATTGCTTACAACATTCGTATCAAAACCAGAAAGTGAGTTTGGAACAGTTGTAAGTGGTAACCTCTATTCAATGAGAGTCAACCTTGATCGTGCTCCAATCAACTTATCAGGAAGGGTTTTTGGCAAAGACAACCCGGGCTTCTATTATTTGAATGAAAATAAATTCAACATGTATGATAGGCCATCAGCCTTTGGTCCCGGTTTCTGCTCACACCGCAGTCGAGTTGTTGGCTCTTCCGCGGCAAACAAGGCTCAACAAAATTATTCATATCAGCCAGTTACTCCATCTTATTATGATGGCAAGTCCTCTGCTTTAATCGTATACAGGCCAGATACAACTGGAAAGCCGACTCTGGATGATATCTTTGCAAAATCATATCTTATTTGTCAAAGAAGTTTCCCAGAGTATGCCAACGGCGTATCATCTGCTATTTCTGACACTGCTGATAATGTTGTAGAGTATGTAAACTCTGTGTCTCAATTGTTGGCGATGCAAATAACTGCTTCTGTAGATGTATTTAAAAGCGAGATAGTACCAATTCCAGATTCGGATCAGGTAAGTAAAAGGTGGGTAATTCAGCCTAAATTTGAAACTCCAATCTTAAACTTTGATGAGTCTGTTGATGTGACTGCCCCAACGGGGTCTTTGATATCAAATTACGATAATGCAAGCACCAACAATAGAAAATTAAGACAGGTTTCTAAGGGTATGTGGCACCAATACGGAAAGGTCCCGACAGGATCAGCTGGCGTTTGGCTTTCTGTAACGGCTGATGAGAAAATAACCGATCCAACAATAGCTTCTCAAACACATGGACCCCTTGTTAAATCGAACTCATTAGCTGACATTATTGGCATGCCGCTTAAGCGAGATAGAATTGGTGAAGTCAAAACAACAAAGACTATCTCAGAGGCTGTTGTTGCTGTACCGTTCTTAGAGAAGCAAGGTAGAAAAGTTTTCTTTAATGTTTCGCGCGATGATATTGATTTAGCTTTGGAACGAGAAGAAGGTGTTGGTGATACAGTTCAAAACATGGTTGATTTAATGCAAAAATATGTATTACCTCCAAAGTTTGATTTTATAAAAAACGATACAATCCAGCCTTTCGCCATGTATATGTTTGAATTCTCCGCAGAATTAACAAAGCAAGACTTGGTTGATATTTGGCAAAACTTGCCACCAGACCTCAGCAACAGGTTTGAGCACAAAGAGGCAGTCATTGAACATGATTTGTTAGCTAACGAATTTTATGGACTAGAAGGTCAGGACTTAGACGGTTCGCTCAAGTGGCTTGTTTTCAAGGCGAAAAGGCAAGCAGAAAAGAGCTACTTTAATTTGCTCAAGGGAGCTACATCTTATAACGTAGAAGAAGATCTTTCAGACCGTGGCAATGTTGTTAGCAGGTTTAACAACACAAAACCGAAACCTAAGCGAGTCAGAATAGGAGACAGAGACCTTAATCTAACAAGGCGCCCAACTGCAAAACCAACAAGAAGAAAACTTTCTAAGGTTGGTAACTTACTGTCTGGTCGTAAGAAGGTAGACCTTACCAAAGAAGCTCCTCCGAAATATAGTTATAACTGGCCTTATGATTATTTTTCACTCGTTGAGCTAATTAAAGTTGATGCTGCAGTTCAGTACGCAACAGAAGAAGAGCAGCCAACAGAAGCTCCTGTTCGCCGCTCCACCCGTACACCACGGAGAGGTAGAGAATAATGACAACATTCTTTAATAAAAAAGAAGAAGTGTTACAAGTCAAACTGACCCAATATGGAAAGCATAAATTGTCCCAAGGTCGGCTCAATCCAACGTTCTATTCCTTTTTTGACGAGGGTGTAGTGTATGATTCTCAGTATATTGGCTATGGAGAAGCACAGAACGATACGGAAGCGCGCATACAGACAGACACCCCGAGTCTAAAATCTCAGCATGTGTACACTGGGATACAGACCAGCGCGAGCTTAAATGCTTCTATAGTTAGAGGTGCTTTTCAATCGGCAATGCCATCTTTGGCATACTACGAAAACGATCCATACTTTTTAGAAGAACTGCAACCCCATGACGACAAAAATGGATTTTTAACAAAGCCACTAGGCACATCTGCCTTGATCGACAAACATGTCCCAGCGTGGAGAGTTTCTCCGCTGATAGGGGAGATTTGTGACTCAGAGCGTAACTTATCAGCATCTGATGGCATAAAAAAGATTCCTCAGATTAATCTAACTGTAAATTATGAGACGTTTATTGCACAATTAGATCCTACTGAAGATTTAGATGATATAGCAGATCTCGACCCAACAATATATCCGGATGGAACTTATTATGTCGTCAGGGAGAATGATATTTTATTAGCAGTTGAAGAAAAGAATGCGCCGTTTAACAAAGAGAATTTTGATATAGAAATTTTTGAGGTTAATGAACACGAATCACAACCAAGACAGTTAAGGTTTAGTGTACAAGAAGATGCAGAGACATTACAAGTTGTATTCCCAGAACTCACGAAAAACAATGTAGAATATTATTTACAAATTAATCTAGATTCAGAAATCAGTGATTCTATGAGAAGAGAGGCTAATATAGTTGATATCTCCTCGCCAGTTGTATCTGACGAAGAGATAGGCGTCAGCACAAGAAGATACTTAATCAGAGATCTTTATGAGCCTGAAGAGGATATATGTGAATAATGGATATTAGTCTAGAAGGATTAGAGGGTTTAACTATCCCTCGTGCTTTTACAAAGAGCATTTTATTAGAATCAGACCGCACCGGTGGGACAGCGGTTTCGGTTTCTTTCGTCATAAAAGAGTTTGAAACAAATGGCCTAGGCTTTTCTTTTTCAGAATCAGATTTGAGCCGGATTAAATTCTATGGAGTCTTAACTTCGAATGAAACAATTGCCAAAAACCTCTCTGCAGATGGGTCTAGAATCTTAAATCTTGTACAGCTCAACACTCAACACCCAGAGGTTGCAGTAACCACCGTAGACGGCTCTAACATGTCTTACAGTGCGACCAACAAGGATGAATCATACACACATGCGGGCGGAAAAGCAGCGAAAGACATTGTTTACAATATGAGACTCAATTTTCCGGGCTCTGAACCAGAATACTTAGCACTGTTTATCCTTCCATACGAAATTACACAGCAGGAACAAGAGCTTGGCATGTCTGAGAATCCAGCGATTAGTTATAGCGTACACACTTCTGATATTATTATAAAAAATTCTAAGGTAAATCAGTCTGGGTTGATTTTTATATTGCCCCATCGACCGGGAACAACAGAGGGTCAAGTATGGACTGGTGGTGTACATAAGCATGCAGATGGCAGTTGGATGACTGGAACGTACCATACCAACGAATCCAGAACATTAATAGCTATGGAAGTTGAAAGCTCTAAGGTGCAAGACTTTAGAATAAGAGAAAAACTACAAAAATTGTTTTTTGATAGGAACTCTTTGCACGGCGGTGAAAATTTTAATAATAGGGCTATGACAAAATTAGCAAAAGGGGTGAATGTCCAGAACATTAGAGAAAGAAAATCAAATTATATTTCGCCTATGCATTTTGCTGCGGATACAAATAATAATTTGAACTATCACTTTTCTTTAGATCTGTTGAACGTGATTAAAGAAAACTGTGAGTTTGCATCGATATATTCCAACAACCAAGAATTACTAACATCTGCTGAAATACTTTCTTTTAAAATAATCCGAAGGAGAGTACAGAATGAATTTGTATTTAATCGCTTAACTGGTGGTGGAATATCAAATCGTGTTTTTGAAGAAAATCAAATTGAAGAAGTTATTGCACATGGAACCGGCGATACATTAAGGTCGGTTCAGTTGTCACCATCAGTCCCCGGGGTGTTGCACTATTTTGGTATAGATCCAACAATGAAAGATGTTACAACAGGAAAATATCAATATGGCGTTTCCATAGAAATGTTAGATAACACAAAACAAAAAATAGTAAACTATCTGTATTCGCCAGAGAATGGTCTAACCAACATGGTATCCCAACTCAGGCAGTATTTAAATATTGCTTCTTTGCCGCAAAACTATAATCCCGCTACAAACTCTTTTACGAATCGATTTGTAGATTTAAACTACGAACCGGTGTGGCAAGCCGCGGCCACAAGATATATTGACTTGTTAGAGACTATTTTGGGTGCGGATTATGCCATCGATGGTACAACCTTAAGCGAGTTTGAAATAACATTACAAAACATTGCCAGCCCTCATTGTGGTAATCCTTCTGGTGTTCTATTACTAATAGATTTAATTCAAAAGATAATAAAAGATTTGAGCACTTTGGTGAGAAATACAAGTCAAAATAAGCCACATTCAGACAATGACGGATATGACTCTGCCCCCGCTTCTGGCGCATCCAAAAACATATTCTCTATAAAAACATTCTTTAAAGAAGCATATGATAGTGACAGGCCAAATGACTTCGGGTTAGAATATTTGTCAATAAACGAGATACCACAAAACCCAGACTCTGCTCTCATGAGAATGATGGACTATTCAACATGGGAAGATAGAATTAAGAAAGAGAACACAAAATATTCTATCGAACCTAATCGTTCTATTAATTCTTTTGGATACCTTTCTCCATCAAATATTAAGATGCCGAAGCAACGAGATATTATGATTGAGGATACTGAAGAAAGCGCAAAAAAAATAAGTGGCGCCCTTTATAATGTTTTAGCATCAAAGGCCAGAAAAGCATCTCCTTTAAATTTAAGCAGAAACCGGGTCAATGTGCAGAGAGAAAACTTTGAAAGTGAAGACGTATCAAGAATAAGTGATCAAGTTGCAGCCCTAGAAGCTGCCGCCACTTCGGTTTCCGCCCTCCCCCGCGAGTCTAAAAATATATATAATATTGTAGATTCTAATAATGTTGCATTGACAGATGCATCAGCACTACTTTCAGCAGACTCTAATTTTGTTAAAAAGCCTAAAGTAAAAAGCCGTGTAAGTGGATCTTCAGAGACGGTGAGAAATGCAGATACTGTGTTTGCTGGTTCTAATTTATTAAAGAAGATTGATGCAAACGATTCTAAAATAACAAATCAGCTTCTGGAGGGTGACGCTTTTAATGGCTTTGCGCCTTCTAGGGATAACGTGACAAGAACAAAAGGCACGCTCCGCGGAATGCCAAGAATCCCATCGCCAAAGTCTCCCGCCGAAGCGGAATTTAATAAGATAATCGCTGAGGGAGAAGGCATGCCCCAGGATATTGCCGCTGTTGCAGTAAAGTATGGTTTTACTAAGAAAGTAGAATACTTATCTGGGTACAAAGTTGATAAAAATACCAACTATACTTTTATAAAAGAACCATTATGGTTAGAATTAACTGAGCAGGTTTTCGAAAATGCTAGAACTTCTAGTCAACCTCTTTTCTGCAGGATAGTTGAACCCAACTTGTCGCTACCAACATTTAAAGGTTTTGAGATGCCGGCGTATAATGAATATTTCATGATAGGTGCCGCCAGCACTTTATTGGTAACAGAAAGTGCAATTGGTGGTATTATCTCTAAACGAGTTGTTCCACCAAGAAAAGAATATTTTAGAATGTCAGAAATGGTGTCTTCTTACGAAGATTTTCTAAAAACTCCTAAACTTCCTGCAGGAATGGGCCTTGCTCTTCGTGATGTGGAAGATTATGATAAAAAAAGAACACAAACTGGCACTAAGCGACGATTTTTGCCTTCTTTGGGACGAGCAGCTGCAGCTACCTCAACTGTGACACCAAACACGCCACAACCTGCGACAGAGGCGCCTGCGGCGAATCCTACCCCAACGACCATTAGTAGGGGAACCACTAGAGGTGGAGGTAGTGGCTACTAATTAGTATAAGCTAAGAATATGAAAATATACGGTAAAACACATATAATTCTAGAACCTACCCTACAGGGCCGTCGCCCAGAGGGCGGTACAAGGAATAGACTTACTTATACTGAGCAGTCAGACAGTTTTCTGTTTGGTCATACTGGCTTGGGTAGATATTTTCGTCATTCTAATCTAGCTGCAGCGCCCGCCGCGCAGGGAGATCCTGAACATAGTCACAAAGCAGATGCGTTTAGAGCGACTTCAGGTAGGTACTGGGCCAGTCGGTGGCCGACTGATGGAACTTTAACATTTGCAAATAAGAGTTCGGCAAATCCAACAGGAGATACCATAGCCAGAGATTCTTATGATCCTCAATCTTTGCACCATTTAAACGAAAACAATCATGCTTTAAAAATACCGTTTGAGTTTGAATCACTTTTAATAGATGTCAAACAGACTCCTCAAAGTGCATATGCAACAATGTTGGCCCAGCCACAAACTTTGATGGGCTTGTATACAATTGTGGGAGATATAACGGATCATGAGGGCACCCCACAATCTCCTGTGCTGGGCGGTGGTCTAGAAATACACACAGCTGTTACAATAAGATATAACCATAATAATTATGCTCTAGGAACCAAGACAACAAATGTGCCGGCAACTGATACTAGTTTAGATACTTTAGCAAATGCTGGTTACACTAATTGGAGAAAATACTGTTTAGGGGGTCAAATATTTGGTAGTGCCGTAGCCAACCCACCCGGATTATTCCATCCTGTGCCATATACTTGGGTATATGGTACCACTATGGCCACTACCCTTGGCCCAAATGTTTTACAAGATCACGTTTTTACAACCATGTCTCCTTATGATCGTAACACAGACGCTTATAGGAACTGGTCCCATGAAGACGGTCTTATGGGGGCTTCAGCTAGAGGCAACTACAATTATTTTCAGGGCTATTTTTATGAAGAGCTAGATGAGCATGTAATACCAAATTCTTATGCCATATACCATTCAATTTATAATAGGTATAATTATTCACCGTCTCTAACAGAGCTGTTAAATTATAATCTATATTCTTATCTGCTTGACTATGGTGGCGAGCTAAACGAACCAACCACATATCAGCAAATAAACTCAGACACAGTTGATTCTACGATAGCCGGCGCGCAACCACGCCCATATTTAGAAGAGCTAGCGAGAAGATATGATAGAATCTCTACAAACCCTGATCATTTAGAGGGGTTAAAGAAAAGATACTCACATATTGGATTATCAGATAATGTAATGCAAGATTCTCAGCTTGCCGAGGAGCTTTATAACGCTCATAATTTATTTCCAATGAGTACAGAGTTGGAATTTGATTCATATGCTCCGAATACACAGTTCTTTAATATATTAAGGAGACATGATTTAGTTGATGCTCTCATGTTTGAAATAATGAGAGCGAATATGCAATTTCATGAAGAACAGGGTCTCCCGAATGGAGTTAATACTGGACTCACTCGAAACGGCGCAGAGTTCAAATACATGGACATGGCAGCTCAGATTACATCACCAGCAGATGACAACGAGCGCACTCAAATTTATGATTTGTATGACTATGAACCCGGTGAGTTTTACACGGAGGATCAAGGGATATATTATGTGAAATCTTTGGACTTCTTCAGCCTTATAACAGAAATGCATATGGCCAGTCCTCTTGGTCAGGGCTTGTACGCTGATACGCCAATTGGCGAGCAGCCAGCATCTCTAGCAGGCCACACCACCGATGCTGGAATTAAAGATGGTTATGGTCTTATTGTTGGTGGAAAAGTAAGGAGGAGTGATATGATTCCAACTAATTCAATATCTTCCACTGAAGTTAATAAATTGAAGCTAGCATTTCAAGCTCTTTGTACAGAAATGAGGCGCCACAATAGAGCGTGGACTCAGTTAATTGACGGAGACAGGGCATACTCAGAGCCACTTTATTACAAGGTGGTTAAAAAAGATGAGTACGACACAATTATACAAAACTATTATATTCCGCGGTCTAGCCCTCAAGATGTGTTACAAAACGTTAAACTGTCTGACACGCAGATCAAATATGGTAAAAGATATAAGTATGAAGTTTATGAATATAATTTAGTCATAGGTACAGAGTATTACTACAAGAATGTTCAAGTTTCTCCAAATGAGTATCCCTGGCCAGGATGGCATCCTAGAATTGACAGAGTTATAGGCTTCATAGAGCCTTCTGCTCACGCCCAACTCGGCGCAGAAGATTCTACTATCCAAAACTTTCACTTAGGGGATTTCCACGTAGCAACACAAGAAAACAGCACATCACCCAGACAAGGACCGGGCTATTTGGAAATGTTTAGCGGAGGAGATATTGGCCTAGAATCTGAAGCTGGCCACTGGAGAACTGTATTTCTTGACGGAGATAATGAACTAACAAACAATAATTTCTTTTTAGATATTGTTGAATATGATCAATCTTTATTACCAATACAAAACGATCATGTTTCAATTGATCTGGGCGACGTATTGAAAAACATGTTTAGATACTTCCCGGGTCACAGTTGGACATACGAGTCGGTTGCGGAAAGTATACAAACAGAATTAAATCAACACCCTGATTTAACTTATGAGTATTTCTGTAAGTTTTTGCTCCGCGGAAATCCAGAGGACGTTATGACTCCCGAAGGCGGAATTCTGTTTGTAGATCTACCACAAGACCCATCAGACTCTCTTTGGACAAGCCCTAGTTATGAGATTCGTTGTATCATAGCAACACATGATGGCATCGTCGCGCAAGGTCTTGAAGATCTTTTTGATATACCAACAGGACCTCTTGTGCCCATAGGAACTGCCGAATCAGGCCCCCCACCAGTAACTGAAGCTGGAGCCCCGCTTTTACCGGCTGGGCAAGTCGAACCATCAGGTCCTCGCCGCGGCCTCCCGGTTGGAAGCTACGCTCCTGTTCAGCCCCAAAAGTCGCCCCGCGGCCTCCCCGTAGGTACCGCTGCCCCAGTGGCTGGCTTATCAAACCCCACCGGCGGTCCAATACTCAGTACTTCGGAGGCGCCTCGCACTGGCCCGATTATGCCGGGTGACATTCTCAATTTACCTACTCAAAGGTTTAAGATACTATGGAGAACAGGCAGGCACGGGTGGGAGCCAAGCTCACCAGCTACTTCAACAGAAGATCATGGAACCTGCAATTTTGCAGTTAGACAGGGGTTGTCTGCAAAAATAATAGAAGTGCCCTTCTACACAACAGAATTTGTGGCAGCTAGAGATTTTGGGCCAAGTATACCAGAAATCGAGCTGGTGCCATACAGGGGTAATAGCAACGAGATGTTGTTCTTACTAAACGCGCCAGCACATAGCTATTCTATGTTACCGATAGTAATAGAACCAGAAGATGAAGAAATCTTTAACCTTCAACGGGAAGCACAGGGCCGGCCCACGGGCCCAATCGTATTCCAAGCAGATGATAGGTTTTTAAAATATCAGGTTTACAGATTGAATTTTAAACCTACAAGTTATACTGACTTTGCCGGCAGCCTTAGAGAAACTGTAGACTCATCGATGGAGATGATGAAAAGATCGACTGGTGCATCTTTTAAAGACTCTCTGCTTTCAAATCAAAAATATTATTATACTTTTAGAACTGTCGACGGACACGATCAGGTCTCTAATCCGACAGCTGTTTATGAAGTGGAACTAGTTGACTATGATGGAAGAATGTACCCAATTATCAGCACAGTGCAATTCGAAGCAAAACCAGAACCAACAACAAGATCGTTTAAAAAATATATCAGTATTGCACCGTCGCTGCTTCAAAGAACACTCCCTCCCGCTTCGTCGCTGGCGACCTCAGCTGGAGATCTGGACGGTTTAGCACCATCTGTTCTATTAGGATCGCACACAGAAGAAATAGAGGACCGGGTGTGGGGCGAGACAAGTGACCCCACCGCGACAGAAAATTTACCATGTGAAAGAACAAACAACAAAACTTATAAGATAAGAATAACTTCTAAATCTACAGGAAAGAAGCTTGATTTGAATATAAAATTCACAGAAACTCCGATTATCAATCCGGAGCGCGAATAAAATCGAGTTTAAACGAACTAAATACTAATTAACAAAGAGGAATATATTATAATATGGCATATTTAGATAATTCAGGCGACATCATTTTAGATGCAGTGCTCACCGACACTGGCAGAATGAGACTAGCAAAAGGTGACGGAAGTTTTAAAATAGTCAAGTTTGCATTGGCTGATGATGAAATTAACTACGCACTTTATGACTCAAACCACCCAAGTGGTTCTGCATATTACGATCTTCAAATTTTACAAAGTCCTGTTTTAGAGGCGTTTACAAATAATGCGTCCTCCATGAAGTCTAGACTTTTAACAATCTCTAGAAATGACTTATTATATCTTCCTGTAGTAAAACTAAACACACTTGCTGGAAATGGTACAGAAAGGCACCCATCAGTTAGCTCTTTTGTCATCGCAGTAGATGAAACTACAGTTGGTGTCGATACTAGTAACGGCTTCGGTCAACTACTCGGCACTGGTATACTAAACGGCAACGTCCCGGGTGAAAGTACAAACTCTATTCGAATTGATCAAGGGCTAGACACAACGGAAATTTCTAGAAACCTTACGTTAGATCCAGACTTGGTGGAAACTCAGTACATAATTGAAATGGACAACAGATTAGGATATCTTGTTAGCCCAGCCGGAATGGGAGTTAATGCCACCACGGCCCAGGTCAGTTTTATTGATGATGATCAGATTGCAACATACTATTTAACACTAAATACAGACCCTATGTTTATTAGTAATTTGGCTGGAACAGAACAGTCTTCTGTTGGTGGCCCAACTGGAACTAGATTAGAATTTAGAATAGGTGCCACCACAAATTTGCGAACAAACTCTCATTTGTTTGATAAACTAGGATCATCAGCTGCATCATTAACAAATGATGCCGGCATCGCGCTCGGCACTCATAAGTTCATTGATACAACAATAAGAGTCTCTGGTGTAACGACGGGATATTCGCTAGATATACCAGTAAGATATGTGAAAAAGTCTTAGCATAAGGATATAAGGATGGCTACTAACACTTCTACATTTAAAACGTTTTTAAACAACGATATCGTTTCAACACGAAGCATGCTTCATGAAGCGATTCCATTAACTGGTTCCATTGTTTCTGGAACTTATGGCGGAAACAACATCAAAAACTTTTCCCACGGGATGTTTCAAAGTGTTTACGATTACCCATATTTAAGTTCTTCTGCTAATCACATCTTTGATGTCACAGTTGGTTATTCTTCAAATTCCATCCTATCCTCCTCTACAGCGGTACAGAACTCCAAAAAGATTAACATCTATAATCAGATGGCACAGCTTTTAGCTGGATATGACGCTGATGGTAAAATTAGAGAGTTTGATGCTGACGGAGATTTAAGTGGTGGTCGAAAGATAAGAGAAGCTTTCTTTATTAACTTCTCTAGATTACTAACCAAGGATGAAATTAAGAAACAGAGTTTCTCCATGACGGTCATGACTGGTGGTACTTGTTTTAATCCATCTGGAAATGTCACTTTAGCTGACCTTCAGGCAAACACATCTTATAAGATAAATTCACCTGCCGGCGAGTATGCCGTACTTTATACCGGCTCAGCAACCGGTGACACCGCAAAGGGTGTCGGCTTGTTGTACTACCAAGCAGGAATCGCTGTTGTTACGGCTAGTGTTTTTGCCGGCAGAAACCAGCAGCCACCAAACCTAAACGATTATTTTGGCCCTCCAAACGCACCGCTTCACAGAAAGTACAGTGTTTCTGGATCATTGACAGGTTCTCAGATTTCTTCCTCCGCTGATGGATTTAGAAATAGATTGAAGAATATCTCTTTCAACAATACAACGGAATTGAATTCAACAGTTTATTTCTGCAGAGCAAACAACAATGAATTTAATTACAGCTCCAACCCAACATATCTTTCCTCAAGCAAGATTCAGGTTAAGACAAATGCAGTAGATAATCCAGTCTCCTACATTACAACAGTCGGCCTTTACGCTGCTGATAATGAGCTGTTGGCTGTAGCTAAACTGTCTGAACCGCTCAAGAAAGATCCAACTAACGAATTTACATTGCGTGTGAGACTTGATTACTAGCCTATTTACTGAAGGGAGTAGTCGTGTCTTATATATTTAAATTCAAACGTAACGATATATTCGTTAACACTATTGAAGCGAACCCAAGAGTAAATTTTCAGATTTATAGCGGCTCGGCGTTCTTAAACAATAGAATGAGCCTCTCTGGCGCGTTTACTTCTAGTGTTGTTGCAGACCCCGGCCATGTTTCGTTGTATGAACTAAACGTTGATAGGTCTGGTACTGTAGACTTTCATGCCGGCGCCCACGCCTTTGAAAATGCTGGCCGAAACCACCCGGACCTTGTTGATGAGCATGCGGTCGCTTATTATCGTGGTTTAAACCCTCGCGCGCACTCTTTTGTTGTTAAAGATGGCACAAGAATGTCTTTTAAAACAGTTACGACACATCAATTTAATGCATCAAGTCAGTTTGGCGATCACATATACAAGAAGTATCCACTCACCTCTTCTTTGCATAGGGAGTATTACTATTCTACAACGAATAGACAACAGACTCCCAATTGGCAAGCGACACCTTCGGGTCAAACTCTTATATCGTCTGGCTCTATAACTCACTTGTTTGCATTAAAAAATACACTAAATGATTATGTGAGATTGAGTCCGCATTATGCCTATAGTTCTTCACGCGGCGAATTAAGCTGGAACAAGCACACCCAGCACGTTAATCTCATATCGATACCATCAATATTCTATGGTTCCGAAATTGAGAAGGGTACCGTTGACTTAAAATATTACATCACGGGCACTCTCATAGGCCAGCTGCAGGACTTAAAGAGAAATGGGGATTTAGTTCAGGTTGGTCCTCGTGGAAGCACAGGGTCTGGTAGCGTAGCTGGTTCAGTATTGTATGACCAGGGTTTTATTATTTTGACAGGATCTTGGGCTCTCAGTTCCTCTACAAAAGAACAATATAAAGATTCTGCAGGAGATGATTTCCCACGGTGGATTCACTTTGCCAGCTGCATCGCAGATGGTCACCGACCCGGTGATGTTAACACTTTTTTGACTGCGCCAAATCCACCAACTCCATCATCAAGTTATAATTTAAGCTTCAATGGTACAACCAGAACTCCAACCTTAACGATGATGGCTCATGCTAAAAAAGGCACATTAAATCACTCCAACAATCCAACTTATATTAAGTTTGGTGAATTCGGCCTCGCCGGTACTGGTTCTAATGGTTATGTAGAAAATGGTGAAATGACTATTAAAAATATTCTTAAAACACCGTATAATGATCCTACTGGGAGTTTTAAGAAGATTACATATATTACAAAAGTTGGAATATATGACGAAGACAGAAATCTTATTGGAATTGCTAAATTAGCAAACCCTGTTAAGAAAACAGAAGATCGAGACTTCACCTTCAAATTAAAAATAGATTTATAAATGATATTAGGTTTAGATATCAGTACCAGTATAACAGGATATACTGTGCTGGATGATAATGGGAACATAGTTGTTTGCGACCATATTGATTTGCGCAAACAAAAAGATTTTTTTCAAAAAGCTACAACTGTCGAAGCTGTATTAGTAGATATAAAAAAACAACACTCTATAAAAAACGTATACATTGAATTGCCTTTCATGTTTTTCAAGTCTGGTGGGTCTTCAGCGATCACGATGTCTGTGTTGCAAAGATTTAATGGCGTTATTTCGTGGATGTGTTATAATCTGTTTAAGGTAACGCCAGAATATTTTGGTGCTACCGAGGCTCGAAAGTTGTGTGGAATCAAAGTCCCCCGCGGACAAAAAGCAAAAGATGTTGTTATGAAATTTGTACTTGACACCGAGGCTGAGTTTAGTGTAGAATATACAAGAAATAATAATCCAAAGGCTGGCTACGCAGATCGTGCAGACAGCTATGTTATTGCTAAAGCGGGTTCCACTACGTGCAAGAAGAAAAATTTAAGTTAATAAAAGAAATTTTAGGAAGCGGATATAGAACTAATGATGAATATTTGTTCTTTTGTCCGTTTTGCAAACACCATAAGAGAAAGTTCTCTGTCAATATAGAGAAGGGCTTTTTCAAATGTTGGATCTGTGACACTCGCGGAAGAAACCTTCAGAGAATTGTGCGAAGGTTTGGAACATTCCACCAGAAACAACACTGGAAGGAGTTGACACAAACTGTCGATCTATCGCTTTTTGATGAACTTTTTGCCGGCAGCATAGAAGAAGAGGTACAAGAAAAAGTAATTCTCCCAGAGGGGTTTGTATCTCTAGTGAACAAGAACCCACCCATGAGTTCCCTGTTGGCAAGAAAGTATCTTAAAAGCCGCGGCATAACCAGAGGGGATATTGTTAAGTGGAGGATCGGGTATTGTACTAAGGGTGAATACTCTGGAAGGATTGTGGTTCCATCTTTTAATCTAGACGGTGGTCTAAATTATTTTGTAGCGCGCTCTTATGGCAATGATTATCCAAAATACAAAAATCCACCGTCTAGCACAGACATGGTGTTTAATCATTTAAACATAGACTGGGCGTCTGACTTGGTGATAGTTGAAGGAGTTTTTGATGCAATCGTTGCCGGCCCAAATTCGGTACCACTTTTAGGATCAACTTTGAGAGATGATTCCAGGCTGTTTAAAGAGATTGTAACAAATGACACTCCTGTCTATATCGCACTCGATCCAGATGCAGAAAAAAAATCTATGAAATTGATAGAAAAACTATTGACATATGACGTTGAGTTGTATAAACTAGATATAAATCCCTATTCTGATGTTGGGGAAATGACTCCGGAGGAGTTTTTGAAGAGAAAGGAAAATGCCTCTCCGATGACTTTCGACTCTTGTTTGATGAGAAAGACTATGATGATTTAATTATGATTAAAATTGCCCACGCTGCCGACATTCACATTAAAAATTTAAAGTACCACTGGGAATACAACCAGATTTTTGAAAAGATGTACCAACATCTTCGCGATGAAGAAGTTGATTACATTTATATTGGGGGCGACATTGCCCACACAAAGACACAAATCTCTCCAGAGTTTGTAGATATGTGTTCGAAGTTTTTATCAACTCTTGCTGATATTGCTCCAACTGTTGTGATTCTTGGTAATCACGATGGGAACTTAAAGAACTCATCCAGGCAGGACGCAATCACGCCCATTGTTGAAGCACTAGAGCATCCAAACCTTCACCTACTCAAGGATTCCGGAGAGTTTACATTAGATAACAAGGTTGTTTTCAATGTACTGTCTGTATTTGATGAAGACAATTGGGTTAATCCATCTGATGATGAGAAGATTAATATCGCCCTGTATCATGGATCGGTCTCTGGTGTACAAACGGACGCTGGTTGGGTTATGGACTATGGCGATCACGATGTTTCTATTTTTGCCGGCCATGATTATGCCATGCTTGGTGATATTCACAAGACAAATCAAATTCTTGATGAAGACGGTCGCGTGCGCTATTCCGGATCAATTGTACAGCAGAACCACGGTGAAACAAATGATAAGGGCTTTTTAATTTGGGAAATTGAGAACAAGAATGATTTTACTGTTCGACATGTTGAACTGAAAAACCCTAAGCCCTTTATTACGATTGAATTGACGCGAAAGGGACGAATGCCCCGCGGAGCCACTGTCCCCCCAGGCGCACGCCTACGTCTAGTTTCGAACAACAATTTGCCCCTAGAAGCTATGCGCCGAGCCGTCGAGGTCGCGAAACACAGGTTTGCCCCAGAAAGTATTAGCTTCTTGAATAGAGCTGCTGGCGAACGTGGCACAGTTGAGGGAGCATCTACAAACCTAATTAAAGAGAACCTCAGAGATGTCTCTGTACAAGAGAAGTTTATACGCGAGTATCTTAAGGACTATGAAGCGTCGGAAGAGGTGATGGAAAAGGTCCTTGAACTAAATCGCAAATATAACACTATGGCCGAAGCAGGCGAAGAAATTTCAAGAAATGTTAATTGGAAATTGAAAAGCTTTAAGTGGGACAATTTGTTTAATTATGGTGAATCGAACAAGGTTAATTTTGAGAAATTAAATGGTATTGTTGGTATTTTTGGTAAGAACTATTCTGGAAAGTCTAGTGTTATCGATAGCTTACTTTACACAATGTTCAATTCTACGTCAAAGAACGAAAGAAAGAATTTGAACATAATCAATCAAAATAAAGATTATGGCCACGGCACAGTTGAGATTGAAATTGGAGATCGCTGCTATACTATTGATCGTAGATCGGAAAAGTATATAAAAAAGCTTAAGGGGCAAGAGACCACTGAAGCAAAAACGGATTTAGACTTCTCTTCATACAACAAGGTATTAGAAGAAAGCTGCAGCCAAAACGGTCTGACAAGGATGGAAACAGATAAGAAGATCCGAAAGGTTTTTGGTTCTTTGGATGACTTTCTTCTTACATCGATGGCATCTCAGCTAGACTCTCTGTCCTTCATTAAAGAAGGTTCTACAAAGCGTAAAGAAATTTTAGCGAAGTTCTTGGATCTAGAGATCTTTGAAAAGAAGTTTAAATTTGCAAAAGAAGATGCTTCTGACTTGCGAGGGGCTCTGAAGAGGCTCTCCGATAAAGAATACGATGAGGGTATTGAAAGATCAGAGGAAGAACTTAGGTTAAATGAAAAGTCCTTGAAAAAGCAACAGGATATTTGTACGAATCTTAAGGCGAATATAGAGAATAAGGAATCGCAGATTGTGCAGTTGGAAGATAAGATAGCTTCTATACCTGCTGAGGTAATTGACTTTTTAACTGTTAGCAATCAGAGTGAAGATAAGCAGTCGCAAAAAGCGTTGTTGCAAGAAAAGATAGAGGAAAATAAAAAGAAAATCTTAGACTGCGAATCCACGCTAACTTACATTAATGAGTTCTTGAGCGATTTTGATGTTGATAATCTAAGCAACAAAGAACGTGAAGTAGAAGAACAAAGACAGCAGCTAGCAGAGATTGTTCAAAAGGCCCGAGACGAAGAGAAGGACATTAACAACAAAAAGAATAAGCTAGCATTGTTGGACGAGGTACCTTGCGGTAACGAATATCCTATGTGCAAGTTCATTCGCGATGCTCATCGAGCTAAGAAGGCTATTCCAACATTGCAAGACGGATTGAATAAAACTCTTGTGAGAGCTAGGACTACAAAAGAAAAGATAGATATATTAAATCCGGATGGTATTTCGGACATGAGAAGTACATATTCAGATGTACTTTTTCACAAGAACGAGCTAGAGAACCGGATAAAGGATTACACGCTTTTTATGGAAAGAACGAATACAGATATTCTTTCTTTAAGTTCCGAGATCGAAGCATTAAATCTTAAGATTAAAGAATATGAAGACAACCGAGAGGTTATTGAAAATCTAGAGACTTTAGCTGCTGAAAAGAAAACTTTAAATCGTGAACTGGAAGATCACAGGACAGACTTGGCACAATGCGATGTTGAGGTTATGGAGCTTTACAAGTTACACGGTTCTTTGGAGCAGAGGTTGCAAAATCTTAAATTGCAAAAAGCAGAGCTACAGACTCTCCGAGAAGAGTTTTCGGCCCATGATCTTTACATGAGGTGCATGCATTCGAATGGGATTGCTTATGATATCATTAAGAAGCAGCTCCCGGCGATCAATAATGAAATTGCCAAAGTCCTAGCTAACATTGTTAACTTTGAAATCTTTTTCGAAGACGACGGTCGGCGCTTAAATATCTTTATCAAGCACCCGTCGCATGATGCTCGACCACTAGAGATGGGCTCCGGAGCAGAGAAGACTATTGCTTCGATGGCTATCAGGCTAGCTCTCTTGTCTGTTTCCAGTTTGCCGAAGGGTGATATCTTTATTCTTGATGAGCCCGGTACTGCTTTGGATGAAGACAATATGGAAGGTTTTGTGAGAATCTTGGAGCTTGTTAAGTCCTACTTTAAAACAGTCCTTTTGATATCTCACTTGGATAGTCTAAAGGATTGTGTAGATACTCAGATAACTATTGAAAAAACAAACGGTTATGCTCATGTAAATTTCTAAATCTTCTATAAATCACTATTTACCTTATAAGGAGAGTGTTTTATATGAGACACGTATTAGATAAATTTCTAGAGAAACTAGTATCAAGAAAGTTACTAGCATGGTTGACTGCAACAAGTCTTCTAATGTTTGCAGATTTAGATTCTTCTGATTGGGTTATAATCACTACAGTTTACATTGGTGGTCAAACTGTTGTTGACGCAGTGGCCAAACTCAAGGGTCACTAATGTTAAAGTTGAAAAAAGCTTGGCTATGGTTTAAAAATCATTGGTATGTACCCTTTGTATTTTTACTGATTGTTTGTGCGTTTCTGTTGTTCCTTGTTACTCGCAACTCGATGTACATGGGGACACTTTTGGATATGTTGGATTTATCCCAAAAAAATTATCAAAAAGAGAGAGATGTTTTAGATAAAATATCCAAAGAGGAACGAGAAAAAAGGGCTAAAATTTTAGATGAGTACAATACTAAAGTTGAGGAACTTGAAAAGGAATATGAAGCCCGCGGCGAAAAATTAGCTGAAAAGAAAAAGAAGGAACTTAAAAAACTTGTAGAAGAGAGTTATACTGATCCTGAGTGGCTAGCTAAAGAGATAGCTAGACTATATGGACTTGAAAATGGCTAAACAGATATTAGCAAATATATTGATAATCTTCTTTTTGTTTTCTTCTACAGCTATGGCTGCAGATATTGTTAATTTAAAAGAGGGTGACCCCGCACCATTTGAAGGGGTTTTACTGTCCAAAGAGGCTGCTGCCCAAATTATAATTGATAAAAAGTTTGAGGATCAAGAATGTGACCTTAAAGTAGAGTACGCACTCGAAATACAATCAGAAAGATATGAACTGCAATTGCAAACTAAAGACATATCTCTTCAGGCGGCAAACGATAGATACGAACAGATGATGATCCTTAAGACAACAGAGGTAGAGAACCTTAGAGAGATTGCACTCAAGCCAAAGCCAGCAGATGGCCCTTGGCTCGTCGCACTTGGTTTTGGAATTGGCACCTTAACTTCTTTAGGCGTGTTCGCATTGTCGACAGAGATTGTATCCCAATGAAAAAAGATCAAGATTATATTGTAAAAGTAGAAAAAGCTATCGCGCAAAAATACGGAGCCGATACGATACAAAATCCTCGCGGCAATTGGGACGAGGAGAAAGAAAAAGAATATCTACAACAACTTAAAGAAGAAACAAAGAAGAATAATCAATTTTTGGATAATAATGAGAAAGCTGAAACTGACGGCTTTTTTGTAAATAAAAAACTACTTACTAGAGATCATAACAGGACTTGTCCAGTTTGCAATGTTTATTCATTCAACAAGATGGATGATGCCTATATGGTTAAGTTTCAATGCTGCTTTAATTGCTATGTGCAATGGGTTGAGGAAAGAGAGGAGCGTTGGCTAAAAGGTTGGAGACCTAACAAAGAGGAAAAATAAGATGGCATCGACACTAGAAATTATACAAGGAATAGCTCAAGCTGCAGCAAATGCATACGATGGATCTCATGTTGAATCTATCGCGGCTGACGGACGCGCACGAACAGTGGGGCTAAAAAGAGAAGAGGGTGACCTCATTAGGGACCGCCGTGTGATGGATGGATTTGGAATCCAGTTCCGTGGCGATCTTTTAAGAATCACATATCAGGCAGAACTTCAGCTTAAAGAGGTTCACGGTAACGACTTTGAAAACGATATTGCTAGAATGCTCCAAAACATTGCACAGTTCCTCAAAAGAGAATACAAAGTAATTCGAAAAGAGAACCTTACTTTAACCAAGCAAGGTGATCCAGACATAATTGTACAAAAAATCTCTAACGTCAGAAGCGATGTACAGGCTTACTGCGACTATAAGATCGGAGGCTTAGGCGATGTACTCGGCGCTTCTGAGGCTTCTAGTGCTGATCGCCTAGATGATGCAATTAAAAACTTTTTATCTCAAGGTCACGAGGACGCAAAAAAGCCACAAAATGTAACACGCAAGGATTAATTGCAAGGTGCAATGTCTTATAGCCTGACCAAGAAACAAATTGTTAAAGAAGTAGTGAAGGCCGGTAAAGACCCGGTTTATTTTATAAATAACTATTGCAGAATTTCACACCCCCTAGAGGGCCTCGTTCCATTTAGCACTTATGATTATCAAGATGATCTTTTAAAAGACTTTGAAGATTATCGATTCAATGTTGTATTAAAGGGACGCCAGCTTGGTATCTCAACAATTACTGCCGGCTATGTTGTCTGGATGATGCTTTTTCATCGAGATAAGAATATCCTTGTGATGGCAACAAAGTTTAGTACAGCTGCAAACTTAGTAAAAAAAGTAAAATCAATAATGAGAACACTTCCAGAATGGATGCAGATCTCAAAGATATCGGTAGATAATAGAACATCGTTTGAATTACATAACGGATCCCAAATTAAAGCATCATCCACATCTTCAGACGCTGGTCGTTCTGAAGCCCTTTCCTTACTAGTGATTGATGAGGCCGCGCACGTTGAGGGCTTAGAAGAGTTGTGGACTGGTCTATATCCAACGCTATCAACCGGTGGACGCTGCATTGCTTTGTCGACTCCGAATGGTGTTGGTAACTGGTTTCATAAAACTTGTGTGGATGCAGGAAATGGGTCGAATGATTTTAAACTAACAACTTTACCTTGGAGTGCGCACCCTGATCGCGATCAAGAGTGGTTTGAAAAAGAAACTAAAAACATGTCCCGCCGACAAATCGCGCAGGAACTTGAATGTAATTTCAATATGTCAGGGGAGACTGTAATTCACTCCGAGGATATGGAGAGGATGTTAGCCTCTGTATGTGAGCCAAAATATAGAACAGGACATGATCGCAACTATTGGATATGGGAAGAATACCAAAGCGAAGGCAGTTATCTATTAACAGCAGATATTGCCAGAGGTGATGGAAAAGACTTCTCCGCTTTTCACATATTAAGATTAGATACGATGGAAATTATTGCAGAGTACCAAGGAAAGCCAACTCCTGATGCATATGCGGAAATATTATACAGTGCCGGCAACGAATACGGGACTTGCATGATTGTTGGCGAAAACAACAATATTGGCTTTACAGTCCTTAACAAACTTATAGAAAGAGGGTATCCTAGCATATATCACTCAAAAAAGAGTAGCCATGAATATGTTGACAGTTATTCTGCAGAATTTCAGACCGGCGTCGTCCCCGGCTTCACAACGTCTGCAAAAACAAGACCTTTGGTTATAGCAAAGATGGAAGAGTTTATCAGAAACAAACTAATTAAAATAAATTCCAATCGTTTGCTAACTGAGCTGAAAACTTTTGTTTGGCAAAATGGCCGCCCACAGGCCATGAGAAGTTATAACGATGATTTAGTTATGTCTTTGGCGATTGGATGTTGGGTGAGAGATACTGTATTGATTGAGAATCAAAGGGATGTGGAGTACAATAAAGCTTTTTTGAATACCATATCTAAGAGCAATAGTGTAATAAGCACTACAATCCCTGGCATGCATGGACATAAAAGAATTGAGAAAACAAAACAAATGAACGAAGCTGCAAAAATTAATAAAGAATTTGTCTGGCTTCTTAAGGGTTAAAAACGATGGCACCTAAAAATAAAAATCCAAGAAATCCAAATTCCGTACTCTTCAAGAGACTTACTAGAATTTTTTCTGGACCTTTAGTAAACTATAGAGCACAATTTACAAGAGAAGAACGAAGAACTGATTTAGACAAATACCGAGCTAGACTTAAAACTACCGGCGGTCAGCAGTTCAAGAGATCTCACGATAACTACGGTCATAATTTAAATATGGCCAGCGATATGATGCGCAACCAAAACCGCGCAGATCGCTATATCGATTTCGACCAAATGGAATATACCCCAGAGGTTGCGTCAGCATTGGATATCTATGCTGATGAAATGACAACTTCAAACGAATACAATAAGATATTATCAATTCACTGTCCGAATGAAGAAATTAAAGCTGTTTTAAACTCTCTGTTTTTTGATATATTAAATGTCGAGTTTAATCTTTTTGGTTGGGCGCGCACCATGTGCAAGTACGGCGACTTCTTTTTATACCTCGACCTTGATGAAACAATGGGTGTACAAAGTTGCATCGGTCTCCCCGGCAACGAGATGGAGCGATTAGAGGGTCAAGACAAAACAAATGCAAATTATGTCCAATATCAGTGGAACTCTGCCGGCATGACTTTAGAAAACTGGCAGGTAGCGCACTTTAGAGTTCTAGGGAACGACAAGCACGCTCCATATGGCACATCCGTACTTGAGCCCGCCCGCCGGATTTGGCGCCAGCTTAACTTAATTGAAGACGCGATGTTGGCTTATCGTATTGTCCGCGCGCCAGCGCGCAGGGTTTTTAAGATTGATGTTGGTAATATTGCCCCACAAGATGTTGAGCAATACATGGAGAGAGTTAAAACTTCCATGAAAAGAAATCAGATTATTGATGATACGACCGGTCGCGTAGACCTTAGATATAACCCGCTGTCATTAGAAGAGGATTATTTTATCCCTGTTCGTGGTGGTGTTGGTTCTGATATTATAACACTCCCTGGTGCAAACTCTTTAAACGATATCGATGATGTCAAATATATGAGAGATAAGTTATTCTCAGCTTTGAAGGTTCCGCAATCTTATCTAACAATGGGCGATGGTGCTTCTGAGGATAAGGCAAGCTTATCTCAAAAAGATATTAGGTTTGCAAGAACAATTCAGCGACTTCAAAGGATTATGGTTTCTGAGCTTGAAAAGATTGGTGTTGTGCATCTTTATACAATGGGCTATCGAGCACAAGATTTAATTTCATTTACTTTGCAACTGAATAATCCGTCTAAGATTGCAGAACTGCAAGAGCTGGAACACCTTAAGACAAGGTTTGATATTGCAGCATCTGCAACAGAGGGCTTGTTTAGTAAACAGTGGATTGCTAGAAATATATTTAGTATGTCTGATGAAGAATTCTTAAGAAACCAAAGAGAGTCCTTTTACGATAGAAAGATTGCAGCCGCGCTAGAGTCTGTGACAGAGGATGGGCTGACACCAGAAGGTGCCCCAGGTGGTCCTCTCGGTGACTTAGGTCTAGGCGATGAGGATCCCGCATTGCCAGATCTACCAGAGGAACCTGAGATCGCAGACGTTGAAGCTACTGCAGCTGCCGATGAAATCCCGGGAGCAGAACCGACAGCGGACGAAAGCCCACTCTTGGTTGCCCCTGGACGCCGCGATACTGATGATGACAAATATTCTTTCCGCAATGATGGTTCTTATTTGACAAAGGGATCAAAGGGGAAACGATATAATCCGACCAGCGGAGATGGCCGTCGTTACTCAAACAAGCGATCAGCTTTGGCTCAGTCAGGCAGAGAAAAAGGTCTTAATAATAAAAGAAATGTATTCCCAGGAGCATTGACGCTTCAAGAAATGTTTGAGTCCATGCCTCGTAAAGATGAAGAGGAAAACATTTTTCAGTTAAATAACGATATTAAGAAACTAATTACTGAGCTAGAAAGCAAAGAGACGGAGAAATAAAAGATGCGCGCAAGACACAATAAGAAAAGAAATACAGCTTTTCTTTATGAAATGCTTGTACGTCAATTGACGAAAGCAGTTTTGGAAAAAGATGACGCTTCCCGCGCCGAGTTGACTTCTTTAATCAAAGAACATTTTCATAAAAATGAAATTTTGGGCCGAGAGTTGAAGCATTATGAAGCACTTTTAGAGACTTCAAATTTAAAGTCGCGCGTGGCTACTAAGTTATTAAAAGAAGTTAAGACAGATTATAGTAAGCTAAATCAGGAGGAGATTTTTGAAAAACAAACTCGCTTGATTAAGCAGATCAACAAGACTCTTTCAAAAGATATCTGGAATGTTTTTATTCCAAATTATAAATCTTTGGCGACAGTCTCTGCAATATTTAGCGACAACACATCAGCCAAACAACGAGTCCTCTTTGAAGAGATGGTTATAAATTCTATGAGTTCTGAAATAGAGAACACCGAAACCGAATCTCTTAAGCCAATTGATAATATTGTTTATCACTCTTTTGTTAAAAGCTTTAATGAAAAATATGGTGATCTTCATGAAGAACAAAAAGTTTTATTAAATAAATACATTGCGTCTTTTGCCGATAATGGTTTAGATCTAAAAGTATTTTTAAATGAAGAGCTTGGGAGATTGAAGACTGAGTTATCAACTGCAATTGCAAGAGATGAGTTTATAGCAGATGCAGATATGGCAAAGAAAGCTATCAAAGTCACAGGCATGCTCGATGGTTTTAAAAGCTCCTCAATAAACGAAGTTTTAGTTAGCAAGGTTCTTAAAGTACAAGAGCTTGTTCGGGAGATCTACTCCGATGACAATTAAAGTAGTCATTGACGATACTGATGCTACAGTATCTTTAAACGCTAGAAAGAGTCTAGACGGAAATCTAATGATCTTTGATCATGATCAAATTGATATTGTTGTTATGCATGAAAAAAAGAAAGTTGTTGCTTTTCCAAAAACAGATGTAACAGAGGATGTGTACACAACCCAAGATCGTCTTTTTAGTTTACTATCAAAGCGTGGAGTTATCTCACATGAGTCAGTACAATCTGGAAATATTTTCAACTCACTAGAGGGTGAAATATTGGAATCTAATTTTGCAAACTCACTACAGGCGGCAGTGTATGTTATTTCTGAGTTTATAACTACAGAAAAAGAAACACTTGATCGCGCTGAGAAATATCAGGATGAAATTGAGAAGCATCTTGTCAATCCGGCAGACGAGCACTCTACGGAACTTGGAGAAGTCCCACAAGAACCAGAAAAGGGTTCCATCCGTCCTGGGTATTACTATACTCCGCTCAGATATCGATACTAGTATGACACTATTGTATTTTATACTTGCCGCTTATGGCATGACATTTATTCTTGTCTATGGTTCAATCTTTGATCGTTTTCGTCCAAAGTGTGGCACATACTGGGGTTTGGGCAAATTGTTTCATTGCACTTTGTGCATGGGATTTTGGGTTGGAATCTTTCTTTGGGGCATAAGTCCATACACTGAACTATTTACATTTAGTAATAACCCAACAACAGCTTTTGTTTGTGGTTGTGTTAGTGCTGGGACATCGTACTTTTTGAGTGCGATAGTCGATGATGCTGGAATAAGCATAATTCATAAGGGAGAAAAGAACAATGCAGAAATGGAAACTACAACCTGTCCGACGCTGCTGCAAGGGTAGTTGACTATCTTAAGGGAATAAAAATGTCTAAAGTATTATTAAGAGAATATTATGAACTTTGTGAGGGAGGGGTTTGCCAAGATCTTCTCACAGAGGATGAAAAACGCTTTGTCGCCTCCGGAGGTTGCATCCTCTCTGGCATTATGCAACGAGCAAATACACCCAATGGAAATGGAAGAGTTTATAGCGAAGGCATATTAAAAAGAGAAGTTGAGTCCTATCAGAAAGCAGTAAAAGAGAACAGAGCATTAGGAGAGTTAGACCACCCAGATAACTCTGTTGTGTCTCTAGAGCGTGTGTCCCATAAAGTAACTTCTATATGGATGGAAGGCAATGATGTATATGGTAAAATACAAGTATTAAACACTTCGGCAGGACAGACCCTCCGGGCTCTTGTAGACGGTGGGTGTTCAGTCGGAATCTCATCACGAGGTCTTGGCTCAGTCACTGAACGAGGAGGCCAAACAATTGTTGAAGACGATTTTCAATTAATTTGTTTCGACATGGTTTCAGAACCTTCCACTCCTGGCGCGTTTATGATGAAAGAAAATAAAGAGTTAAATGAATCTACCTTATTTTCTAAAGCAGATAGAATTAACCGCACACTAACAGAAATATTAATGGACGAATAATGAAAAAATCAGAGTTTCAAAAGCTTATAAAGCCAATTGTCAAGGAGTGCATAAAGGAGGTGATGTTTGAAGAGGGCATTCTTTCAAAGGTTGTTTCTGAAGTTGCTAAAGGTATGAGTGTTGTGCAGGCAGCACCTCCAGCTACTAGGCTGCAAGAAACAGTCGATGTTGACATGAACAATATGCAAAAAATTGCTTTGACTGAAAAGAGAGATAAAACAGCAACTCAACAAAGAAAAAAGCTTTTGGATGCTATAGGCAGAGATGCTTATAATGGTGTCGATTTATTTGAAGGCACTACCCCACTGTCTGGCAAAATTCCCGCCCCCGGCGCTGCAGCTTCACCACAAGGGCCCCTAGCAGGAACATCTCCAGGCGACCCGGGCGTTGATATATCTAATTTGTTTGGGGCCGTAGGCAGCCACTGGAAAGCTCTTGCGGGCGGAAAAGCAAAGTAGAATGCCAGCAAACACTAAGGTTACCCTTCGCCGCGGCGAATCTTCTGAAAGATTAATTAGAAGATTCACAAAGAAGGTTAAAAAAGAACGAATTATAGAAGATTTTAAAGAAAAAACTTCTCACCATATTAAGCCCTCTGTTAAAAAAAAGATCAAACAAGAGAGAGCAAGAAGAGAGCGTCTGCGCCGCCAGCGCAAGATGCGTAAATAATCTTTGTATATTTCGTTAATCAATTACTAATTATTTAGAGCATCGGAGCATATTATGAATAAACTTGGAAATGGACGATTCGCGCATTATGCCGTTGGAGTCAATAACGTCGGATCTTATCAGGTGTCAGGCGTCCCCTACATCACTGGTTCAAATGGCCTAAGAACGGGTCAGGAAAAGAAAGTTTCTTTCCCAATGGTTACAAAGAGGGTGACAGTAATGAGACACACCTCAGCATCAGCAGGTAAGATGCGTATACACTTTAATTCCACTGGATCCGGCGCAGTTGTTGCTGGTTATCACTTTATTGAACTAGACAGTGATGAAGATTCTTTCGACTTTTCAATCAAGTGCAAAGAGATTTATGTTTCTAATGCAGGTTCAGCTACACAAGAATTTAGAGTGTATGCAGAACTAACCCAGATTCCAACAGGCTCCATGTTCACCTTAACTGGTTCTGGCTTAACAGACGAACCAACAGCTTTAGGCTAGGAGAGATAAAATGGGTTTTAATTCAGGCGGTGGCGGCGGCGGCGGATTTGGTTCCGGCGGCGGCGATGTAGACGGACCACAAACAATTAATGGAAACGCTACAATCAATGGAACAATAACTTATTCAAGTTCTGCTGGAGGTAAAATCTATGCTCATGACACTGGCTCCTTTGTTGGTTTGCAAGATATGGGCGACGATGGCTATCTTTACGTGTTGTCTTCTGATCATTACGGTATTGATATCTCTGGCTCTAATGCTGACGGTGTTTCTATCTATGGTGGCTTTGGCGCTGAAGCCGGTGTTAGTA